CTGATATGGTTGCTGAGGGACTCGATGACGAAAGCATGGAAGAAGCAAAAGTTATTCTTGCTGCTCGTGAACTTAGCGACAAAATTCAAGGAATGATTGAAGACGCTGCTAAAATGCAAGTTCAAGATCTACTTCCTATTGTCGATGCAATGAAAAGCGAGCTCGGAACAGAAGAAGCAGATGCATTTTCAGATGCCGCTGACGCTGCACTTGCCAACCTAGTTGAAACACTCAAGAGCAGCAAAGAGGAATACGACAACGCGATCGCCGCAGCACAGGGCCAAGAGCCAGCAACTGACATGGATAATTTCGACATGGACGGTGATGATGAAGACCTGGGATCAGAGTTGGACGTCGATATGGATGACCAAGACGACGATATGGAAATCGATGATGAATTTGCAGGTGATGAAGCCACAGTTGGTGATGATGAGCCAACAGGCCGTGAAATGAAAGACGAGATGTAATGAGAGCATACGAGCTGTTTGAAGGCGATTATAATGATGATCTCCGTTCTGAAATAATCAATCTTCTAACAGCCGTAAGTGCTGAAGGAATTGAGGAGGTTGATACAAAAAATCTTCTCAATGATTTAAGTCAGCAGGGTTTTGCAGTTGATAACCAAAGCTTGCTAGGTATTCTCAATGGTCTCGATATTGTTGCAACAGCAAGTGCAGACACGATTCAAATTTCTACAAGTGACACAGATGCCCTGGTTGGGGCCGAGGCTGACGAAATTGAAGCTGATCGTGTTGATAATTTAGCAACTGACCAAGCAACAAAAGATATAGACAAGGACTTATAATGGCAAGTGATTTAACCGCAACCCAAGCAAGAATTTTATCAACATCAGACAAAGTCATTTATAATGAAATTGACACTATCAGCCGTGCAATTATAGACGCTGCATTACTCGGAAACCTTTCAACTGTTGTAAATGATGGAACCACAATGACAGAAAGCACACCTGTTGTTACAGTGACCAGCTCAGGATATTCAGACGGGTGGACACCAGGTGCAACACTCGCAATTGCTGGCGAAACTGTTACGTTGAGTAGCGGTCCGAATGATGGTACAAACATCGATCAGGCAACTACCGATATTAATAATGCAGATATTTCCGGACTTACAGCAACAAATGATGGATCGGAAATTACTTTGTCCTATGAAGCACCACAGGGGTCATGGGCACTTGCATTGTCAGAAGGTTCAGGCGGATTAAGCGAGCTGGGTTTTACAGCCGGATCTACATCACTATCAACAAATCCTGAATCAGTTGATTATTATAGTGTTTGGTCAGGAACATCAGCGGATCGTAAAAAATCATACGAAATTGAACAAGTAATGAAACATTTTCAGTCACTTGGATATAACATTGTTATTAAAAAGAATGTAACATCAGACACAACAACATTTAAATGGGAGGTTTACTGGTGATGGATATTGAAAGATTAAAAGAGCTTGCTGGTAATCTAACCCAGCAAATGGATGAAGCCGGACCTGAAAGCATGGAAGCAGCCGTTCTTAATGCTGTCGAAGCAATCGAAAATGCCGCAGCCGAAGCGCACAATGCCTATACCATGGCTGGAATGGAAGAAGAAGGTGTTCAAGTGAGCGGTCAAATTTCCGGTTTTGCAGAAGAATTAAAAAGCATTTTAGGATAATCACATGGATATCGATCGTTTAAAAAAACTTTCAGGGCTTAACGAAAGCATTGAAGAACCAGCGCAAGAAGAAGTTCAAGAAGAAGAACAAGAAGTTTCCGAATCTTTTGGTGGTGCAGTTTGGAAGGCCGACGAGGCACTTAAAATTGCAGCCAAAGAAACTTTCGAAGCTTATAGACTCTCAGGAATGCGTAACCACGGGGTCGAAGAAGTAGAAAAGATTAATCGTATACGCAGCGATGTTCAAAGTATTCTCGGTAAAGATTTTTTTGACGATTAATATGTTCTGACACACAAGCAACTAGATAATAATTTTTTCTAGACTTTTCAATGGGTTCAGTGTAATATCATTCTATGATTATTGAAAAATTTCCTTATAGGGAAATCAAACGTAAGCGTGTAGAAGGCAAGCGCCTTTATGATACTGAGTCTGGATTTCTGCCCAGTGTTACAACGATACTTGATCGCACCAAGCCAAAGGAAGCTGTTGAAGCTCTTAACAATTGGCGTCGGCGAGTAGGACAGAAGGAAGCTCAGCGTATTACGAATGAGGCAGCGAATGTTGGCACACTTATGCATGGTTTTCTTGAAGATTGGCTTACGGTGGGTAATTTCGAAGCTGGCTCAAATCTTCCTAATATCGTTGCTAAAAGGATGGCTGAAAAGGTTATTGAGAATGTGGAGCCGTATTTGGACGAAGCCTGGGGGACAGAAATAGGTCTTTACTATCCGGGATTGTATGCTGGAACCACTGACCTGGTCGGAGTCTGGAAAGGCCGTCCTACAATTATTGATTTCAAACAAACCAATAAACCCAAAAAGCGTGAGTGGATAGACGATTATTTCATGCAGGGTGCAGCATATGGTATGGCACACAATGCATTATTTGAAACTGAAATTGAAAATGTAGCAATTTTTATGTGTAGTAGGGATTGCGAGTTTCAATTATTTGAACTTAGCAGAGATGAGTTCAACGAGTATAGTAAAAAATGGGCCGAAAGAGTAGCCGAATTTTACGAACTCGATAAATAAAAATGAGCGGGATAGACGCAACATATAGTATATAACATACTATAAAAGCGCACTATACGTTGTAAAACAATTTATAGTCAAACACTGTGGAACAGCTGAATATTAGTCAGTTACGAAATTTGTGGTTGCGTTCACCCGATGAACGTCTAGCAGGTTGGAGAGAATTCAGAATTGAACTTCAGCATTCGTATGAGTATTACGAATGTAACGGCAGCAGAGACGATCAAGAAATACTACTGTCATGTCTTGAAGCAATAAGCACTTGGTGGCATCAAGCACCAGTTGTTAGTGTTGCAATTGATCCGTTCAATTCAGAAGGTTGGCCAACTGTCTGGGAAATCATCTATCAAGGTGAATGCTGTAAATATAGCAGGGGTCTCGCGATGGCGTATAACATGCATTACATAGATCAAGATGTTCGCATCACCCTTGATAGAGTCTATGACCATGAATTTAATGACGAATATATGATTGCCAATTATGGTGACAAATACGCATTAAATTCTTTACACGGACCAGTCATCAAACTCCACAGTGTTGATTCATTGGAAAAAAGAGAGTCTTGGGACATAAAACAAGCTCTCATGAATAATCAATACTAACAGGAGAACGCAATGAAAGATGTTGATACCCGCGCCCTGATGGGTGAAGCTAAATTTTACGAATCATACAGCCGTTGGAATGATGATACTGAACGCTATGAGACATGGGAAGAAAGTGTTGCCCGTGTTATGGATATGCATCGCACATTTTACAAGGACAAAATGTCAGACGATCTATCCTTGTTGATCGACGAAGCAGAAGCACTTTACAAACTTAAATATGTTTTGGGTGCACAGAGAGCTCTTCAATTTGGCGGCGACCAGATATTAAAGCACCAGATGCGTATGTACAACTGTACTAAGTAGAAGATTCTATCGAAGGCTGGGCGACGGCACTTGATGTTCTTATGTCTAGTTTCTTTGAAAATGGTGGCAAGCATCCTGAATATTCAGGTCGTCGCGTATATTTTGATCTCAATAAAATTCGTCCAAAAGGCTCAATGATTTCTGGTGGATTCAAAGCACCAGGCCCTGAGCCATTGCGTAAGGCATTGGATAAAATCGAACATTTGATTCAAGGTGCAGTTTTAGCTAGTCGGGATAAACTGAAGCCTATTGAAGTTTACGATATTTGTATGCACGCCGCTGATGCTGTTCTTGCGGGCGGCGTTCGTCGTAGTGCAACGATCTGTCTGTTCAGCCCGGATGATATCGAAATGATCCAGGCAAAAACAGGGGATTGGTATATCAACAACCCACAACGTGGACGATCAAACAACTCGGCCGTGATCGTACGCAAGGAAGCAGATCGTGATCAATTTGCAGAGATTATGAAAAGTATTCGTCAATTTGGTGAGCCGGGTTTTGTGTTTACTGAATCAACCGAACACACATACAATCCCTGTGTTGAGATCGGCAAATACCCTGTGTGGATTGATCCAAAAACCAAGAAGAAAACTTCTGGCTGGCAAGGTTGTAATCTCAGTGAAGGCAACGGCGCAAAATGCACAAGCAAAGAGGAATTTTTCAAGGTTTGTCGAGCCGCTGCTATTCTAGGAACATTGCAGGCAGGATATACTGATTTCAAATTCCTAGATGATGTCAGTAAAAAGATTTTCGATCGTGAAGCTCTTATTGGCGTTAGTTTAACAGGCTGGATGAATAATCCTGACATTCTTTTTGATGAAGAAATCCTCAAAGAAGGAGCAGAACTTGTCAAGCGTGTGAACAAAGAAGTCGCTGCTCTTATTGGAATCAATCCAGCAGCAAGGACAACTTGTGTTAAGCCAGCTGGTAATGCAAGTGTTCTTCTTGGAACATCCAGCGGTATTCATGGTGATCATAGCCCAAGATACATCCGTCATGTTCAAATGAACAAGGAACAAGAAGTTGCCCAGCTATTGCAAGAACAAAATCCATACATGGTCGAAGAAAGTGTTTGGTCAACAAATGGAACAGACTATCAGATCGCCTTCCCAGTAATTCCGCCTGAAGATTCACTATTCAAGAGCGAGCTATACGGCACAAATCTTCTTGAAAAGGTCAAATTGGTCCAGAACAGTTGGGTTGAACATGGCACAGATAAAGACCTTTGTGTTGATCCATCAGTTCGCCACAACGTATCAAATACCGTTCAGGTTGCGGACGATCAATGGGACGATGTTGAAGAATTCTTGTTCGAAAATCGTGATAGTTTTGCGGGGATTAGTTTCCTTTCAGTTAGCGGCGACAAGGACTTTAATCAAGCACCATTTACCGAAGTTTTGACAGAAGAACAGTTGGTTGAAAAATACGGTCGTGCTGCGGTGTTTGCAAGTGGCTTGATTGTTGAAAGCACCAAGGGTTTTGGCGATCTTTGGACTGCAACATTCATTGCACAGCAAGAAGAAAAGGATCGTCCAAGTGGTGAGCAAAACGACCTAGGAGCAGAGTGGATTCGCCGATTTGAAAAGTTTGCCAAGAATTACTTTAATGGCAATACCAAAATGGCAGAATATTGTCTTAAAGATGTTCATTTGCTACACAAATGGACCAAGATCCAGCAAAACATGAAGCCTGTTGATTTCAAGAATGGATTGAGCAAAAAGACATATACTGATATTGATACAATGGGTGCGGTAGCATGTGCAGCAGGAGGTTGTGAAATTTAATGAAACTATTCGCGAATATCAGAAATGATCTTGGCGAGGAACACCAGGAGGCTTGGATCCGTCGTGTTGTTAACGACCGATCCACCTTCTGGACTTTTCGTAGTCCATTCACATTCAAAAGAAATTATATATGCCCTGTTACGTTGGAAATAAAAAAAGGACGTATGTGCATGGTATATAAATTTGGTAAATGGAAATGGGAGAAGTTTCCAATGCCAATCAATCCTGATGGAGACTGTTCTATTGACTCACATTGATCATCCTAATAGGCTTCAAAGATATGCGGAATTGAGTTCGGTGTTTCCATATAGGGTAACACTTTCTATGCTTGAGGCAATAAATCAAATCAATGAAATACACTTGTGGTATGATACTCAGGATATTCCATTTCAAGCCGAATGCCATCCTGCTTTTGCAAAATGGACATATTTTTTTAAAGATGATGAACACGCTACCATGTTTAAAATGATGTTTGGTGGTAAACAAGAAACCAAGACTTTTGATGACTGATATAATACATAATGATGCTGTAACAGCAATGAAAGAAAATTTAGCAGATGATTCTGTTGATATGGTTTTAACTAGTCCTCCTTATGATGATTTACGAACATATAATGATTCGATTAGGTGGGGATGGGAAGTTTTTGACCAGACAGCGAGTGAATTGACAAGGGTCCTCAAGCCTGGCGGTGTTATAGTATGGAATATTGGTGACCAAACAGTAAAGGGCAGTGAAACAGGAAATAGTTTTCGACAAGCTTTGCATTTTATGGACAAATATGGACTAAATCTCCATGATACTATGATTTGGCAAAAAAGCAATTTTAGTAATCCAAGCCGTAATCGCTATCACCAGGTATTTGAATACGTTTTTATTCTAAGCAAGGGTCAACCCAAGACGTTCAATCCAATTATTGATCGTAAAAACGTATACGGAGGAAAGCCTGGTTCATTTGGTGAGAACACGGTAACCAATCGTGACGGAAGCAAAAGTATTCGTAAACAAAAAATTAACAGAGAATACGGAATGCGACATAATGTTTGGATTGTTAACACAGCAGGCCAAGAACGCACGGCTAAAAAATGGGGGCACCCTGCTATGTTCAGTCTTGAATTTGCCCAAGACCAAATCCGTTCGTGGAGTAATGAAAATGATCTAGTATACGATCCATTTGGTGGCAGTGGCACAACGGCAGAGGCTGCAATACGATTGAATAGAAATTTTGTGATAAGTGAAATTGATCAGGACTATTGCGATATTATTCAAGAAAGGATAAAAGCAACACATGATTCATTATGTGAAAGGTGATGTTACTCAAGCAAATCAGGAGTTAATTGCACATGGATGCAATTGTTCTGGTGGCTTTGGGAGCGGTGTGGCAGGTGCCATTCGTCGTAAATATCCTGAAATACGTGAAGCATATCTGGCACATGAACCAAAAGTTCTAGGCACTTGCCAGTTTGTTGCCCATGCAGGACATATTTGGGTCAATGCGTTTACACAACAAAACTATGGATATGATGGGAAACAATATGCTGATCTCACGGCGGTAGGATATTGTTTAGCGGAAATTGGTGATTTTATGGAAAATAATAACTACCAGAGTATCGCAATGCCAAAAATTGGATGCGGACTTGGTGGATTAAAGTGGGAACAAGTAAAAGTTCTAGTAGAAGAGCTTCTAAAAGATTATGAAGTTTTTGTTTATGAAATATAGGAGTATAAAATGACAGCAATCGTATGGAGTATGAACGGCTGCCCTTATTGTGATAAGGCAAAAGCATTGCTTGAAAACAATGGGATTAAATATGAAGAGCGAAATATTATGTCTGAAGAATGGTCAAAAGAACAGTTACTTGAGGCGGTCCCGGGCGCGAGAACTGTCCCTCAGATTTTCCTTAATGGAGAATACGTAGGCGGATACAATGAACTCTATAACTATTATGAAGATCATAATATGTTTACTGGAAGCTCATCAATTTAAAAAGGAAAGTTATGCTTAAAACCAAACACCAACCAAACACAGTAGTAACAGCAAAATTAGTATCAGGTGAAGAAGTTATTGGATATTTTGTTGAAGATAACGACAACGAGCTTACATTACGAAAGCCAGTTGTTCCTGTGCCAATGGAACAAGGTATTGGACTTGCTCCATTTGTGATGTCTAGTAATTATCTGCATGATGCAAATGACAATATCTCTTTCAATAAAGTCACTGTTATTTCTGTAATGAAAACAAGTGATCAATTCCGTGATGTCTATATGAAACAAACTAGCGGATTTGATTTTTCAGCAGGACAGAACACAAATCCTGGTTTGATCACTACATAAATATCTCTGTAGGAGATAGTAATGAATGTTCCTGTTCACCGTCACAGTGACTCTAGATCATGTGGTGCATCAACCATAGTTCGAGGACAAAGTAATGTTTATGTGAATAATCTTCTTGCCAGTGTGCAAGGAGATCCAAACTCGCATGGTGGTGGTTCTCTAGGTGCGACGGTAAATGATGGAACAGTTTACATAAACAATAGGAAAGTTGTTCTGCGTGGTAGTTCAGCCAGCCCTGATTCATACTGTCCCCGTCCGCCTCATTGCAATCCAAAAAGTGTGGGGGCAAGCTCAAATGTGTTTGCATGTAATGGGTCTAGCTCAGGTGGCACAGGAGGAAGCCAACCGCCATCATCAAGTGCACCTACAGAAACAGTGAGTGCAGCACCTTCTGAGCCAGACCCCAATGCTCAAACACAAGAAGAACTTGCTGACGAGTATACTGATCCAGCTGGTCAAGATGGATTTGATAGATCTGCATTTAGCGATGAAGATTTGGAGCGCATTGACGCACTAGAGAATGATCCAGAATGGCAGCGTGAACTGGCCGAACTTGAATCACGCTATCCTAATCTTGACCGCACAGAGCTCTATCAGATTATCAATGGTGAAAGTAACTTTGATCCTCAAGTACAGAATTCAAGTGGAGCAACAGGACTATTCCAGTTGATGCCTGACAGTGCAAGAGAAATTGGTTATAGCACAGATCAGATTCGTGCACAAACACCGGCACAACAGCTCAACACATACGGCAAATATCTTGACCGTTGGAACTACAACTCAGAAAATTCACTAGGAATGATGCAAGCCGCTCCTGCCTATGCAAGTCGCAGCGGTGGAGAAGTGGTATATGGTATTGGAACACCGGCCTGGGATCAAAATCCAGGATGGCGCTCAGCAAGTGGCTCTGGGCCAATCACTGTTGACAGTATTAATCAGTATTATCGAGGAACATAATGGCATTTACAGATTTTCCAAATGGTTTGACAGACGCAACCCAGTATTTGAGTTCACAAAACTCACTTAACGCACAATTGTCAGGAAGCGCAGCAGATATTGGTCGTTTCGTAGTTAGTGCAGAATTGGATTCTTCACTGAAAGAAATTATTTGCTCGCTGCTAGCAGGCCGGGGCTTAAAACTGCCTAATATACAGATTTGTATTAGTCTTAATCTCAAGCAATTGCTTGGCGCAGGAATTAGCTCAATGCAGCAGACTCTCTATGATGCCTTGAGTAGTCTTGATAGTGCCATGGATAGTTTTCTTGATCACACCAAATTGGACTCGGTTCTTGGACGAGTAAACAATGTGCTTGCTGAGGTTACGAATATCGCAAACATGATTAATTTTTGTTCGTCACCTGTTGACCCAGTGCAAATACCCAATGTTCTTGAAAATGCCATGGAAACGTTCTTGGGTGCGGGCAAATCATTGATTGATCGCATCGGAACAATTGTTCCTGATGAAATAGGCGGCTGTTTGATAGATGGCGCATTCAATACAGGTGTTTGGCAAAGCGGTATTATGAAAAGCATTGCAGACAATTACAATAATGTTATCAATGGAACAGCAAGTGAATCTTTTGTCAATTCAATCATTGTTGAAGCCGAGAGCATTGCAAATGATCTAAATGATCTGATTGACCGTGAAAACAATGTGCAAACATCTTATAATAATGGTGGTTCTGACCTAGCAGAGCAGCCAAGAAGCACAAACACAGGAATAGGCGTTCTCTTCAACGCAAATGATGAGGGCATCAGCGGCGCAGTTGCAGGTGGTAGCAGTCTTTGGGCATCATATCAGCAATTGGGAAGTTACCAAGTTGAAGACAACGATGGCAATGTTTACAATAACATCTTTGAACTTTTTGTAGATGATGACCTCATGCGTATTTTGCGCAGAACACCTGATCCTACTCCTGAAGTTTCAGAACGTCAACCAGTGTATAACTATTGTGGTGAAGTAATAGGATTTACAAAAGTAGTATCGCAAGAAGACCAGAATACGAGTGTGGGTTCTGTTCCTGAAAATATCGATCAGCCTGGCTATAACGCAGGCGGTCTTCCGACCAATCCAACTACAACAGCACAGGCCGAAGCAGAGGCAGCAGAAACTGGCCAGCCTGTTACTGTTGAAATTACAAATGTTGATAGCAGCACAACGAATCAAACATCTACGACAACAAGTTCTTCTAATAATGAAGGAAAGTACATAAAGACCTTCAAAGCAGATGAAAATAATTGGACAGAGGTTGAATTTGCAAGCGAACGATTAAAACCAGATCAATATACCACTTGGTTTTTCGAATTTACCGCAGTCGCAAGGGATGATGATTCAAATGATAATTCAATTGCATTCAAAATTGAAGGGCTGGTTCAGCGTGAAGATGAAGACCCTGGGCTCAATCTTTATCTTGAACCTACGAAAGTCTATAACCAAAATACACAGAATGATGAGTATGACGTATCGATCACTATTGACAATAATCGCTTGCTATTCAGAGTTCGTGGTGAGGACGACGAGACGGTATGGACTACAAGATTCACGTATCTTAGTGTGATTGGATACGAGTAAACTTTCTTGATTGACAACCGAAGCTTATTGCCATATAGTCTTGGTATTAACAAACTCCAAGAGGAATATTGACATGCGTTCTAAACTCTGTGATGATGGTAAGCATCGCATTCTGGCAAAAGTGGTTGTTCCAATGGGTCAACAGGAAATCACCTTGTTTGCACTTGCGAATCCACGGTTCCACAATGACCAGGCTGTTCTGCCTGAGGCAATGAATGATTTTGAAAATCTGAACAAGCGTCAGCTTTTTAATGTTGCAAAGGAAAGTGTTGCACTGCGAGGAGACAGCCTTGACGTTGCTGATAAAATTGCAACTAAAATGTGGACACCACGACAGATTTCACGTGCTACCGAACATGTGAAAATGCTATTTCCTGAAGTAGACTAAATAGTTTTACTAGAAGGGAAAGTTATGCCAAACGTCGTGGTAACTCTAATTGAAAGAGCGATGCAATCTTCGGATGATCGCGAAAGGCTTGCTTGTCTTGATCAAGCAAAGAAAATTTACCGAGGACAAGGCGAATTGGTTTTGCCTCGTGTGGAAAAATCGACCAAGACACAAGAGCAACCAGATGCTATCACATTGGAAGAGCATGAAAAAAAGGTTGCAGAAATCAACCACCAAAATGCAAAAACCAACCGGGAAAAGCAACAAGCATTAAATGATCTTTCCGTTCTAGAGCAAAAACTTGAAAAATCCGAACAAGAAAAAGAACAAATCAAAAAAGATTCTGAACGGACTTTACGTAATATAAAGATTCAAATTTTTGCTGGATGGGCAATACTTGCCACAATTGTTTTCTTTGTAGCAACCTTATAACAGAGCAAATCATGCGATACAGTTTGTTTATAGATGACGAGCGAGATCCGCCTCGTAATGATGGCAGGTATTGGATTGTTGCTCGCGATTGGCGTGACGTTATGACGGCATTGCGTGTCCATGGCATGCCTGGGTTTATTAGTTTTGATCATGATCTTGGTGAAGATATCCACACTGGTTATGATATTGCCAAATTTCTTGTTGATCTTGACCTAGATGGTGACGATGAATTTCGTCTACCACGCGGGTTTGATTTCTATGTTCACAGTCAGAATCCAGTAGGTCGTGATAATATCGAAAAACTTCTCAGGAAATATCTAGAGGTTCGAGATGAAATTTCAAGAGATTATTGAGTGGGCACGAAAGCAGCCTGGCAGGGTTCCTGATATGGAAGCACTGCTTGATAGTGGAGATTTTGATTTTCCTGTCAATTTTGATCACTACAACCATGCCGCAGGCAAATTTCGTGAAGTTGGTCTAATTCAATGGACTTGCACTGATACCGACGTTGGCTGGAGTATGATTTTTGATAATGATGTTCCTATTGCATTGTGTTACGTCGCATCGCGAAAATCTCCAGCATGGTATTACTGGATTTCAAACTGTGAACGGGATCCGCGCAAACGCATCATTGATTGGATTTACAATTGTATGTTAGAGGAAGAAGAAAAAGATCATATCTTTGGACACATAACATATATTCCATATGACGAAGATTATGATATTACCATGGCTGAACTGATGGGATCTGCCGACCCGATTCCTCTGACAGTGAATGTTTTCCGAGACATTTCGTTGCAGAAAAACAATACTTGATAAATTGCAGATATAAGTATTGACCTTGCCAAGACGTCTTGCTAAGTTAATTTTGTTGAAACAAAAAAACGAGGCAGAAATGTTACGGTTTGTATTCTTTATCGCTCAGTGTGCCGCTATTGTGGCTGTCGCAATGGCTGGCCGTGCTGAACCCCTCCGTATTGAAATCCGACCAGCTGTTGCACAAGTTGAAATTGATCCGTCTGAACTGTATTGTATGACTGAAGCCTTGTATTGGGAAGGTCGCAACCAGGACGGTGTGAGTATTGCTGCAATTGGCAACGTTATTCTTAATCGCGCCGCCAACGAAGATTTCCCCGATTCTGTCTGTGATGTTGTGCACCAGGGACCACTTGATGGTTCTAAAATGACACTACACCGCTGCCAGTTCAGTTATTATTGTGATGGCAAAAGTGACAAGCCGAGCGATAATATTCTCGAACAACGGGCTTGGGCATTTAGTGAGATTATTGCAGAACTATTGCTGCGTGGCGAAGTTCAGGATTTCACCCATGGTAGCACTTACTATCATGCCGATTATGTAGATCCGTTCTGGAATAAAGTCTACACAGAGGTTGCACAGCTAGGAGACCACAAGTTTTACGTGCATAATTAATATTTTTACAACCCAAATTCTGACAATAGGATTGTTTAAAGGCGGTTATGGCATAAATAATTTAAAGAAAACAATAATAAAGAGGCCAGACCAACTATGTATGAATATTCCTGTCGTATGATTAGGGTGATTAATGGCAATACCATCGAAGCCGAGATTGATCTCGGCTTCGGCATTTCGATCAAACAAAAAATTCGTCTTTACGGGATCGATAATACAGAAGAAGCTCGTCAGGCATTAATCAAACTACTGCCAAAAGAATTTATTTGCCAAACAATTTATAACAAAAAAGGCAAAATAGGTCGTGTTTTGGGATATATCTACAAATATGACGACCAAGGACACTTAATAAATATCAATGAATTATTGATAGAACAAGGTGCCGCTTTAAAGTATAACTCATGAGATTTTTATTTGGATTATGGACAGTTACCGTTGCACTAACGGTAAGCGCAGTTGCCGCATATTACAGTATCATTGGTTTGACTGCTATTTTTGCGGCGGCTGTTATTCCTGTGATTATCATGGGGACTGCACTAGAAGTTGCAAAAATCACAACAGCTATTTGGCTGCACAGTTTCTGGTCTGAAGCACCAGCATTAATGAAAACCTATTTAACCAGCGCCACTGTGGTTCTGATGTTAATTACTAGCATGGGTATTTTTGGTTTCCTTAGTAAAGCACACATTGAACAAAGTGCAGGATCCAGTGAGCTTTCTGCTAGAATCGAACGAATTGACCAGGAAATACAGCGCCGACAAGAGACAATTGAACGTGCTAATCTTGCTATTGAAAGTTTTGACACCCGTGTTTCAAGAGCAGATCAAGACATCCAAGCCAGGATTCAAACACAAGAAGAAATAATCGACAACATACAAGATCGATTGGAAAGAGATATTGCAGTTCAGCAAGAGATTATTTCCCAAGAACAGGGTGTCCTTGAGCCTTTACAAAACGAACTCTCACGTCTGGAACAACGCAGAGAGCGTTTCGAAGAGCTTGTCGCTAATGATGACATTGTGGAGTTGCAGCGGCTAATTGGCGCCGAGCCTGATGGTGTTTTTGGGCCGAATACCTCTCGTCTCGCAAATGAATTTGAACAAGAACTTTCCAATCGTAGAACAGATATATTGCAAGAGCTCGAGCGTCTACAGCAATCTGATAATCAAGTTGTTCAACAAGCAAGAGAAGAAATACAGAGATTACAGCAATCTGCAAATGCAGAAATTGAACGAGCACAAGAAGCTATTAATGCGTTTAGAAACCAACTCGTAAGCGTCACCACTCAAGATAATTCTAATGATATCCAGGAACAACAGCAGATAATTGACCAGACAAATGATGAAATTGATACTTTGTTGACTGACAAATTTGATTTGGAAAGCCAACTGCGAGTTTTAGAAGTTGAAGTTGGTCCTGTAAAATATATTGCAGAGCTTGTATATGGTGAAACCAATACTGAATTGCTTGAAAAGGCAGTTCGTTGGGTTATTATCATTCTCGTGTTTGTGTTTGATCCGCTTGCTGTTGTTCTAGTTCTTGCAGGTATTCGTCTGTTGCATTGTGAAGAAAACGTTGACAATCAAGATGAAAATACTCATAATGAACAAACAATTAGCAAAGATCAGACGGTTGAAGAGACCGATGCAGTTGAGCCCGAAAACTCATCCGATGATGATTCGGATGATATAACTGTAGAAAAAGAAATTTCTGATAACACCGAAGACAAAACAGAACAGCCTGTTCAACGACCGGCAGCTGGTGTTGCAACAATTCCTGGCCGCCGCCCAGGAAAAAACAATTCTTAAAGGTTATTGAATGACAGACAAAAACACTGTTTACACGGTCACTCCGCCTGACCTGCGACTTACCACGATCGGACCGAGTGTTTTACTACTTGGAATGGGATTGGAAGATTCTGAACATTACATTGATATGTATGAAAAACTTTTTCCTGAAGTGGAAATTACATTCTTTGTTGGTGAAAATGGGTTTACTGAACCAGATGCGGCTTGGTATAGAGCTGTGACTGATATTGCCAGCACGGTTATTGTTAATCTTGATCGTGTTACCATTGAGGAGGTGTTTCTTGCAATGCAAGTTGAATACAACAATCGTTCTCTTGTGTTCTGGGTATCAGAAAGCAAAAACTGCACTGCTATGATTTCTTTGCTTAACAGTTATCAAATACAGATATTTGATTCACTTGAAAGTATTGAAAAATTCTTGGTTGACGAACTTGAAAAATCATAATATATTGACTAAATATATCCACATGAAAGGTTCAAACATATCAGCATGAAAAAAGGGTCACGTATTTTGGCCAATCAGGACATACGCCATCCAAATGTGCGTCTTGTAACTGAATCAGGGGCTTCGGTGCTTCCTACAAAAAAGGCATTGGATCAAGCAGAAGCGGCTGGATTAGATTTGGTCATGATCAATGAGCAAACTGATCCTCCTATTTGTAAAATTTTAGAGCTCGGCAAATATCGTTATGAGCAAAAACAAAAACAAAAAGAAGCCGAACGTGCACAAAGAGAAAGCCGTGTAACGACAAAGGAAGTTCAGTTCAAGCCCAATATTGACGATCATGACTTTGAAACCAAATGCCGAAATATTGAACGTTTTCTAAAAAAAGGAAACAAGGTTAAAATTCTAGTCCAGTTTCGCGGACGTGAGAGGCAGCATACAGATATCGGATATGATATTATAAATCGTGTTCTTGATACTGTTGAAATGTCTGAACTTGACGGCAAGCCACAGTTCAGTGGCAACCGAATTACAGCAAATTTAAGAGGTAAAAAAGATGGCTCGTAAGAACCCTAACGAGAAAAAAGAAGGACCTCGTGGCACACGAGTAGAAGTTAGAGATAACAATGTGAATCAAGCAATGCGCCGCCTAAAGAAAATCATGCAGGGCGAAGGCGTGTTCAAGGAATTGCGTGAACGTCGCTATTATGAAAAGCCTAGCGAAAAACGCAAAAAGGCAAAAGCGGCGGCACGTAAGAGACATCTCAAAGACAAGTCTAAAAATCTTGATTGAGTTGTCATAAATAGGAGTGGATTGCCATAACGGGATCCACATTAATCTTGCTTTAAAAGGAGATCAAAATGAACAAAAGCACAATTAACACAACAAATCTACCTACATTTCTTACCGAGCGTGGAATCGGTTTTGACAGACTGTTCAAAGATATGGAACAGGTTTTTCAGAATACAACATCGCACGGTTATCCCCCATACAATATTATCAAACTCGACGACAACACGTTCATGATTGAAATTGCTGTTGCCGGTTTTGATGAAGATGATTTTGAAATCGAACTGCACAAAGGTATTCTCACTGTTCGTGCAGACATCGGTGAATCAGATGACAACACACATTATCTTTATAAAGGCATTGCAACACGCAACTTTGAACGCAAGTTTACACTTGCTGACACCGTTGAGGTCGAAGGTGTATCCTTGAAGCAAGGTATGCTTTCTATCAAGTGTGTAAACGTGGTTCCTGAAGAACTACAGCCCAAAAAGATCGAAATCACACAAAGCTAAAGAAAATAAGGGAGGGGTTACCCTCCCTTATTACAAGAGGATTTCATGTCTACAAACCCAGATACAATCGAAAAAGAAGAAGTTGAAATCAAAGAGCCTAAAAAATGGGCTGTGGTGTTGCACAATGACGATGTAACGCCAATGGACTTTGTAATTGAATTGCTTCATTATGTTTTTGGAAAGAGCCAGGAAGAAGCTACAGAGATCACGATGCTTGTGCATTTTCAAGGCAAAGGCATTGCAGGTGTTTATCCTTACGAAATTGCCGAACAAAAATTTTCCGAAGCACAAGTTCTTATACGGTTGTCTGGAATGGCACTAAAGATCACGCTTGAAGAAGAATAATTTAATCGCATAAATATTACTATGCGAGCCAATGAATTAATCTTTTTGAATGAATCAAGAGGCGTTAGCGCCCGTCAACCTGGTGATGTTTATGTTAGTGTAAACAATCCAGAAGATACTCTCACCATTATTGATATTAAATTTGTTCGTCCACAAGACGATTATGCCTTTGACAACCTTGAAGAATTGCAACTTGCTCTTGATCAAGTAATTCCCAAGATAGGTCGTCGCATAGAAGATAATACTCCAACATCAGCAAGCCGAGCAGCAATTGTCGCAGAAGTTGAAACTTCACGTGGCAAAAGAGAATACTGGGTTCGCTACGTTCAAGATCTTAAAGGAATCCATAATAAATGGAAGACCTTTGACGGTTATAAATTCCAAGCTGCCATTGAATCAGAGAGCCTGCCAATCAAACCCAGCGACCTCATTCCAGATGAAAACCCAAGAACGATCCAAGAACTGATCAAAACAATACATAGCAATCTATCAAAATCTCTTGAAGGCACGCAATATGAACACGTAGGCGAACTTATCGAGCAGGTTATACAGTCCGCCGCTGGAAATAACGAACCAATTCATTTTGAAAAAAGATCTCAAGCAGGTATTATTGCCAAATACGCAGGTGAATATGCTGGCGTAATTGCTTTGATGAGTGACAACATTCAAAATATCAACATTGAAGAAATCCAGGAAAGATACAATACGAGTGATTTGTCAAGAAGCAAGGTGATTTTCCCACAAGACACAGCAGCTATGTTGGTTGATAGTTACGTAGTAACTCCAGAAGACAATCGCATTGGTGTTTCAAGCAAGATGTATAAAGCAGGTGGCGCAGCAAGTAGTTTGCTTGGTATCTACAAAGAAATGCCCCAGGATGTAGCACGTCGTTATCCCAAGGGTGCAACTATTGTCAAAGACCTAGCAACTCTTCCTGCGTATTCCAGTGATCCCAGACGAGCAGGCGAACTCGGCCCAGTAGTTCTTGCAAGAAGAATGAAAATTATCAACCAGCAAGATATTGAAGAGATGGAATCACTGGATCGTAACGAACAGAATCCTGAAGTTCTTAAAAGCGATAACTTAAAACAATTAATCACAAATCAGAACGTTGATCAAGGAACACTTGAAAGACCTGAATATTCACTTCATAATCATTTGCTCAGTGCTATTATCAACCGTTTGGTGGCACGAATCAATGCAGAGGAAGAATTTGTAGATGTTATTAATGCAACACTGCGCGAAACTGGTTACATACAAATCTTGACCAAAGTTGGTTTGCAGGGTAATAATGTAACGTTCACATATTATGCAAAACTTCCAGACAACAACAAACCATTTGTCTATAACAAAACTTATTTTGCAACCGGCAACAAAGGACGCATTGGTTTCAAAATGGAAAAATGATATGCATTCAATGCATGACGTGATTACGTAGAATGCAGTTGTGATCAGCCCCGAAATATTGTAAATATTATTGTGCAGGTGCAGCAAGTACCTGCATTTTTCTTGATTCGAGAGGGCTTTGTAATGAAAAAATTTATTAAAAATTTATTTTATAGAAACGAATACCGTAAAGGTCTACGTCGTTATGTAGAAATGGAATATGGGATCGAAGACCGTGAACAGGCTTATGATCGCCTACTCAAGGAGGCAGGACTATGATCAATATGTTTAATTCAGTAGTTGATTTTTTCAACTTCAATGATAAAGATAACCAACGTATTATGACTCGACGCCAGCGAGAAATTGAAGATTATCTCGCGCAGAGTGTCGATCGTTGCGATCTAGAGCGTCGTGAACGTGAACTAGAGCGCATGGGATATTTCAAATGGTAAACATTGTCAGTGCATTTTCAAATGCTGTTACTGCTTCACGTTATCTTGAAGGCGTTAGAGATCCTGATGAGATCCAAAAACGCATCAAAGAACTAAAACAAGCAGGAGTGATATAATGAAAATCATTTTGAAAACTTTTGAACGCTTGGGCTACTTGCGCGCCGCAAGCGAAATGCAGCGAATGGGCTACCCCGACCTAGCTGATACTTTATATAAGCAAGCAAAAGAACTAGAGAGTGAGCGTTAATTGCTCACTCTTTTTTTGACAAACCTCAAATAGATAAGTATATTTGTCGTAACAAACGAGGATGGTATGTCAAATAATATTGAGGGCCAGATTTTAATCGCAACGCCCAAACTGAATACAGATACATTTCGGCAAACAGTGATCTATGTTCACACAGATGACACCGCTGGTGCAATTGGTGTTATTTTGAATGTTCCAATGGATTATGATATTGCTAGTAAGTGGTCTGAAGAAATTGGATGGCCGTATCCAGAGCGTATTCACATGGGAGGTCCTGTTGATCGCCACCTTGGGTATGTTCTTCACACCGCTGACTATGCAAGAGAAACTAGCATTGTTTTGAATGACAGTATTGCTTATACAGGTGGAAAATATATTGTAAGTGACATCAATCGTGGTGTTGGTCCCAATCAATATCTATTAGTAACTGGATATTGTTCATGGCAGCCAGGACAATTGAAAAAAGAAGTCAAAGCCGGCATGTGGACTGTTGTGGATTTCGAGAGTGATTTCCTTTTTCAAGAACTTGATCGTGAAGCTTATTGGGAATTTGCAATACATCTTGCCGCACAGCATAAAACAGATAAGCTTTTAGATACAGTTGACAGTTTATAAACAGCATGTTACATGTCGTTTTCAATTAACAAGGAGGAAATGATGTTTGAAGTTGTTATTATCAAATCTGACGGAACTACAGAAACATATGATGCATTGAGTGAAATGCAGGCAGAGTGCATCTTCTTCCGTGCGCGAAAAGAAGAAAACACACAATATGTAGAAATTAATGAAATGGTTGAAGATGCCATTGCATAATAAAGAGTTGGTTCTAGCCAGGGAATATGGAGGATATATTCCCTGGCAACCAGATTTTGTTATCTTGATGTATCAAGATGAATTTTATAAAACCTTTGTTAACCAAGACACACGACCGCGAAAGCTTCTTATTGATAGATGTGAATCATTGCGTTTGAGTGCTAATTTTTGTAAATCTGAAAATCTTGTTTTACTCAGCACCCGCTCAAGAAATAAAACTTTACCGTTTGAATTAATAATTTCTGCAAACATAATCGTGAGACTTGAAAAAAATAAAATAATATATGTTAAAGATAGAACAAGAGTTCATGATCAAAAATTGAATCAAGAAAAAGTTAAGCAGGTTTTTCAGGCTGATCTAGAAACGTGGTTTCAGAAAAGCATGATAAATACTCAGTCTTAAAGACATAAAGGAGATGTATCATGTTGGACATTTTATTTTGGATTGGTGTAGGACTCATTATTGGTTGGAATCTACTTCCACAACCAGCTTGGGTCAAAGCAATTTATGATCGTGTAGTGAGCTGGTTTAAAGGCAGCGATGCCTAAACCAGGCACATACAAAAAACTCAAGCATGAGCTTGGGCAATTGATATTTTGGGCCATCGTGTTTGGTATATTGCTAACAGGATTGGCCCTTTTTGCATAGGAGTTGGCTCGGTTGACATTGGCTGGGTTGATTGCGGTTGGAGCAGTATTCTTGGTTTTCGGAATTGTAATACTCCAGGCGCTTGACATTTTCAAATAATGATAGATTCAAAACAACTTATAGATCTAGCAAAAGAGATTGAAAAAGACGATCCAATCAAATGGGATGGTCTTAATCTTGACCGTGATGCTGTTTATAACATGCTTGCTATGAGTGTTTTAGAACGCATTCAGTCATCTGATTCGAGCGAGTCTCGAGAACTTATTCTGTTGGCTACTGCGATTAATCTCGTGGTAGCCAATTTTGTTCTTGAAATGCGCTTGGGTGATTTTGACGATCACTCCTAAAATCCTATAAATACTGTAAATTAAAATAGCATATCGCTAAACAGGATTGGAATAGGATAATGAGCGTAGAACTAAGCACATTAGGTTCAGTAATTAAAACTGCATACGAGGGTGAATCAGATACAAACGCCTACACTGATGCAGAAAAAACCAAATTATCAGGTATTGAATCAGGGGCAACAAACGATACACTGTTCACTCGCGGCACTACCATAAGCTCAAATTATACACTTACTTCAGCAGACTTTGCGGGTGGTGTTTACAAAGATGTTGACACAAGTGGTGGTAATATCACAATTACTGTGCCCGTTGGCCTTGACGGAATTCCACCATCTTTCGAAAATACAGGATCAAATGTTGTAACTTTCCAAGGTGATGGCACATCAACAGTAAATGCAAGGAATGGTGTTCTAACACTAACAGACCAGTATTCAGTTGCTACTGTGGTACCCAAGGGGTCTGATACCTATACTTTGGTTGGTGGGCTTGCATAAATTTAAAATTTAATGGAGATAAAAATGGCTTTGCTTTTTACAGGAACATCTATCAACGACTTTTGGGAAGGTACACCATCAAGTGAAAGTTCTTCTGTTACAGCCGCAAGTGAAATTGCACCTTATGTTACGGAGGGTGCTGGGGTAGATGGATTGACAGACATTCTTGACCTCGCAACTCCCTCAGCAACTATATATTTGGCTTTTAATGTTTACTTGGATAACTGGGATATGAACTCAGCAAATACTGTTTTGCTTTATAATGAAAATGACGAAGCAATATGGCGTGTTAATAAACCACAAGATGACAATACAACCACTGTCGAGTATAATGATGGAACATCTTGGATACAAGCAGGAAGTACTTTTGAATTTACAGGCTCAGGCATAAAAAATCGCTGGGACATGAAATTTGTTTTGGATGATGTAAGTGGTTCAATTGAATTTTGGAAGGACGGCGTTTCTGTTTATACTTACAGTGGCGATACTATTTTTCGAACAGGAAGTCAGATTAAATCATTTCGTTTAGGTGGAAGAAGATTTTTTGATAAACAAACAACATTTTCAGGAGTTTTTGTTTGTGATGAACTTACTACTTCAATGGAATATGTCCAAACAAAACCCGGCGGCGCTGGAAATTATACAGCATGGACCGGCGCTTATACAGATGTAGATGAAAATGGACGTAATGATACTGACACTATTGAAACCCAGAGTGCTGGAAACAAGGCAACTTTTACACCGGCAACTCTTACAACCGACTTTGATACTGGCTGGGACGTAATTGGTTATGGTCTATCGGTCAGAGCGAAAAAAGCAGCAGAACCAGTCCAAAGCATAAGTCTAATGATCCGTTCTGGCACCACTGATGATGTAAAAACTTCAAATACGCTAACAATTGCATATCAACAATTTCGTGATTATTGGGACGTAAATCCAGCAACTGGTGTAGCATGGACAGTAGCAGAAGCCAAAGCGGCCGAAATTGGCGTAGAGTCGTCATAAGGAGAATCCACCATGATCATGCCTATACCTGGTTCAATTGCTAGTGGAAGTGGAAGTCAGTTTAGTGATTCAATAAATGTTGTTTCATATGCAACAATTTATCGTTCCGGAAGCTCACAAACATTAAGTGGTCGTGCATACACATGGCTAGCTTTTAATACATTGCATGAAGACACTTCGTCGACAGAACCCTGGTTCCGTCCAGATCTCAGTTCAAGACGACTATACGTTCCTTCGGGTATTAACTATGTTACTTTAACATGGGCTATGTTTCCGAGTAACTACACGGGCGATGGATATCACCGCCTACAGATCTTTAGGTCAGGTGGCATTGTTGCTGACCAGCCTGGTGAATACAAGGAAGAAAAAGGTGCTGTGGGAACGACCAACATCATACCTGTTGTACAAGATGACTATCTTGAGATAAGAATTTATCATGCAAGAACCAAATACGTGCAACCCGGATTGAGCAACACATTCATGAGCGCAGTGGGTTACGACTATTCATAAGGACAAAACATGACCTGGGCATATCTTAGAGCACAAAATTCACCATTAAACACACATACAACCTCCACACAAGAACTTGCATGGAGATATTTTGGATCTTCTTCAAACATTAACAGTAATGCTATTTTGGATGCTGGAGGGACAAGAATGGTTCTCCCTCCATCAGCAGACGGAAAACCCATACAGGTATTTGGGACTACATTTTTCAATTCCTCAAACTATTCTGTGGATTATGACATACAGGTTAAACGTGATCCAACGGACGGAAGCGGAGTTGAAATGCTAGAAGGAACGTTTGACCGTTACGATGGCCGCGCCGCATTTGGATTCAGAACACGTCCTTTTATAGCAAATTTGGGTGACGAAATCTTTATGACAAGTCGTAGAACATTCGGTTCGGATATGCAATGGGATCCGGATTATACATCACTTGGCTTTGCAACATTAGGACGCATAGGCTTCTTGCATATACATCTATCATCTAGATATACTGTGCCTTCAAGCACTTGGACTGAACTACCAAATTGGGACGTTGATTTTGATACACTGAGTGCATACAATTCAACAACCAAACGTGTAGACGTTCCAGCTGATGCAAACGCCGCAGTTGTGAGAACAAGTGGAGATTGTCCTAACCGACAGACGACGCTCGGTAGAGCCCGTGTCGCCCTGTATGACAGCGGTGGAACTCTTATTAGATACGAACACCAGTCCTGGGTTAACAATGGCGATAACCGCTGGCAGTCGTGCAAAACAAGCAACGTCTTTCCTCTTGATGGTGTTGCTAGCATGGTATCTGAATGGTATGCGAACGGTGACAGTGGTGACAGAACACTGAACAGTGGTTACAGTAACACCACTTTTGAAGTTGAATGGATTGCTTGAAACCATATAAATACAACAATAACGGAGAATTAATGGCATGGGTGCCAACGTTATTTCTAGACTTCCTTATAAACCTGAATTTTATGCGACCGGATCAAGCAGTGAGAGATTTTTGCGTGGTGGTGGCAGCACTAACGTTGAAGTTGAATGGATTCAATAAATGATAATATGTCAATGCAGGGGCATTAGCACAAAAGATTATGCAACTGAAGAGGAATTACTTGAAAGACTTGTACAAGATGATTATGACTGTGGTTCTTGTCTACTTCCGTTTGCAAATCAGTTGACAATGCCCTGGGATTTCTGTATAAATAAACATGCTAACGAGGAAGCAACTTGAAAGCGTAGTAGACTCCGGGGCAGTACCGGACGCCTCCACCATAACGTTACTTGTGACCAAATAGGTTAATGGCCATAGTGTAACAGCAAGTAATGTTTTGATGGGGGCGACATAGGATCGATGCACGTTGTAGGGAAGTGGAGTTAGTCGGAGGCGAACGCGAAATAGTCGCATCTTAATAACTGCAAACACAAACGCAGCACCTGCTGAGGTTGCCCTAGCGGCATAATCAGCTGGGCCCGGAGGGAGCCTAGAAACAGAATCCCTCCATAATAACAATAAAAATTGGGGCAGTCCTCGAAACAGAAGGACACCTTTCATGAAAAGAAAAAACAAGAAAAGACTCGCTAGAGCTTTTTATAAACTAGATCGAGAACGAATTCTCCAAAAACAAAATTATAGGTGTTACTATTGTAAACGCCTACTTACTAAAAAAACAGCTACAATGGATCATGTGATACCTCGAAGTCATACAAGTGGATATCATACATCAAGTAATTGTGTTGTAGCATGTTTTGAATGTAACAATAAAAAAGGTAGTAAACTCGCCTACAAGCCAGAAGTTTCGTATGAACAACAACTGATAAAAGATGCGATAGACAGACTGGAAGAGCGTATTAAAAAAGCAGAATACAATCTTTCTTTCGATCGCAAAGGTGGTTATCGTAAATGGAAACAATACTGGCAAAAACGCAACAGATGGAAACACTAGTGTAAATGAGCTATAATAAGAATTTCGAATTAGACATTAAAGACATCGAACTCATAGAAAATGCACTTCACGACAAAGTAAGTCGTCTATCTAAATTGCGTCTAACACATGTGGAAAGCACTATAAAACCTGTTAGTGATCTTCCTCGTGTGAAAGAAATTGACCAAGAGATCCAGGAGTTAAATGAACTCCTGGGTCGTCTTCATAACCAAAAATCTTGGTATAGACCCAAATCAGGTCCTTACATTAGCGGGTGATATATGCGCGTTGAAGTGGATGGTGTTGAATACACCATATCAATGACATGGCAAGATAATGAAAATGCCAGATTTTTTGTTTGGATTGACGATGATTTGAAAGAATTGAAATTAAAACTCTTTCGAAGAATTAATGATTTCCAGACACACATTACACCACAAGAAGTGAGACAGATACTTGCACAGGAAATCGCACAACTCCTCGACTATAGTTCTGGTGACCGGGGGTAGAACATTCTGTGATGTTGCATCGGTTTTTGACTGTCTCGTGTATCTTGATACTGAATACGATCACTTGGTTGTAGTTCATGGTGATGCACCAGGCGCAGACACCACAGCCAATAAAGTTTGTAAAGAAGTAGGAATAGACCAAGTTAAAATACCTGCCAACTGGACAAAATACAATCGGGCAGCCGGTCCTATACGCAATCAATTGATGATTGATTTGTTAGTTGTCGACCTGGTTCTAGCATTTCCTGGAGGCGACGGAACTGCTAACATGTGTGAACAAGCAGAAAAAAGAGAAATACCTGTAATACAGTCGCATGAATTGTTACAGGATATTAGAGGGGGGTGAGAGCCAGAAATAACTCCGTATTGGACCATGGTTAGTCCAATACAACTATAAATAATGATGGTATGTATATGAACTTGCGTCCTTGGAAATGGTTCAACAGAGCCCCGGTTCAGGTCGAAATTGATCACCCGCATGTCCATGAAGAACATGCGCCGCTTCCTAGTATTGTCCTAATACACGGTGCCTACCAGTCAAACGTTACATTTGAATATCTCCGTCATGCTTTGCCAGGATTTGAATATATCAATATCGAATGGAGTGTTGATGGAGGATTCCACAATAACCTTGAAGAAATGGTTTCAGCGGTTAAAAAGCGCGGGCCACTTTATATTGTCGGTCATAGCATGGGCGGGATTTATGCTGCACACATGTCACAAATGGTTGAGTGTATTGGGGGAGCAACCATTGCTTCGCCTTGGGGCGGGAGCAAAGCAGCAGACTGGGCCAAATATATGGTTCCGAATCATAGGCTATACCGTGAAGTGGGAACCCGATCAGAAATTATCCAAGCAGCAAGAACATTTGATCTTCCAGGTCGATGGACCAATTATGTAAGCACACGAGGCGGTGCTCCAGGAATGGGAGAAAACAATGACTGTGTTCTCACTGTATCTAGCATGACTGCCCGCAAAGACCTATATACCAAATATATTCAAGCTACCCACTATGAAATTGTAATGAGCACAGATCTTATACATTCAATTGGAAAGAATTTCCTCAGAGCCTCGGAAAAATATCAATCAAACGTTGACAAACAGCATCATTAATACTATATTGATATTGTAAGCAAGACGCTTTGATGAAAGGATTCAGCAATGGCTCGTGGTTTTGAACTTATTTCCGAACTTCACAAAGACGCTCGCGGTGTCAAGCCGACCGAGGGTTTCATGATGATGTTCCATGATATGACCCAAGCCCAGAAGCAAGAAACCTGGAATAACCTTTGCGAAGAGCTTGAGGATCGTGAAGCCCGTCGTCAGCGTTACGAGAACATTGCACTTGAGGAATTCGAAGCCCGCCTAAATGGCATGGTTGAAGAATATGGAATCTCGCTTGCTACTGCTCTTCGCTGGGACATGGAATCTTTCGATGTAGATGTCCAGAAAGCCCTTGCGGAGTATGGCACTGCCAAGCAAGAGATCGAGTTTTACCTGTGGAAGCAGGAAATCCCCATGTCGGAATACGAGCGTTTCCTTGTCCTTGTGTGTGAAGAATATGGGCTGAATGAATACGCCGCATAGGAGGTAGAATGAAGTTACGCAAAGTCCCGTTCCAAAAAGCAAGACTAATGCTTTTTGGATTTAAACAAGCTTATATGGCTGGACGTTATAAGGACAGTGACCCTGTCAGGGCCGCTGCTTATATTCGTCTGGCAAAGCTTTCGTCTGAAGCTATTGACGCAGTAAACAGCAATAGGCAAGAATTCTTTATTAGCAAACTCAATGAATTCAATAGTCGCCCAGAAAGTGACCTTGAACGTATGTTGAATGGAACACATGAGGATGTGCCAGAATGGCTAAGGAAGAACCGGTAAGTGCAGAAGACGATCTTGAAGAATTAAAATTCAGGATTTTCTTGCTTGAAGATCTTGTCAAGCAAGCACAGCATTTGATTGACCCATGTCACCCAATTTCTTGTTTTTCCTGGCAAGAACAAGCCAAGATACTAGTTGGTGAACGTCGTGATAGAACTTGACCCTTGTCCTTTCTGTGGTGGTGAGGCCGAAATCCAACGATATGGCGACAGACGTCAAAGCACGATATATGCTTGCCTCTGGTGTGGGTGCATTCTAGAAACCGGTGAAACATTTGATCACGGCAAACAATGGAATATGAGATACAAAGGAAACTGTAATGAATCAACGTCCAGCTAAGACATACCGTGCGGCAATGCCTGGTGAAGGATCAATCAACGTTCAAAGGCTGAAAGAGTTTGCATCAGAAGCCGCTCGTCTACTAGAAGAAGGCGGCGACGAGTCAGCCGCGTTTTATTTCGAACAGTTAGCTGAACACCTCCAAAGACACCCAGAGAAAGGGCTCGATGAGCGTGTCTCGCGTATTCTTGGTATTTAATACAACGAGATAATGATAACAAGAGAACAATACAACAACGATGTAAAAAGATTCAATCTTGGTCATCCTGCATCTGCCGTTTTCTGGAGTAGGAATCTGTGTTATCTTGTTAATTTGGACATGAGCCGCAAACAGTCATCATGGCAGGAAATTCATAGATGGTGTCGTGAAAAAATTGGTATCGACAATTATAGCTGGGCAGGAGATGTTTTTGCATTCAGAGATCAAGAAGATGCAGTGATTTTTAAATTGAGATGGTTATGAGAGATATTCAATGTGCACAGTGCGGAACACTTGACATCCGTGAAACAGGAAGTTATATCGGACATAAAGGAGAATTCCTGGGCGAATGGCCACTATACTATTTTGGTGCAAAACCAACAGAGCCCATGAATGCTGATGTTTATTTTTGTGGTGTTGAGTGTGCAAACAAATTCCATAGGGAGAACTTGAGCCATGCCGCGCAAAGGACAGATGAGTGATCAAGATGCAGCTGACGAGGTAGTTCGTAAGAACGCAGTGTATTACAATGTGGTTTTGCACGTTCCTCAAAAGAACAGCCGTGTTTACTATTCTAACGAAAATTTTGAAGAAGTTGTAAATTTTGCTGAGACCGTGTATGATGATCAACATCTTCCACGTGTCAGAGCAGCAATGGTCTATGCAGTTGATGAGAATGATCACTTTGCCCTCATGGGAACCACCAACCGCTTTGATCGTAAATTTAAACCAAATAAGGTCAAGATCTACTAATGGAAAAATTTACACAACGTAAAGACGGGAAGTGGATGTGGTCAAAAGAATATCGTGACACCATGCGCGAACGTCTCGTTTGGGATACTTTACCTCCTGACAATCTTGCAACGGATGACTGGATTTGGTCTTGGTCACACAATGCAAGTATCGGACCAAAGAACATTGGGAAGTTTGACGGACATGAAGGTAATGGAAAAATTGGCGCGTTGCCACTTGGGGATTATACCTATCCTGATAAATGGTGGCAAACACCACAACGTCTCCAAACATATTGTTACGTAGTTCTCACTGAAGACGAGCGAGAGTTTATAAAAAACAACATTCTTTAGATAACCTTGGGATTACACACTAAATAAAAATGTGTTGACAAACATTCAGAGTATGTAACAATTGTAAAATTATTTTCTAAAACGCACAACAGGAAAAGTAGAAATGAGATAGAAAATGTTCAGTCAGGATCAAGTTGAAGAAATCGTAGAATTGCTGTCTACGTTAGATACAAACACCAAAATATATTTCGGTTGTGACAGTGTGAGAACACGCAAGAATGGTCGCTGGTATGCAAACTATGCGACAGTATTCATTATCCATATGAATGGAAAGAATGGATGCCGCTTGTTCAGTCACATCAGCACAGAACCCGATTATGATCTTAAAATCAACCGTCCCAAGATGCGGATGATGAAAGAAGTTCAAAAGGTATGTGAACTTTACACACAGCTAATTCCATTTATTGATGAGTTTGATATCGAAGTTCACTTGGATATCAACACTGATCCCAAGCACGGTTCAAACTGTGCTGCTAGCGAAGCGGCTGGATATGTTCTTGGTGTAACAGGTCTTCCTGAAGAACAGATCAAGCTCAAGCCTGAAAGTTTTGCAGCTAGTTTTGGAGCAGATGCGGCAGCGCATGGTCGGTTTGAACGAAGCTAATCGAAAACAGTGGGTTCACAACGCTCTCAAAAGAGCACGTGAGCGTGAAAAACAACTAGAGGATCTTTTTACAAGGTCCTCTAGTATAAAAAAGAAAAATTTTCCGAAAAAGCGAAATCCAAGAAAAAGAGTAACATCTGATAATAACATGTCTTATGAAATCCGGATTCCTACAAAACGCCTAGATTCTATTTTTGGTAGTGGTTATCCACCACTCAAAATGTATTATAAAAAAACATCACGGTTTATCGAAAAAATGTATTGTGATATGTATGGACTGACTGATAATCCATTTGATTTTTCGGAAAGTGTTCCTAGTATCAAGGTCGTTTTTAAACCGAGTCCTTTGTCTCCGACGAACAAATGTTTATCCAAATATGTTATTGAAGTTAAATGTAAGTCGCAGTCTCTTGGATACATGACAGCAACTAAAATCGAAAAACATGCCTTGGGGCTTAAAAATATTAGTTCACTCAACCCGCGTCGCATTGCAAAACAAATACTCTGGACTCGCGTTCCTAGAGATTTGTTTTTGTTGAATGAACTTAATTTTGCAAAGACCATTGAATGGTTACAAGATAATACCAGTAGCCATGAATATCAAATTTTCAGCAAGTTCGGTAATGATTTTACCTTGGGATTTAGCAACCCTGAACATGCCACTATGTTCAAGCTAGCATTTGGTGATCAAGAACTTACCGAGTATAACAAATAACAGTTGACAAATTCTTTATCAAAATGCATCATATCAAAATGCATCATAATGATGTTGCTGATAAATAGCCAGCAACAGGAGACTAACATGTTTAGAGAAGGTTATAGAGACAGTTTGCTTGATGTTTGCCCATGTGGTGAATCATGCAAATGTGGTCCTGACTGTTCATGTCGCGAAAGCGCCATTGAAGGTTGGGGCGGTTAAACACCCAAATGCCAGGAGTTTTAACTCCTGGCAGATGTTGCGGGGCCCGGACGGTAAGGGGCTGGATTGCAAATCCAAGGCAGGCTAACACCTAGCGAGTTCGACTCTCGCCCGCAACTCCATTGCAGGTATATCATGAAAAAAATATTTAAAGACATCGAAGTTTATCGTAAATGTCCTGAAATTCGTCAATATGTTAGACAAGTTTATCTAATCAAATTGGCTTCGATCATGACATTTGTTTTGTTCTTACCATTCGTGCTGTTTGGTTTGATTATGATCGGCATTGTTCATGTTGCAGACACGATTGGACAAATAGCACTCTGGCCCACCCACAAGGTTACCGAGTGGCTTTATGAGCAACAGCAATCATCAGTGCACAGTGCTCATAGTATTGTTCCAGTATCAGAAATTCAAGATAGATTGAATGGCAACAAAGACCTGGAGTCTGGTGATGAAGCTCTCGAATCCTAAATATTTTGACAAATATTATATCACTACCGGTAAATCAGATACCTGTAGTGGAAAACCTCTAGCATTTGCTGTCCCAGATGGTGACGATAGCGGTGCTAAGAAAAGAAAAGCTACGGCTCGTCGTTGGGCTGGACGAGAAGGAAAGGTTTATGATAACAAGCCTATGACCGGGTTTGAAATTGTTGGGTGGTCTGGTCGTTATGTAACTGATAATAAAGTTGTAAGAGTAGTTGATCCTCGTGGGTTTGAACTGGAAATTTATATTCCCAATCTTGTTGATCTAATTCTTAACTGTGAAATCAATCACGGAAAAATCAAAGACGAATTGGTCTGGATTCGAGATGGTGCGAATAACCGTTTGATTCGTTCAGCAGATAAAGCATTTGAAAAAGCCAAGAGTGAAGTCAAAAAACATGACAAGAAAAAGCAAAAAACCACACTAGATCATCAACCTGGTGATGTGGTTTCCAATACGTGGGGAGATTGGTTGTATATTGGATATTATAATGTTGAATATATCATTCCAATTGGTGAGCGTGTAATTGACGAAAAACTAACGGCCGAACGCGGCACAATAAGCGTTCCGCGTAATGGTTTCCTTAGTTTTTTCTCGGATAATCCTGAAGATTTTGAGAAACATGTTGAACGTGAATTTTATAAGATTGTTCCGGATCATCTCGAAGGCCGAAACGTAGGACCAATGCATATCTACAAACAAGTGAGTCTTGAAGAGAGATTTGCAAAATATGTTAATGTTGATAATGAAATTGATTTCCGTAAAAGCAAGATGCAAGTGAAAAAAATCATTGCAAGGGGGGAATCACTACCCAAGATCGGCAAAGACAAATATTTTCTTGTGGGTCCCGACTCAGCAAGATACTATGATCAAAACGGTGTTCTGTACCCACTCCAAGAATTTATCAAACAAAACGATCTAGCGATGGAAGCTGCTAGGAAAGAAGGTTATCATGACTGGCGGCGGCAGGGAGTAGATTACAACACTATGTGGAAAACATCGTGTGTGCGGATCATTGATGGCCTGTGCGAGACACAACCCATTGATTCCGAGCGTGTTCGTAAAATGATTAACAGCAATTATATGTGAAGCAAAAATTATTTTAAAAAAGTTCTTGACCTTTGTGTCACCAAGCACTATATTGAAGAACATGGCGGCGACGACATGTTGCCGTCAAAAAAAACAAAAAAAGTTGTTGACGAGTTAGATTTTTTAGCGTATGTTGATTAACAAGAGATAAATAAACGTAACAGCAAAAGCTGCTACATCAAACAGAGATAGTAATGCAAACAACAATGTCACATATCATATTCAACAAGGCCGTCAAAGGTCTGAATACCAGCGAACAAAGCTGGGCGTTGAATTATGGCATTATGCAGTCACGCCTCGATGGAGATCGCTTTGAGCCTATTGGGGAGGGTGCAAGAGACTAGCTGAACTAGATCAGATAGTATACTCAAGCAACCCTCCAAGCAAAAAGCTTAGGAGGGTTTTTTAGTCTAGGAGCAATGTAATGGAAGACGAACACGAAGAAGAAGACGAAGAAGACGAAGAAAGATGTCCCCGCGGTCTAAATGGTCTTGGACGCCAGATTTTCACTCTGGAGGGTGCTGGTTCGAATCCAGTCGGGGATACCAAACTACTGTTTTATAAAGTTTCAAAAAAAGAAGAAATTTTTTAAAAAAGTAGTTGACATTTAAACCAAGATGTCTTACTTTAGAACATGTAGCAAGCGACACAGTTGGTTGTTACGAAACACAGGAGCGTCGCCAAGTAGCGACATATCAGCTCGCCATAATGGGACTAACCACCCCGGGAGTGCTCCTTTCAACTGCTAGAGGGCCCAGTTGCCCAGGACTTCCTTCTAGCACGAGAGAATGTCGGCTGAAATGCCCGCAGAAGACCGAATGGTAGTGAAGACTGATTCTGTTTTCATATGCTGATGCACGTGGTAAGGTAATCCGGTTCGATTCCGGACTAGGGTCTTGGTGACTGTGCGAAGGTTCGATTCCTTCTTTATACGCGGTGTAGCGAATAGGGCGACGGCCCGCCGAGATGGTTCGACTCCATCATGTATCAGCAGATGAAAGTAGAGTTTACTTTCACATGCACTATAGGATTGCATATGGAGCACCGATGGCAGATTGTCACTGTTGTCGGGACGGTTCGAGACCGCCTTTGACAAATAGTGCAGCTGAAAGTAGAGTTGGTTATTGTATAAGATATCTAAGTTCCTCTGTGCAGGATTACGCCTGTACAGAGACAAAACGGCGATGATATCTTATACATTAACTAAAAAGCTATTCTGATTTCACATGCTATAAATCTCCTGCTTCCCATACAGCAGTGCGGTAGGTTGTAGGCCTGATGCTGGCCGAAGGTTCGAAACCAGGCAGAGCACTTTATAGCAGTTGTGATCAGAATACTAGCGCAGGGTGAAGAACCCGTAAGTCGCAAGAAATTATTGCGCAGTAGCTCAGTGGCAGAGCAGGTGACTGTTAATCACTTGGTCGTAGGTTCGAATCCTACCTGCGCAGCCAACATGGTGCCTTGTAGTCTATAAGACACCGCAAGGCTAAGTCGCCCGATGAAGGGTCAAGAGCCAATCACATAATAATTATGGGCTTATAGCTTAGACAGGGTAAAGCAAACTTGAGAGAGGTGCACAGTATCTCGAGCATAGGAAGCACGGTTCGAATCCGGGCTAGGCTCAGCCAAATTATAAACCAACATGCCCTCTAGTGGATAGCTTGTTCTGCAAGGGCCAGAAGTCCAGTATTCAAGTGGCGGCAGACCCACGTGGTAACGGCCATACTGGACCTAGAGATTATTGGCAGAAAGCAATCCAGGTGATCGCGCTCGGCTGTTAACCGAGAATAAGGTGGGTTCGAGTCCCACTCTGCCAGCCAAAATAATGGGGGTGTGTTCTAATTGGATAAGCTGCGGGTCTCCAAAACCTTGCGACGGGGGTTCGATTCCCTCCACCCTTGCCAAAAATTTTATAAAGAAAGGAGAGCTTGATGTTGTGGTATGTAAAAGAAAACGGATGGTATTACAGTCGAGTTCATGGCCCGTTCGAAACGCGGGAAGAGGCCGAGCGTAACCAACCTAAAAATTTAGTGAGTGATCGTTTAGATGAACAAGTAAATTACGAAATATTCCAGAGTAAAGAATTACTATAACACCCTCGCCGGTGGATCCGGTGGCAGGTCTACGAAGCCAGCTTACAGAAGTTCGATTCTTCTCGAGGGTGCCAAATACCATTTTGCAATAAGATGGGTGGGGCGCCAACGAATACTACACATCCATTGCAATTGTGTGTCTGATCCGGCAGCACGTTAAAAGAAACTTCCGGCTGAATTTGAATAGGTGTGTTGCAGCACCTTTGCTCAAAGACCCTTATGTGTTCTGTTCTGCAACACGGAACATGTTTGTGCTACATTGGGCTAGTGGATATGCCGCCCGGCCAAAAACCGGGGGACACAGGTTCGATTCCTGTATGTAAATTGTCGTTGAGCAAGAAGATTTGGATGTGTGGTGAAGTGGTTAACACAGCGGATTGTCGATCCGCCATGCGAGGGTTCGAATCCCTTCACATCCGCCAGTTAGTGGCAGTGCAAGGCGCTAGAGTAGCTGATTCCCTAGTCAGTGAAAAAGAGGAGAGGGTTTAGGGACCTGGTGCAAATCCCCTCGCTGCCCGTTTTAAAGAATCATGTCGGGATGGACTGGAGTAGTTGCCAGCATCGGTCTCATAAGCCGATCGACGTGGGTGCAAATCCCACTCCCGCTACCAATATTTGCCTCTGTAGCTCAGTTGGTTAGAGCGGAGTCCTGATAAGGCTTGTCTGTCGGAAGTTCGACTCTTCCCAGAGGCACCAGAATATAGTCGTGTGGCAGAGTTGGTCAATTGCGGGCGGCCGATAACCGTCTTATGAAGGTTCGATTCCTTCCTCGACTACCAAAAATACATGGGAGAGTTCAGTAGGTGGTCCCTACAGAAGGTCTGTAAAACTGGAGTGTAAAAGCGCGTGGTTCGATTCCACACTCTCCCACCATGAATTAGCTGGTTGCATCTGGGTTGTTATGATAGATGCGTAAACAAATAAAAGGTTCGCAACCTTACAAAGAGTCCAGCAAACAGTTGCGGGTTGGAGCAGTGGGCAGCTCGAGTGGCTCATAACCACTAGGTCGTCGGTTCGAATCCGGCACCCGCTACCAATATGTGTCCGAGTAGCCCAACTGGCAGAGGCAGTAGGCTTAGAACCTATACAGTGTGAGTTCGAATCTCACCTCGGATACCAAATCAAGTATGGGGATATGCGCAGAGTGTATAACTGCGGGGCCAGTTGGGGCCGCCTAGGAGAGACTACACGCCTTCCCTATCTCCACCAAAAGTCAAATATAAAGTTTCATTGGGGAGCGGTAGAGTTTGGAGAGCTGCGGCGGGCTGTAACCCCGTTCCGGAAACGGTGAGTGGGTTCGAATCCCACCTCCCCAACCAAAGATCCGTGGTTAAGAACGAGAAAGTCGTTCAACATAGCAGCGCACACGGGGTGCCGGAAGGAGTGGAGGGGCTAGCTATGTTAATAATTTGTTCTCCCTTGGTCTAATTGGCAGGACGTCGGAGTTTGGTTCCGGAGTTGCGGGTTCGAATCCAGCAGGGAGATCCAATATGAATGTTTTCGGGCTTCTGGTGTAACGGTTAACACGCGCCGCTCATAACGGTTGAGAGTCTTGGTTCGAATCCAAGGAGGCCCACCATATTACTGGGTGTAAGAGAGTGGACGCATCGCAATCCCTCGGAAGGATTGAACGCTGGTTCGAATCCAGCCATCCAGACCAAGTTTTTATAGGCGGCAGCTATGGTGTAGTCGGCGATCCTTACAAGATCGCGTCGGTTTGGGGTTCAATTCCGCCACCGCCTACCAAATATAATATCCAGATAATATTGGCAAAGAGTATTAATCAGAATTGTCTGGCGGTAAACAGTCCGAATCTTTGCTCCAGTTTTTCAGGGTGTGGGCTAGTTGGTAAGTCGCCTGGTTTGGAGCCAGGAGAACGGGGGTTCGAGACCCTCCACCCTGACCATAAATATCTCCGTAAAGGGAGATTTGATATGACATCCGTAAAATTAAAAAATGGCACCGTAACACAGGATTCACGACTGACAAGACTAGAAAACTTCGATGAAAGAAGCCGTGAATATCCAATTAGTGAACTTGTTTCTGATAAGTTTCCAAGATCATATACCTGGCGTTGCAATGAATGGTTTGACCAAGGCCGCGAGGGCGCATGTGTTGGATTTGCACTTGGACATGAGGCAGCGTCAAGACCAGCTGAATTTAAAGGTTTAACATTTGACTATTTGGTTGAAAATGTATACCATGAAGCTCAAAAAATAGACCCGTGGCCAGGTGGCGTTTATCCAGGCGGAGATCCACAGTATGAAGGAACAAGTGTTCTGGCTGGGATCAAAGTTATGAAAAAGATTGGGTTCTTTAAATCATATCGCTGGGCATTTGGACTTGAAGATCTAGTTTTGGGTGTAGGTTACAACGGTCCAGCAGTGTTGGGTGTTAGATGGTATGAAGGAATGTATAAGCCAGATGAAAATGGATTTATCCAACCATCTGGAAGTATTATGGGAGGCCATGCACTCCTGGCCCGCGCGGTGAATGTAAAGAAAGGATACTTTACATTGCGCAATTCATGGGGTCGAACATGGGGTATAGATGGAGATTGCTATATCACATTTGAAGACATGGGCAAACTACTTGAAGAAAACGGCGAAGCCGCTTTTATGATTAATCGAACCAGTAAGGTTCAGCTCTAATTGAAACAGAAAGGACAGAGCAATGAAACGCAAGGCCAAGAAAACCTAACTGTCCTGGACAACGCAGCGGTCCAGGATGGGATGACAATATAGTTGCATTTCACCTGGACCGGTGACTCGAGCGGTCGAAGAGACTGGACTTTTAATCCAGTGGCGCAAGCCCATCGTGGGTTCGAATCCCACCCGGTCCTCCATATACTTTCGTGATATTCGTGGACCGGTAGCTGAGTTTGGTTTAGCGAGGGACTCTTAATCCCTGTCAACGTGGGTTCGAACCCCACCCGGTCTACCAATATCATGAAACAACGGTGGACCGTTAGCTCAGTGGTAGAGCAGGGGACTTTTAATCCTCGTGTCCTGGGTTCGAACCCCAGACGGTCCTCCATTATTATGTTGACATATAAATACTGATAATGTAGGAGTATTGATAATGTCAGATGGGCGAGAGATGAGAGAGATCATGTCATTGATTGAGGCTGTGAATAATATACAAGAAATCGACATGAACTTTGACAGTCTTGAAAGTCGTTTAATGAGAGTAACGGCGGACGTTGCTCGAACTTGGGAAAGCGAAGCTGGAGCCGGCTATAAAGAACGTCCAAGTGGCCCGGATACTGGAAAATTCATCGCTCGTAGCTATAGCATGATCGAACCAGAATACAATATCGACATTCCTCAAGGACAATTCGATCGTCGTTATATTGCTTTTCTCAAGATCGGATCAGATATTGATCTCAGCACACGTCGTGATATTATCAGTGATTTTGAAGAAACAATAAGCGTATATACGGATGGACAAATAGACGTCACAGACAGTCATTCTTTCATGACCAGCGATGGTGTTCGAGTATTTTACGGTAAAGTTAGTGGCACATCCTGGGGCGGTGCGGGCTTTTATGTAAGCAGATAATCATGGTTGTTACAGCAGATACAGATTTTATTATATACGCACAGGGCGAGAACGAAAAGTATCGTATAAGATATGAAGTCCGTCGTAGTTACAGTGATCAAATACTAACTAAATTACGTCAGAGGCTGCTTAAGAGCTTCTCGCTAGGGCGAGATTATGTTGATGCTAGAACAGAGCAAGCTGCAACACAAAAAGCAGAACTCATGCAAAGAATACTAGACAATGAGTTTGGTTATACATCTCGTATTGTCTACATTTATAACTGAGCGGGTAGAGCTTCATGGTAACTGGTGTTATCAGCAGCCTTCCAAGCTGTGAGCAAGCGGTTCGATTCCGCCTATCCGCTCCATTGCTCCTATGGTGATAACGGGAACACAGATCCTTGGTACGGATCAGTTAGAGGTTCGATTCCTCTTGGGAGCACCAGAATAATCCTCCGGCGGTCTAATTGGTTGGACGTCTGATAAATAAGAATATGTTTCACACTGTTTATAAAATTACTAACCAAATTACCAATATGATTTATATTGGTAAGCATAAAACTTCAAATTTAGATGACGGATATTTAGGATCAGGATTATTGATTCAACGCGCAATTAACAAATATGGTATAGAGAATTTTCAAAAGGAAATACTACACATATTTGATAATGAAGATGACATGAATGCTAAAGAAGCTGAATTAGTAACTGAAGAATTTGTGCTGCAAGAAACCAATTACAACCTTTGTGTTGGTGGCAATGGCGGTTGGGATCCGGTTAAAGCAAAAACGGCGTTTCTCGGAAGACAACATTCACCAGAGGCAAAAGAAAAAATTGGTATAGCGACATCTAGTCGCACTCCTTGGAATAAAGGTAAGTTAATCGGCCCTATGCCTGATGTAGAAAGAAAGAAGCGTTCTGCAGCTCTTAAAGGAAGAGAGAAGAGCGAAAAATATAAACAAAATCATTCTAAAGTGATGAAAGAATATTATGCCCTTAATTCCAATGAAGGTGGCTGGCCAAAAGGAAAGCCTAAACCTAAGATAACATGTCCGCATTGCGAGAAAGAAGGGTCTCCGAATAACATGAAAAGATGGCATTTTGATAATTGCAAAACAAATGCTGCGCGGTCTTCTAATGGTAGGAAAACTGGTTCTGAGCCAGCTAATCTAGGTTCGAGTCCTAGTCGCGCATCCAACTTTTAAAGGTTCGAACCCAACCCGGAGGTCCATATATGCCTCTATAGCTCAACGGAAGAGCAACGGTCTTCGAAACCGTGTGTTGTGGGTTCGAATCCTACTAGGGGCGCCAATACGTTGTGCGATCTACGTTTAGAGATTTGTAGTATAAAATACTCAACTTTAAAAGATCGCCGTGGTTAAATTTGTCCGAGGGACACAACCTCCGTAAAAAGTATCAGGAGCCGATGGTGGTAGTGGACAGCACCACAAGAACCACGAGAATAAATGTCCTGTCCGACTGGATTGGTTTTATGGTGAAACTGGATATCACACTGGTCTCCTAAACCAGAGTTTCTTGTTCAAGTCAAGATAAAACCGCCAAGCTAAATTAATTTATCACCTTTGGCTCTGTTTTCAGTAGCGGTAAGATATTGTAAATTATCTTGATGATGGAGTCCACCTTTCAAAGAAGCATGTTTTATTAAATGACGAGTGAGAGGATAAAAAAATATCCAGATGTCTTCAGGTTATACGAATATCCTGCGTAGGTGAAAAAGGTTGTCACGCTCGGTTGTGGCCCGGGAGGATGAGGTTCGATTCCTCAGCGCAGGACCAGATTATGGCCCATTGATGAAGTGGTATCATACCGGATTGTCTATCCGAGGTCGGGAGTTCGATTCTCCCATGGGTCGCCAGAATATAGGGGGGTTGTCAAATGGGCTGGGTCCAAATCAGAACATAAAAGGTTCGACTCCTTTACCCCCTGCCAAAATTAATTTTAACTTAACATGGTAATAGAATGAAAATCCAACCAAGCTATTCTAAATATTTTGTTTTTGATGATTATAGCACAGCCGAATCGCTGCTTGAATGTTGCGATAGTGTTGTTGCTGTCATGAATGATGAACAACTCAATGAATGGGTCAAACAATTTGAATCTATCTGCATGGAACCAGATGTAGATGAATACTGTGAATCAGGAACCATAACAAACGTTTTTGATGTTGATAATAAAAAATTGGTTGTTGTGAGTGATAGTGGTGGCGAACTTGCTACTGCGGAATTCGAAGAGTTTTGTAATGATCGCAAAATTCCAGCACAGTTTATTATCGACAGTCTTGATTGCACAGACTGTGAGGTTGATGAAATTTATACCGGATGTATAGATGATAACCAAGAATTGTTAGAAATGGTTCATAAACTATACAACTAACTGATAGGTAACTCCACGATAGCGTGAGAAAAGGCACGTGGTATGCAGCGCCGTACCTTAAACTGGCGCCGGTTTGATACACCGGTAAGGCAAGCGATAGTATCAAATTTTTTCGGGCTGTTTTTGTGGTATTGGTTATGCTGCTACACGTCCAACATACTACACACCCCGTAGTCAATGAGTGGAATAGCGTGAGTCTTTAGAAAACGGGTTCGAATCCTGGACAGCCCACCAAAGTTAATCTGCTGGCCGGTAGCGTGGTCTGCGCCTTAGAAAAAATGAATATGGGTTCGAATCCCAGGCGGGCAGAAATAGGCAGCGGGTGAACATGCATCCCCAAACGTTGAAAGCGAAACGTTAAATACTGTATGTGAGAAGGGGACGAGCTCTTAACACGCCCAACCTAGGCATTCAGAATTGTTGTTGTTAAACTGCCTAACAAGATTTTTGGGGCACGTTGATGGGTCACGGCTGATCCTTGCAAGATCGGCGTCACGGGGTTCGATTCCCCGGTGCTCCACCATTGACATTATGACAAAATATGTCATTCTATAACAAATGGAATGTATGTTGAAGTAAAAGGTTATATACAAGAACGAGATATTGCTAAATGGATTACTGTAAAGGACAATATCTGCATTATTACTGAAGAAGAAATAAACAAGATACGAAAAGGTATTTTTGATAGTAAAGATTTACGGCCTATAGGCGAAAGGGTTCACGCACTTCTCTCATAAGGAAGGGTTACATGGTTCGAGTCCATGATAGGCCACCAAGATTTTAGGTGTAAGATGAAAATATTTTTAGTTCAAACCGAAAATTATTATGATCAACAGTTTGTAATTGTTGCAGAAAATCCTGCACATGCAGAACGTTCAGCAAGACGAGATCGTCCGGATATTTTTGATAATGAGTCAGGAATTGAAGTAATTGATCTTCATGAAGCAACGGTTACACTAAAAGAAATCGGAGATTTGCCTTCTTGGGATTTTCCAGGAGACCAGGATCCAGGCGAGTAAGAATAACGCTTCTGTAGATCACTGGTAGAGCGACAGGGGGTAATGACAGACAGAAAATGAATGCTGTTATCAATCAACATACAGATAAAAGGTTCTTGATAGTTGAGAACCTAGATTTTGAACAATTGGAACTCTGGTGAGGCTGGTGCTCACGCCTGGTTGAAGCCCAGGAGACTGCGGTTCGATTCCGCGGGGTTCCACCAAAAATTGCTAGCTTGCCCGAGCGGACGAAGGGAACGGTTTCGTAAGCCGTTGGCACAAGCCCATCGAAGGTTCAAATCCTTCAGTTAGCACCAGAATCGCAAGCCACCGCGTCACGGGGCGATAGTTGAGCCAAACTGTAAGACATCACGGAGGTGATGTGGAAACGGAGCGGAAACATTGTGTAACACGTTGCAAAGCTATAAAAACCGTGAGCTGGGGAAGGGCCAGACAGGCACAATGCGAAAGCGAAGTGAAAACTGATCAGAAGTGTTGACACTACAGGGAGACGATGCTATAAGAACTTGACGTAGGAGCGGACCGAGCAGTAGGCGCGTAGAATAAGTGGTAGTTCACCGGAACAGCATTGCAGCGTTTTGGAAATCCGGAGGTGCGGGTTCGAGTCCCGTCGTAAATACTGTTTGAATATATATGCTAGCTTGCCCGAGTGGACGAAGGGAACGGTCTTGTAAGCCGTTGGCGATTGCCCGTCGAAGGTTCGAATCCTTCAGCTAGCACCAAATTAAAGTGAAAAAATGACACATGTTTCTGATTTAATTGGCATGACATTGGAAGATGTTAATTTTAATATTGATCGAACAGTGATCAATTTTCATACTGATGATGGAAGACATTTTCAAATGTTGCATTATCAGGATTGCCGCGAAGTGCCGGCAATATTGTCCGGAGAAGATTTTGAGTCTATACTAGTAGTATTGAAGCAGTGTAAATCTAAGCACAACTTATATCACGAATTCAGTGACTGGAAAATAACAAGGGTATATCCGACACATGACTGACGACGACACAACTTGGAAGGCCTGGTTCCGCGAGAATCAAGACGAACTTGCTGAACTATTAAAAACCGATGCCGAAGAAGCACTGTTTAGGGCATATCTTGCTGGCATAACCAGTATGGGATATTTTATGAAGCGTAGACTTTGACGAAATAACATAATTTAGAAATTTGGGCACGTGGTGGAATTGGTATACACGGGAGACTTAAAATCTTCTGCTTCGGCTTGCGGGTTCGAGTCCCGCCGTGCCCACCAAAGTTACTTTTCCAGTGTCGGTTTGAATACGATCAGGGGTAACAATTTTATTAACATGCTACATAAAAAAATCTCCAGTATGAATAAATATTCATTAAGGAGATTGTCATGGCATGGAATGAAAAAAAATTGAACAGATTCAAAAATGCTATCTATCTTGGCATTTTGGTCTGGTCATTAACTATCGGAACCATGCTATATGCATTGCTTGATGGTAGATTAAATCCTGTAGTCACACCTCCAGAAATAACGTCGATGCGACTAGATCGAACTGACGATTGGACAAGAGTTGTAGGTGAGTTTGATAAGCTCAGGAATTGTTCATTAGAAGAAATAAGATGGTATTATGGAACGCGCAGATCTTTTTCAAAACTTGATTCAGTAAATGTTCCGGTTTTACTTGGTCCAGATCCATCTTTAAAAGAAAAAATGCCAATTGTACGTGAACCAGGCCACCAAAAATCTAGTTACTTAAGAGTAAGGTTAAGTCCAGATTTAATTGTAACTGAAAGTTACGCATATGTGTATCACAAATGCCATGGGGAATGGCTGTGGAAAACGAAGAGCCTGTTTTATAGCAGTGAGATACAAAAAACGAGGTTAAAGAAAACCAGGAATCCACACCCGTGATTAAAATTTTAAGAATAGTGTTATTGGCTCTGGCTGCTTCGCCAGCAATAACCTTTCTTACAACGATGTTTATGATTTATTCGGGATCCGATATCATGGTTGATCCGGCAAAATTTTCTTGGTTTGGTGGTGAAATTTATTCACACCGTGCAAATATATCAAAAATGCAGGAAAACAACGAAACCATTATTTTAGATCAGACATGTTATAGTGCCTGCACGATGTATTTGAAGGTTGCAGAGTGTGTGGATCCTGGTGTTGATTTTTATTTTCACGCACCGAGAAAAGCAAAAGATTCAAAAGTGCCAGAACTTTATGTTACCAAGCTGTTTGCAGTATATACCCTGAAGAGTCATTACAGTGACTCACTTGCTGAATGGTTTGAAAAAGTATGGCGAGATACACAGGAAGATCAATGGGCCATACTTTCAGGAAAAGACCTTGTAAAAAGTCACGGGTATAAAAGTTGTGGATAGTGATGTCTAGCTGGTGCAGACGGCCGCCTGGAAAGCGGTGCGCGGAGAAATCCGTGGTGTTCGATTCACCCGCTATCCGCCATGATCATTTGACAGTTATATAAATAAGCATATGAGATATTTTTTGTTTTTTGTCCTGCCATGGTTGCTATTAATTCTAACCGCGCTTGCTTATCGTTATGATGGCAAGGTATTCCCGGTCACTGAGATAGCAAAAATTGAACAGAATGATATTAGAATTCATGATGAAAGAACTTCAGGTTGGCTTCATCTTAGTGGATCTTTTCACAAGAAAAGAAATTGTGTTTATAAAGGAATTGAATGGTTCATTTTAGATCCAGCCACGGAAGTAGAACGTGTTCCTGTCCTTGCCCGTTTTGAAGATAAACCTGAAATTCGTGATGAAGGTTATCATGAATTCAATAGGCTAGCTGTAAACATTGAAGACCCAAGATTAGTAATTGAAGACAGCAAGGCATTTGTTTACCACGACTGTTATGGTGGTTGGTTGTGGGAAACACGATCAGCATTCTATGATTCAAGAAAAAATTAATCTCCTGGATAATTTCCAACATCTACTGATTCAAAATCAAATCCACGACGATACTCATCAAAGAATAATACATGTGTAGGATGTGGGCCTGGCTCATTATAACGGTATAAGTGACTGCGGTATATTCCATATTTTACATGTGGTCCTGTTCCTGAAAAATATGTTTCTAGATCAAGCGTTGGTCCAAAATGTTCAACTATTAGTTGGTTGTCTACGAAAACCAACAGACGTCCACGTTCAGGATCTGCAGACCATACAGCATTTACTGTGATTTCATGCCAATAGCCCAATTTTAAAATCTCACGCCCAAAGGTATATTGTGTAGTTGTTTGATGACGTCTTGTTAGGATGTCGATATGAAATTTATTTTCGTTTAAATGGAAATATAGATTTGGTCCCCAGTCACCATTGTGCCATTGCCAAAAGATTTGCTTGGGATACATTGGTTCATAATCTTCAGGAATAAACATGCTGATTTGATACCACATGCTAGTATCTAGTGGTGCAGACCAACGCTCGCGCACTTCAGATCTTTCACGGTCACGGGTGCAATCATCCCAGCCACTTGAAGGCGATTCTGGATATGCAGTGTAGCAATCACCATCGCGCAATTCAAAACGAAGTGCAGTTGGTCCACGATATGTATGATTATTGACACGTTGATATGCATAGTCTCTTGCATCTTCGTCAATTGTATCCATCCAAGGTCCGCGGTGATCATCAACACGTAAAATACTTGGGTCACCAGCATAAACACTGGTTGACAGAAATAGCAAAATTATAGTAATATATTTGAACATTAAATAAAAACTCCTATATAAATATTTATAATGCGGGTGTAGCTCAGTGGTAGAGCGTCTGGTTGCCATCCAGAAGGTCGGGAGTTCGACCCTCCTCGCCCGCTCCATAAAATTATTGGCGTAGTGGGCGGAACGGCGACGTCACCGGCTGCAACCCGGTTTTATGAAGGTTCGAGTCCTTCCTACGCCTCCATGTTTTTGGGTCCTTAGCTCAGAGGTAGAGCATCACGTTGACATCGTGGAGGTCACTAGTTCGATCCTAGTAGGACCCACCAAAAGGATACACAATGAAAGTCAAAGTAAGGTTATATGAAAACAGCCAAGCACTTGAATTTGACAACGTAGTGTCAACATACACGAAAGGGCCTCTTTATTGTATTTTTCGTGGCAAAGACTATCCAGTTAAAAAGATTCCTTTAGTTCATATTTTTGATATTGATGAAGATTATTAAAAGGGCGAGTGGCGCAACGGTAGCGCGGGTGCTTTACACGCATTAGGTTGGGGGTTCGAATCCCTCCTTGCCCACCAAGGATATACATGTTCAAATTAGCAATCATCCTCATTCTTACAATGCAATCTGGAGAACAAAGGGCTCAACGTATTGAAGTTGATAACTATACTTTTAGATCCCTAACTGGTTGCTATTTGAGTGGAAGAACTACTTTAAATCAAATTTTTCCATTTCAGGAATATAGGTATATTTCCCCAGATGTTCTTGAAATAAAGATTGAATGTAAACAAACACAATAACGAAGTATCTAAATCAGAATGCGGTCTTGGAGCCGGCCTGGACTATGAATCCAGGGATGAAGTTAAGTGTTTATGCCCAGGTGGCGCAATTGGCAGACGCACTACGTTGAGGGCGTAGGTGTTGGAGGTTCGAGTCCTCTCCTGGGCACCAAATTTCGGGGCGATCGTCTAATAAACTTTAGAAAATCAGGACACCGGGCGCTGGGCCCGTAGATACTGGGTGGATACCAGTTTGCCCTACCAAAAAGCTTGCCACGTAGCTACCATACGTAGGCATTAGAGAGGCCAATAACTCAAAATCGCGAGTAGCCCCGGTGAAAGGGGGTGAGATGCAGGAAGTGGCGTCCTGGCTTGGCCGACCAATTTCCCCACGAGAGCAACGAGCGAGCGTGTTCACTCCGGTGACTCCAACAGTGCATCAGATGGACAAACAGTCCTGTATAAGACATGAAAAAATTTTCATGTCGAATGGCCCCACGGTCTAAGTGGCATCTGGACGCTGGCCTCTCAAGCCAGAGGGTGCGGGTTCGAACCCCGCTGGGGCTACCAGATAAATATTTTTATGAGAGTTAAAGAAGTAGCCCGTGTCAAACTAGGAAGTGTTAACAAAGGTCCAGCTGAGGACTTTTTGGAAGATTTCTTGGATATGAGTGAAGAGCACCCTTTCAATGATCGTGTTCGTATTATTGGAGGCGCTGCCGTTGAAGCAAGTCGCCAAGGCGGCAACGTAAGAATAAGTGATATTACTTCACTTGATCCACGAAAAGGACATGCATCAGCAGCAATGAGGTTGCTACAAAAGCTCGCAAAAGAACATGGTGTCACTCTTAAACTCACAGCAAAAGCATATCGTGATGACATGATGAGCACTGAGCAACTTGTCAACTGGTATCAAAAGTTAGGATTCGAAATTGAATCTAACGATAATGATATTGACAATGGAGTCGATATGCAGTATATTCCATAAGACAATCAAGGAGTTAATTATGTCTTAGAACTTTGAATTAGCATGTAAAGAAGCAGTTTTCCACTTCAATAAAAAACATTTGGAAGACCCCACGATTCCTATGTGGGTTATCAAGGCCAAAGGCGAAAGCTATTATGTCGAACACGTTGAATGTAGTGTTCCATGGTCTACAAAGGAAACCCCGAAAAATTCACACACAAAAGGCAGCATCAAGATCAAGAATTGTCATCTCGTAATTGATGATGATAATGTTGCACACTTGAATGAACTTACGCCTGAAATCAAGCAACGGCTTGATAAACCAGAAGTTGTTATCCGTGTTATCACAATTTATGGAAAACAGCTACGAGAGGCATGTGATGGATTAAAACATGTAGGCATTAAAACGGTGGGCGGCGCATGTAGCACAACCTTCTACATTACTGAATTTAATAGTGATGAAGAATTTACAATGTTCAAGCTTCGCTGCACTGCAAATGATCTTCGTGAGCTCAAGCCCAATGAAGAATATTATAAGATGTATGAGAAATTCAAACATCGAGAAGAAAGTTACATTGACGAAGATGACTGGTATGAAGATGACCCAGATGAGTGGATCGTAAGTCAATGGGTGAGTAATATACGTTCAAAAATGCACATATAAGGAGGTATTGATGTATACAGATTCGACGAAAAAATTATTTGCATCGACGTTTCCGTTGACAACAATGTTGGCAGTAGTGTATATTGCCAACATACAGTAAGGAGATTGGAATGATTGGAATGATTCCTTATATTGTTGTTGCTGGTGTGGTAATAGGTTTCTTTGCCACAACTACACCTATGGAGCGTAACCAGATAATCCAAGACATCAAGAACATTCAAGATGTTCAATTTTCAATCCCGAGACCATAAAATTGCTGGCACTTGCCAAAGTCAAATACAAAGACATAGGGCGGGCAAGCTAAGAGAATGCATGTATGACTACCAGCATTTTGAATATGGGGAAGGTGCCGTCAAGGTGGCAAACTGGATTCGAACTCCAGGGGGACCGAAAGGTTCGGGTTTCGATTACTCCACCTTCCGCACAACATATGGATAGGCAAGCCAATTGGAGGTGGCCGCTGATTTGAAATCAGTTAGGACTTAAAGCGTCGTGTGGGTTCGACTCCCACCCTATCCGCCAAAATAAATATGAATACCTGGAGGGTACAATCAGGCTGGTGCCTGGAACGGTTTGCTAAACCGATTGTGCGTGAAAGCGCATCGAGTTCGATTCTCGGGCCCTCCGCCATTAATACATGCCTCTATAAATATAAGCATGGATTATTATTTTCACTATAACAGCCTTATGTCAAAGGCTAAAAATCGGATACTTGAAGGATATTTTGAAAAACATCACATTATTCCACGTTGTTTGGGAGGGGATAATAGTAAAAATAATATTGTAAATCTAACACCAGAAGAACATTATGTAGCACACCAACTGTTAGTTAAAATGTATCCTGATAATGCCAAGTTAATCTTTGCGCTTAATATGATGACAGTGTCTGGAAGTAAGGCAATTCGAAGCAATAAACGCTATGGATGGATCAAGCGTCAGCATCAGAATGCGGCAAAGATCAACTCTTTTGGTGTAAGAAATTCACAATACGGGTCTTGTTGGATATACGATCCAATAACTCTACAAAATAAAAAGATTGCAAAAACTGAATTAGAAGTATATATTAAAATTGGATGGATTAAAGGCAGATACGTTCCTAAAGAAAAGGTAAAATGTTTAGAGTGTGGGGGTAGTTTTCGACCTCAAAAGAACGAGCGTATATGTAGTAAAAAATGTAAAGATAGAAGAACAAAAACAGCCTCATACTATGGCAGAGAGCAAGAGCTATTAGAGTTCTATAAAAAGAAAGGTAGCTTAAACGCAGCACTAAAAGAAATGGGTTATCCTGGTGCTGTGAGTCATTGGTATAGATGGGCAAAAAAAGTAATTTCTGCCTCCTGACCCCACAAGAGTCTTCTAAACTCTCGGCGTAAAATAGTGGGATGGAAGCCAAGGGGTTCAATTCCTCCAGGGGGTGCCATATTAAAAATTTTTTTATTTGGTAGATAGCACAGGTGTGCAGGCGAGATTTATAAACTTGTAGCCCCAGATTAGGGTGCACGGCTGGGATCGTTACCCAGGTCTACCACCAAAATATGCGGGTGTAGCCCAATTGGCAGAGGCACCAGATTCAAACCCTGTTCAGTGTCGGTTCGAATCCGACCACCCGTACCAAATACGTTAAATACTGGCATGAAGCCAGTATTTTTGTCTTGAGGAGATGGTAATGATTATCAGTGGATGGCGACCCGGCGCTAGAAAAATTGATGCTACTCAAGCAATCAACAAACATTCCGGGATTGGCTTAAAAGAGAGTAAAAAAATAGTAGACGACGTTCTTGAAGGAACACCAAGAGCGTTGCCTGATGATTTTGTTCTACGAGAAGAACTAGAGTCCTTTAATTTCATAATCGAATAAAGGCCAAAAGAGGAGTAACAGCTATGACATATTTGGAACAAATAGAGAAAAAATTGTCAAAACTGTTAGCTCAATTTGAGGAAAAGAAGCACTTGCCAAGTTATCGTATAAAGCTCGCTGTTCTTATACAAGAAAAAAAGCGAATTGAACGTGAACTTGCAAGGCTGTCTAACAAGGAGTCTGTCGATTGAACCTGGGCAACTTAAAAGGTCGGCAGCGTGGTTGAGTCGCCATGCCAAAACATATGTCGCATACAAGACGACATCTGTATTGGGTGTGGGAGAACTCTTTACGAAATCGCTGCTTGGTCGCGATTGACAGACTCTGAAAAAAAGTTTATTCTAGACTCATTATCAGACCCAGAAAGGGTAAAAAATGGCAACTACCTCCAACCCAAAACCCAGCGGAGAAGATCTAATAGACATGATCGAAAGAATGGACTCTAACGAAGTTCGTCATGTCTATTATCGAGCTCTTCGTGTAATGCAAAGTCGTATGCACACTGAACAACGGCCTTACAAAGATGAGTGATCAAAATACAGAAATGTCTCTTGACGAAGCTTTCGATGTTATCGTCGATCGTTGTAAGAATTTTGACAGTCTTGATACAGCACAACAAATGCAATTGATTTCGGTTGTGTCCTTGATTGAAGAAAAATACAATCAGATGCAACAAAAGCAAAAAGAGATTCAAGCGGCACAAGCAGCCGCCCGTCGAAAAAACGCTCGGTCACGAAAGGAATATCGCGATCAAGTTATTCCCAAGTGGTGCCAGGAAAATCTCAAGCCCGGAATGATCGTCAAAGTTAAGGCTAGTAGTGCCACTAAGTTTCGTGAAATTGAACAGGTTAATGGTAACAGCCTTACAGGTCGTCATGTTCGTTATATTCGACGCCGCGACCCAGGCAATCATGAAATCACTTATGAGTCTATAAAAGAAGGCTACATTACAGATCATATGCTCAAGAATGTTCAAGGCGTTGTCATGGGTTTTGATCATTTGGGGAGGCCACGTGTCATTCCTATCATGGAATTAGTTGAAGGAGAACAACAAACATGACACAGAGCTATGTATTTGAAGTGACCCTCGAAGACAGTGGAGATGAATTTAGTGAACAATTCAATCCCAATAATGAAGATGACGTCTTGGCTTTTGAAAAAGACATTGAGCAATTATTTGAAATAGGACACTGGGACTCGACTGTTAGATTGAAACGTGTTATAGTAGATCTATAAATAATTAACTCGGTGTAGCTTAGTCTGGTAAAGCGCCTGGTTTGGGTCCAGGAGACCGTAGGTTCGAATCCTACCACCGAGACCATTTAATTTCGACAGCAGCCTGTCATATAATTTGATAGGTGAACCGCTCTAGGACCGTAGCGGAGTTTGCTATTAGAACAAGAGAGCCGAAAAAGTCGTGCAATGCATGGGTCCACAGACAAGAGTCCAACCTTATCGGGCTAACGGTCCGCCAATTTCCATCAAACACGAAAAGAAATTATGATTTATTTTTCTTTCAAGTTTGAAAGCCCCTGGGCTAAAGATCCCGGGAGAGTTCAGCACGATTACTTTTGGCGAGAACCGAAAATTTCTCGTCGTAAAGCAATGTGCATTCAGTTATCAAAAGCAGCAACACCAAGCATTCTAAGATTTGATCTGGATCTCTCTTGGCGGGGACATGACCACGCTGGTCCAGGAATTAGTCTTGAACTGTTTGGGTATTTCTTTGACTTCAATATCTACGATGTTCGGCATTGGAATTACGAAGAAGGTCGTTGGGAAAGCGACAAAGAAATAGAACAACAAATAAAAGAATATGAGGAACTTTTACGAAATGAAAACCGATAAAAAGATTTTTGCCAGTCGTGAATCAGAAGTTCGCAGCTATTGCCGTAATTTTGACAAGGTCTTTTCCAGTGCTTATGGAACATTTTTGTTTGATGAAGACGGCAATGAATATTTTGATTTTCTGTCGGGCTGCTCAACACTCAATTATGGTCATAATGACAAAGACATGAAAGCGGCGCTTGTTGAACATATTTCAAATGATGGTATTGCGCACGGGCTCGACATGTATACTACACAAAAAGCCCAGTTTATTGAAACCTTCGAACGTTTGATTCTCGAACCGCGCGGTATGAATCACAAAATTATGATGACTGGACCTACTGGAACTAATGCTGTAGAAGCGGCTGTAAAGCTTGCTCGCAAGGTTACAGGGCGCCGTAACATTGTTGCATTTACCAACGCCTTCCACGGCATGACAATGGGCTCGCTAGCACTCACAGGCAACGCCAGCAAGCGCGGTGGTGCCGGACCTGTGTCGTTTAGTGATGTCGCACACTTGCCTTACGATGGTGCACTAGGCGGCGGCGAACTTGAAGTTGCTCGGGCAATGCTCGACAACACCAGCAGCGGCGTTGATGCTCCGGCTGCGTTTATCGTCGAGACTGTGCAAGGCGAAGGCGGACTTAACGCTGCATCACAGGAATGGCTACAAGGTATTCAGCAGCTAGCAAAACAGCACGGAGCTCTGCTAATTGTTGACGACATTCAAGCAGGCGTAGGAAGAACTGGGAACTTCTTTTCGTTTGATTACATGGGTGTCCAACCTGATATTATCACACTGGCAAAATCGCTAAGTGGGTATGGACTTCCGTTTGCTATGGTTCTTCTGGATTCAAAACTTGATATTTGGAAGCCCGCCGAACACAATGGAACATTTCGCGGCAACACACATGCCTTTGTAACTGCTCGTGTAGCACTGGAAAAGTTTTGGTCTGATGACAAGTTTGCACGAATGGTTCGTGGAAAAGGCGAAATACTTGGCAAACGTCTAGAAGAAATTGCAGACCTAATTCCTGGCGCCCAAGTAAAAGGTCGTGATATGATGAAAGGTATTGACGTAGGATCTGGAGAACTAGCAGAACGCATTTGCGCACGTTGTTTTGAAAAGGGCTTGATTATCGAAACATCAGGTGCTGATGACGAAGTTGTAAAGGTTCTTGCACCATTGACAATTACATATCCATCGTTGTATGATGGTCTTGATATTGTTGAACAATCTGTTCTTGAGATTTTAAATGAAAAATAAACCTCACATTATACACGTAAACAGGCAACATATCAGTATGAATGCCAGCGACGGCGGCAATCGTCCTGTTTATACCATCAAATTGAATAACGGCACCACACGCTATGCACGTGAAGTAGAAATCCTGGGCCCTAGTAAAATGGTCTACGATGGACGTCAACTGCGCTGTGGTGCCCGTGCTTGGATTGAAACACATGCTGATCTTAACCTAATCGATGAAATGAGTTTCCAGGAAGCCCGAGAAGATACTCAGTTGGAGGAAAATGACTTATCGTGTCAAAAAATCTAAATGCCCTGCTTGTAGTCATGTGCTTGATGCAGCTACAGGATTGGAAGATGTGACCCATGTTCCTGAGCCTGGCGATGTTACACTGTGTATCAATTGCCTTGAACTTCTTGAATTTGATGAAAAGCTAGGCCTTTCAATTTTGGATTTTGATCGTCTTGATGATGAGGATAAAACAAAAGTTACAGCCTGGAAAAACAGAATTCATGAAATTGAAGTGCATCGAAAGAAAATGCAGGAGTTCAGGAATGAACATTGAACAAAATCATGATATTGATGCTAGTTGGAGTAAATTGCTTCATAGTGAAATGGGAGAGTTCGTAGCTGAATACATGGATGATCCTCGACGGAAATATCACAATATCAATCATGTTCGTAGACTATATGAGATTGCCAATCTGCTTAATATTCCGTATTATTCAAAGCTTGATCTTGCTATACTATGGCACGATGTTGTTTATGACGAGCATCCAGATAAAGAAATTAGATCTGCAGAATTACTCAAAGAAACTGCACAAGAATATCCTGAATGGTTTGAAGGGGTCATCGTTTCCTCAGCAAACGAGATGATTCTCAACACAATCAATCACAAATACATTCCACAAATTGATCCTTGGCTAATTCGACTAGATACAACAGATCTTTCTTACACACAGCAAAGATATGAAAATTTTTGGTTGATAGTAGATGAAGCTAAAGAATTGTATGGTATTGATTTTATCCAAGCAGCAAAAAATACTATTGACTTCATGGAAGAATTCTATAAAGTTGCTGAATACAATATTGAAAGAGACTTACAATATGGCGTTTGGCGTGACATTCGTAGTGGTTGTGAAGATGTAAGTTATATTGCTCAAGCTGTTCTTGAAACATACGAGAGACTCAAATGATCTATTTTCCTGACACCCTAACGCCTGTTCCAAACTGTCCTGGTTATTTCTGGGACGTAAAGAAAGAAAAATTGTTTTCGATCAAAATCGGTGGTGTGTTGCGTGAGCTCAAGATGCTTACAGCCCATCCCGCCATGTTTACTCACAGAACGAGCCGTTGGCTCAACCTCAAACCGGGCCAGCGTTACTACCGCGTGAGTGTGGAAGGCCGCAACCGTTACCTACCACTTGCCGGGCTTAAAAAACTTGAAGTTGTCCACTATGACATGCCTATAATTGAAAGAGTTGAATATGCAGATTAGTTCTAACAGTTGGCATTATAAACTCTATGTTTTTATGTCACAATGGTTCGCAGTTTGGTTAAGAGACTATAATTATATCAATGCAGGACAGCCCGAGAATAAACGCATAGGTCTATGTCCTTATATGAGGACTATTTTGGTCTGGGGGCCATTGGCGATTATCAGCAATATTATTCCATTTGGAGGATTATACCTTGCACTTATAGTAGTGCCAGCGAGCTTGAATGGTTCAATAGGTATCATGTGGACATTTGGTGGTATATTATTACTCATGTTTTTTGTAGCTGTCTTCATTATTATGGTTGAATTGTATGAAAAATATCGTTATTCGAACAAAAACAAATCCAATATCACAGGAGACGAGAATCAAGAAAATTCACATGGATTTTGGAAATTAATTAAAGAATATGCCGTGTCAATTAAAACCCGTGTTTGTCCTGTCCTAGAGGTAGATGAAAAATGATACAACCAGAAGAACGATGGTATCATTACCTAATGGTTCCCATGCCTACTCAAGTAATTATTACTGTATCATCAGTCGTTGTCATTCTTGTCCAGTTCGGGTTTTATGCAATAATGGATGTTCAGACTGAAAAATTTAATGATGAGTGCAAAGTTGTTCTTGGTCTCGAAAAAGAAGACGGGACTGTAATACAAGGTGCTGTGGCACTATGTGGCGAACATCAACGATCACTGGAAGACTTGGAGTCAGAATATCTTTATCTGTTATTGACTTCAGAACAACCGCCTGCTATTGTATGCAAACAAGAAGTATCAAAGTATTTTGAAAAAGAGTCATGGACTTGTAACTTTAAAAACCAAAGCGAGAATGAATAATGAAAAAAGTTTTCCTTAAGAGCGGTAACACGATTCGAATTCGTGACGATGGAGAAATCAAGCCGTATGATCATCTGCCTCCTGAAACTTACACGGTAAAGTTTGATGAACGTGCAGGCGAGTTTTTCCTTGAACAGATTGAAAATTTCGATCTTCCGGATAAAATCTATGGAAAGAATAATAATTACGCCGACCGTATCCTAAAAACCTTTGAGGATCGTTCTGGCAGCACGGGTGTTCTTCTTAGCGGCATCAAGGGCGCAGGGAAAACTCTTCTTGCGAAGCAAGTTGCAGTGCGCGGACGTGATATGAAGATCCCTACCATCGTAATCAATCGAGATTGGCACGGTGATGAGTTTAATGCATTTATTCAGAGCATTAACATGCCTGCAATCGTGATGTTTGACGAGTTTGAAAAGATTTATGATTGGGGGACGCAACGCAAAATTCTTACTCTTTTTGATGGAGTATTCCCTAGCCGCAAGCTTTTCCTCGTGACTACGAATACCGAGCGTGATGTTTCAGAATTCATGCAAAATCGTCCGGGCCGTATCTATTACAACTTCTCCTTTGATACGCTTGGTCAAGATTTTATTCGTGAATTTCTTGAAGATCGTCTTGAGGATCAGAGCCAGATCGAAGATATTCTCAAGTATACCAAGGTATTCAGTTTCTTTAATTTTGACATGCTTAATGCCGCAGTTGAAGAAATGAATCGTTATGGGGAAAGCCTTGCCGAAGTTCTTGAAGTTCTTAACATCAAGCCAGAAAATCGCAGCACTGATACTTACAAAGTTGAAATCGTTGCTGGTGGTAAGAAACTTGTTGTCGATCGTACCTATGATCGTTTCCAACCCAATAACTTTGAATATCTTATTTGGGCAGATGATGACATGCCCAAAGATCTTGCCAAAGAAGATTCGGTTAAGAATGCCATTGAACAAGTTGCGGGATCTAATGAGTTTGGAGATGAATGCCTTGTGTTCAATCCTACTCATATCAAGCAATTTGATCAAACGAACAATTGCTTTGTTTATCGTATCGAGCGAAATGGCGAGGAAGCTGAACTGCATGTCACTCGGAACGATCCTATTGATAGGTGGAGATACCACCCTGATGCATTTTAAGGAGTTAAAACAATGCTAGGATTTGGATTTATCGAAATTATTGCTGTGATCTTGTTTCTAATTGCAGGATTCATTTCAGCTGAAGTCGATAGTGCTTTTGCATCTGCATTCACATTTATTGGTGGGTTCGCACTGTTAGAATTTGTTTTGAAAATTTCTGTTTTTTCAGTTATTGCAGCGAATCCATTATGGGCGGTGGGAATGTTGGTTTTTTACGTAGGCATTGGCGCCGCATATACTGGGATCTGGCGCTGGCCAGAGTTTATTCGCAAGAATCAGGAAAAAATTATGTCTGCGTATCAACAATGGTCAATGCAACGCGGCTCAAATCAAGATAATAGTTTTGATGCCTTTCTTGAAAGTTCAGCATATGATTTCAATGCATCAGATCACAAAGAGCGTCTAGGCACATGGGTTGGCCTCTGGCCATTTAGCTTAACTTGGGAAGTTTCACGCAAGCCGGCCATCTGGGTCTGGAATAATGCCTACAAAAGCCTTGGAAGAGTTTTCCAGCGTATTAGTCATAACACTGCTCGTAAAATTCACGACAACAAAAAATAAAAGGAAAAAATATGATTGTTCACAAACACTTGATTGTTCGTGCTGAAGTTAATTCGCCTCCTGCAGACACTGTTTTTGTTGAGGATTGGCTCAGTAATCTTGTTGATCAAATTGGCATGAAAGCGTTAAAAGGTCCATTTGCTGATTACGTTGAAGTGCCAGGAAATCGTGGTGTCACAGGAGTCGTAATTATCGAGACCAGTCATATCGCCCTTCATGTCTGGGACGAAGCACAGCCTGGTCTAATGCAACTTGATGTATATACTTGTGGTCCTTTCGATCCCCAAGTGGTATTCAAACAACTTGAACAATTTGATCCAGTAAAAATTGAATACAAGTATCTTGATAGAGAGCATGGATTAACAGAAGTCGATGTTGACAATTGAAGAGCAACTAGATCAGCTTGAATCAAAAATACAAGAGCATCGTCTTGTTTTAGATTTTCTAATAGAAGAAAAAAACAAGACGATGGGCCAACAAACAATTCCGTGTGCTCACTGTGGTGAAATTCTTCAGATTTGTGATCTAGTCTACATTCAAGAACTTCTATATGAACCTCCTCGTGGCTGCACCGAGGGTGACTATCATTATGAATGTGAAGAATCAGAATTCATATGTTCTGAATGCAATGTCCATAACAAAATATGGTTGCCTGTCGATTCGAATATTCCATATAAAGAACGCCATCATTATAAAAATAATCCCCGCTTGCAATTCAAAGAAAGATACTCGCACAGGTTTAGAGAAATTCTCAAGATACGCGGTTCAGACCGAAGAACTATATACGGGGCACCAGATCACAAGTGGATTCATAACAAGCATGTTCATGAAAATTTTGAAAAATTTGGGATAAAGATCGATTATTATGACAAAGACCTGGTTAATAAGTGACACGCATTTTGGTCATGAAAGCTGCTATACTAAATTTGTAGATTCTCGAACTGGAGAACCAATCCGCCCCTGGGCTCAATCAGCCCGAGAAGGCGACGAGATCATGCAAGAGACCTGGAATGCCCGTGTAAGGCCTGGAGACAAGGTGTATCATCTTGGCGATGTTGCGATCCCCCGCCGCGGCCTCAAATGCATGGAAGGATTGCACGGAAGAAAGGTCTTGATTAGGGGCAATCACGACATTTTTAAAATGAAAGACTATGCTGAATATTTTGATGATATTCGCGGGACACACAAGCTAGCCGACGTTATTCTCTCACATTATCCATTGCATCCCGAAAGTATTCCGGTCTGGTGTCGCGGCATTATTCACGGCCATACACACAGTAATTTGGTCAGACTGCCTAATGATGAGCGTGATACTAGATACGAAAACGTTTCAATCGAGCATACAGACTGCGGCCCGATTGAATTTGAAGAAGTTCGCAGCAGATTTCCAGAAATTGAGGTATAATCATGGGCAAATTTAGTATTCCTAAGAATGATGACGATGTTATTGATCTGATTAATGCTGCAAGAGTTAATTTGCGGCTGTATGAGGAAGACTTTACTAGAGGACTTGACCAAAGTGGTTACCTCTTGGATTTTGCAATAGGTCAGCTAAAGGATGCTAGAAAAATCCACAGGAAAAACACGACAGAACCAGAAACCAAAAAAATTACAGGAAAAATACAACAATCCTAGAAATCACTTGACAAACCAAGGCATATTGCTTATATTGATAATGTAAGCAAAGGAGATACTAATGCTCAAGACCACAGTTGCCTTTTTCGTTGCCATTTCACTCAATGGAGAAGAAGTAACTCGTGTCGGCCCCTTGACTAGCCCATACGAGTGCGAAGTGATGCAGCGTGATATCTCCTCAGACATTGAAAACAGTTTTAAAACCAGCACGCCGTATGGCATTGGTGGTGATCTTTGGGGCATCGGTGGCGGCGCTATTTTCCGTTTTAAAGATTATGATTTTTCATGTGTTCGACTTGTTGTTGATATGAAGACGAGCGAAGTCCTTGAAGAACGCTACTATGACTAAAATGGAACCTGAAATGTCCACTCTTGCTGATATCATGCCGCATGAATTTTCCACCGAGCATAGTAATTGCCGGGCGTTTAAATATGCTGATGTTGAAGTAATTAATCAGTATAACTTCTTTGGCGGCGATGCCCGGGCATGGCCTGGACCGCAAAAGAATGTTCACTACTGGGTTGAATTGGCTAATGGTTATGCTGTTGGCATGAACGAAAATCCCAGCCGGGGTTGGAGTTTTCCTGTTGTTAAACTGAAAAACAAATGAATCAAAAATCTGCTTCTGAAATAATAAAAAAATTATATTTTGAATATGCTGGTGAAATCTTTATCAATGATCGAGATCTTGTTGATTTTGTTATCCAAGAAGACAAATTCAAACAAAAGATTCCACAGGTTTATCTTTGGGTAGCCCATGATGAAGTAATTTATGTGGGCAAGGCCGGAAAAGGACTTGAGCAGAGGTTTAAACAACATCGTGGTGGGTGGCGCGGCAACAGCGTTACAGGTATTACCAAAGCCTATAAATTGCGCGAAACCCTTGAAAACGATCGAGTGATGATTTATGGTTGTAACAGTGAGGTCAGACATATTGATTTGTTTTCTGGGGCCGTGTCTCAGACGATGAGTTTAATTGATGTTGAAGAAAATTTCCTCATCAATTATATCCAACCTGCATGGAATATCCAAAATAATCAAAACGTCTTGGATAAAACACAATAATTGACTCTTTAGAGATTTTTGTATAGATTGATTAAACAATGACAGATGACAAAGAAGATAAAATAAAGATTACGTTTGCACCGGGTGCTCTTGATGAATTTGATGGCACCCAGGAAGAACTTGACGAGTTCATTGCAGAGCTTGAACAAATGGCCAATGATGGTTCGCTCCTTGAAAAGGCTGAACCTTACAAGCTGGATCCGGATGACATGTCTGATCGTGAACTCCAAGCGTTGAACGAAATGCTTGAAGACCTCAGCCATCTTGATGAAGATGTTGTTGAAGAAATGAGTGATGAAGAGCTTGTCGGGCTCTTTTTCGAAAAGCTGACTGGCGAAAGCAAAAATCGCAAGCTTAACTAAAAAAGTTGAAAAAAGTGGTTGACGAACATAAATAAAACCACTATATTGGTAAAACAAGTTGAGCAAAGCTCAACACGCTCTTTAAAAATTTAGCAGACCAACATAGGCAACTATGTTTTTACATGCACACTGCCTGGTCATGGAATCGCGGGACAATCCGCTGCGTCGGGCCTGAAAGGAAATTTCCTGCGCCGCGATGGAAGATCCATGCAGTCAAAACGTTGAGATAATATCAAAATGCGAGTGGTGTGTATATAAAAACATAGAAGCCGATTATTGTAAAATGGTCTTAGATGTCGTGTGTGCAGACAAAGGTGATGGTGTTGATTGTCAATTTCCTTTCCCTTTGCTTACACAAATGTCCAGGCAATCGACTCGTTGGTTAAATCCCAACATGTCTGCACACTCATCATCTAAGACAAGAACATGGGCGGCGTGACGTCCAGGAGGATAACAGTGGTAACACTGCCAAAGCAAGGAAGCCTACGCACTTGCGCCAGCAATGGTCCATTTACGCAAGCCCGGACTAGGTGGCAGACGGATGTATTCCTATAAGCCGTAGCGCACCCCTTGTGAAGAGCGAGGTAAGTCCTAAGCTAGAGCAAATGCCCGAAAGGATAGTAACCAGGGCCAACCGGCGAGGTTACAATTTGGTGGGAGCCAAAGCTATGCACTCCAATCTAGCGAAGACAGAATGTTAACGGGTAAACAAATAGTCCGACTGTTCGCGCAGGAGGGCAACTTGTTATCTTTAAAGTTGAGAGTTACCGACTAGTGAGGTAGCTGGATACTTGAAAAGACGTTTAGTATCCCGCAAGGAGAAAGGCATTTAGGCGTGTTGTATTTCGTTTCCCAAAAGGATGCGAAGCAACAAGAGGCAGCACGTCTTGGTAGGTTAGCAACTTAGCTCAATGGTAGAGCGTCAGTCTTTAGGAACTGAATGTGTGGGTTCAAATCCTGCAGATGCATTATAGCAAAAACGCAAAGACTGCCTCAGTTGCACGTTAAAGGTGCTTAATACGACACACTACGGTGAATGTCGTGCATGGAAGCTCGCAAGGCGGAAGTGTTTGTTCGGAGAGAAGACGTAAGGGTTTAGCGACTCTGAACTGCTCGCAAGGCAGGCGGAAGATCAAAGGACGAGTAGCGTGTAACGATAGTGGAAATGCCACCACTTTAAACTAGGCAGCACTGGTTGATACTAAGTCAGCTGAAAGGCGCTTAGTGGATAACGGATTAACGTAGACTCGCAAGGTTTACGGTACGGTCCAAAGGCAACCGCGGAAATTTAGGTAATCTCACTATTTCCATCTTATTAACATAAATAAGTATACAGTTAAAAGGCTTATTTATGAAACGTGTTGAATATTTTGTGTATGAATGGTCTAATACACTAGGCAAACGATATATAGGGTATCACAAAGGAACTACTGACGATGGATATATTTCATCAAGTAGCTCAGAGGAATTTTGGAAAGACTGGAAAGATCCTGATATTAAATGGAAACGTGAGATCATTCAAGTCTTTGACAATGCTTATGAAGCAATAAATTTAGAAAGACAGTTATTAACTGAACACAAAAAAGAAATATTTGAAGGAAATACCTTTTACAATAATTCAATTAATACAGGAATCTTGTTTACTACAGAAGTTCGAGATAAAATAAGTAAAAAAGCTAAACAACGACCATCAGGATTTAAAGGAAAAAAGCATAACAGAATATGTTGCTTAAAATGTCAGAATGAGATAAGTGTTTCGGCATTTGAGCAACATTATATGTCAAAAAGATGCCAAGGAATTCCATACTATAACAAATCAGTGAAGCCAAAGCCAAGGGTTATTACTCAAGAGCATCGTAAGAAATTGTCAGAAGCGTTGGTAGGTAAAAAGAAATCGACTGCAACCCGACAAAAGATGAGTGAATCAAGAAAAGGCAATAAATTGTCTACTGAAACAAAGCAAAAAATTTCGAACGCAATGACTGGTGCAAATAATTATTCGTATGGCTCTGTTTGGATAACAGATGGTGTTAAAAATAAACGAATACAGAAAGATAGTGATATACCGAATGGTTGGGTTCGGGGAAGAAAATAACCAACACAGGAAAGACAGCGCCACACTTGGTGACCGCCTGAGGGCTGGGGATCATTTGGAGCGTGTCGGACGACATGGCGGGAGGGGGCCAATGCGTCGAAAATTTATTATTGTCCCGGATGGTTAGCACTGACAGGCATAACTTTTATCTAGCTAATAAAGGTTGTCAGAAGACACTTGTTACCCGCCATGCCCAGGCACAAGATAGCAACTTGTGCTGGCCGGATAGGGCAATTCGAAATATGGTCTGCTAATTTTCAACACAAATGCCCTGCCAATCGTGCAGGGTTTTTTTATGATTGACCTTCCAAAATTGATCATATATACTAATACAATGGATCTAAATGATAAACGCGATTATGAACTCATGTTTTTGTCGACACGGATCTGTCGTCACTGTATAAAGTTTCAAACGTATGATTGTCCTAAAGCACCAGAGCCTGGGGACAAATACAACTGTCATCCCTGGAGTTCAATGAGTGCTTGTGATGAATGGACTCCTGATGAACAAGCAGACGAAGCTTTGCAAATATTAACTATGCGCAAGCTAGATGGAACCAGTGATACCAGAGAAAAAACAGAACGAGGTTTGGATTTTGGTGAATAGAACTTTTCCAACTGTTGAACCAACTGAATATGATAACTGCTATATTTGTAGATGGTTCCAATCTACATATTGTCCGCGTAATGAAAATTTTATTGGCGCGCATATTGACAATCCCGAAGATTTTAAAGGCCCTGTTGTCTATGAAATTTGTCACCGGTTCTATCTTACCGAGCACGCTCGAAGAACAAGGTGGCAAAAGGTAATGGATAAACTTCATGAAAACTTGGAGATAGAAGACTAATGGATTTTAGACATCCGACTATTGAAGATGCTGGTGAAATGTGGCGCATCGCCAAAGAAACCAGCCTTGATCTCAATTCAAGCTATAGCTATCTCATGATGGCTGAATTGTTTTCGGAAACGTGTATGGTTGTAGAAGATGGTGGTGAAATTGTTGCCTTTGTCACTGGATTCGAATTCAAGAAAGCACCAGATACACTCTTTGTATGGCAGATTGCTGTGCAGCCAGAATACCGCAAGGAAAAGCTTGCACAAAAAATGCTGTATCATCTGATTGAAGATACTGGCTCTCATTATGTGCAGGCAACAATTGAAGAAGTCAATGAGGCGAGCTTTGGTCTGTTTGAAAGTCTTGCTGACAAGTTTGACACCAAGTTCTGGAAGACAGATGGATTCGAAGAAGATCATTTTCCAGACGATCATGGATCAGAAGAAATGATCAAAGTAGGACCCATCGACCACGAACGTTACTTTAGTGAAGAAGAACAGGATTAATAACACTCTGAAATTTGCATTGAGCCTCAGAGCCCGAATGCCAACCCTGTTAGAAACGGCTAGGCGCACATGTGCATAATTCCTAGTTATTAGAGGGCGGTCAAGACTCTGACGCAATAGTCCGGTTTTAGGCTACCAAGCTGGTAACAGCATCAGACCTGTGTGGGCGCATACACACCAAACCCGGCAATCAGGTGGAAGGCCTGAATTTAAAACCCATATTTTGATATTATAAATAGTTGTATGCGAATTAACATCATCTATATTACGTTGTTTCTATTATTTGCTTCTGGCATTTCAAAAGCAAATGAACCAGAAATAATCGAACAAATTGTTATGCCGAATTCCTATCAGATTGTTGTATACCAAATCGACGACCAAACAACGTTTATTCGCTATTCAGGTCAAATTGGATATATGTCTGGATATGCGTTGGATTCATTTATTACAAAATATCATAAGAGTTTAAATCACATAGAACTTGCATCTCCTGGTGGAAATATGGTAGAAATTCGTGACCCTGCCAAATCAATTAGCAAATATGGAATACCAATAAAAATTAGAGCTGGAGATGCTTGCATTAGCGCATGTGCATATCTAGCATTATCTAGTAAGGATATTAGTATTGATGGTCTTCTAGCGTTCCATCTTCCATTCTTCTCAAATTATTCTGTTAGCGACTCGCTTTATGACATTAGCCAATCAACCGTTGAACTGACAATAGCCATGGTTGATTACTTGTTTGAAAATGAATGGAAAATGATATTTTATCACACAGTCGCAAGCAACAGTGATGATAGAATATATGTTGTGTTTGATGATGAAAAAGACCTTAATAAATTCAGGTTTGAAAGTGAATCTGAGTTTTTAGATGATTTGTCGAATCACGAAGATGGTGGTGCATATTTGTATCGACTAAATCAAGATGAAATCAACACAAAATTAAAAAAACAGGTTGACAATCCAGAATAAAACAGTATATACTTAAAATAGTAAATTGGACAGGTGGCAGAGCGGTCGAATGCTCCGGTCTTGAAAACCGGCGTTGGTGGTGACATCAACCGTGGGTTCGAATCCCACCCTGTCCGCCACAAACAAACTTTAACCTTTAAGGAAATATCATGCGTAAAATGCTTTATGTTACTGCACTTGTTGGTGCTTCTGTAGCAATGACCGGCAGTGCCACAGCTGGTAATTTTAATCCAGCTCTTGAAGATCCAGTAGTTGTGCCGTATGGTGCAGATGGGCCTGTGACTGTTCGTTGCAAACACTGGCTAGTTCATCCAGATCTAATTTATTGGTATACTGACGGTCCTTGTAAGAAATCCAGGACTGTTGTGATTGATAGTGATGGCGATGGAGTCCTGGATACTCCGGTTAGTCCTGGCGATCCTGATTATCCTGATAATCCCGATCCGAAAGACCCAGATCCGAAAGATCCCGATCCGAAAGACCCAGATCCGAAAGATCCTCCCAAGGACCGTGGGCCAAAAGGAAATAACGGTTGGGGCAATGGAAACCAGGATAGTCCTGGTAACAGTGGCCCAAATAACAATGCCGAAAACCATGGCGGAGGCCAAACCGACGGCACTGCAAATGGAGACAGCAACAGCGGCAAAGGATCCGCTGCGCACGGAGGCAAAGGCAAGGGCAAGGGAAATGACAAGGGCGGCAATCGTGGAAAAAGCGGCAGCGCCCCTGGACATAACAAGTAATACAATGACACTAGAAAGCGCCGTGGAAACACGGCGCTTTTTCTCTAATTAAATCATAAATAATTGAAAATGGAGAAACTCTATGTCAAGTGAATATATGCGTAATCTTTTAGAATCAATTGAAAAAGCAAATACAATTACTGAAGGATATGATGATCGTGTTCAACAAGTTGCTGACAAAATTAATAGTGAATACAAGGACGGAATTACCAAACGTGAACTTCCAGCAGCTATCAAAAAGCATGGCGGTAACCAAGTTGAAATGCGCGGTAGTGAACGTGCTCGTAAAGATTTCATGAAAGACGTTGAGGCGAAAGTCAACAAGCGTCGTGATACAAGTCGTCAGGATGCAAAACGCGAAAGAGTGAATATAGCACTAGAAAAAATAGCAAGATGGATTCAGGACGGGGTCAGTAATTCCTTTCCAGATGGTGACCCATTTGATTACGTAGCACCAAGAGCTCGTAAAATTGGTGTTCCAATGGATAACCTAATCGACTGGCTTGATCGCGCTGCAAAAAAGCATTTGGATGCAAAAGATTATCACGATTATCTAGACCAAATTTGGGCTGACTATGCTATTGGTAATATGGGAACAGATCCTGGTGATGACTACATGAAGCCTAATCCATTCACAGGAAAAACTCCGCCATCACCAGAAGAGCGTTGGGGATAATTACAAAATACCAAATATCACAATACCAAGTATTAGAGCAGCCCCGATAACAAGGGCTGCTTTTTTCATATTTCCACCCTTGGATTTTGGAACTGGTAATGGTTCAGGCATTTCATCGTCAATCAGAGTATAAATGTAACGATTTGGTGTTTCATTATATTTTGCGTCGTTGTATTTGATAACACCTTTGCGTGAATTTTTAATCAAAATATCTTTTGCATTGAGAACATCTGCGTAGCTTTTGAGTTTAGGACTGTCTTCAAGAACGAGTGCCACGGTGCCTGCAATCAATGGGCAAGCTGAACTTGTCCCCCCAGCACTTTGTTCAGACGTTGTAGATGCCATGCTTGCTGCACGACCACCCGAGCCACCAGCCCAAATATCAACCTCTTTGCCATAGTTTGTTCCAGGAGTAGTGCCTCCCCAACGACTAGGATACAAGTTTTCGTTACAGGCTGCAACAGCGATGACATCATCACGAACAGCAGGGAAACGCGGACGTGACTCGTCATAATTTCCTGCAGATGATACAAGAACAACACCATCATGTGCTAATTCTGTGAGAGCTTGATCATAAATGTTACTAGATGAGCTAAAGCTCATGCTAAGAACACTTGGCATGTTATGAGTGCGGTGATGCGCAAGTATAGTATCAAGTGCTTTGATACCTTCAGAACTTGTCCAATTATAACGAGCATTAAAAATAGAAGCTTCTTTTGCGATACCGTAAATATTACCTGCCGCACAGCTAGCACACATGGTTCCGTGTTCAGCGCCACGAACGTCACCACCATAATCACGACCATCATATGTAAAAACAGTTTCTATATGGCGTCCATTAAAGTCTCGATGGTCTAAGCGAACGCCCGAATCCATGATATAAATTGCTATCCCACGACCAGTTCTTGTATAGGTATAATCTGGCTGAGTATTGCTTGCACTGGGAAGGAACCAACTCCTTGGACGACTCTGCACTTGAACTTCTCGTTCTTGTTTAACGGATTCTTCAGATGTATCGCCATCCATTCGATACGGATAAGCGTCAATATCAAAAGGGGTATCAAGACTTTCTTCTTCAACCTCCAATACTCCAGGAAGATCAGCTACCTCATCTTGTGTTAGATCAGTTTTAAAAATAATAATCTTTTTGAGTGTTTGTGGATCACCAACTTGTCCATGATTGGCAAGTGTGTCACGAACGGTGGGATTGTCAACTCTGACGATAAATGTTTTCATAGAATGTCCTTTGGATTGTAATGTATTTATTCAGCTGATAAATATCAACGTATCAAACCAGGAGAAAAGATATGCCATATCAAATAGAAATTCGTGCCGGTGAAGGCGGTGATGACGCAAAAATCTTCGTGGGTGAACTCATGAATGCGTATATCAAATGGTTTGAAAAGCAAGGTTGAAAGTGGCAAAGTCTAGAACAGTCAGATGGAACAGCAAAGGTTGTAGTTCATGCGGAGGAGGCAGAGTTAAAGTTGGAGTCGGGCGGACACCGTATTCAACGAATACCCCCAACAGAACGAAAAGGAAGAGTTCACACCTCTACTGTCACCGTTGCGGTTCTACCCAGTGCGACGGTAGCTGCGAAAGACGTGAACGTCTTGATGGAGGATGTAACCATTGAATGGTTTAGTGGCACAGGAAAAGGAGGCCAGCACCGCAATCGCCATCAAAATTCATGTCGTATAAAACACTTACCTACTGGAATTGTTACGACAAGTCAGTGCCGAAAAAGAAATCAGAGTTACACGGAAGCTTGGAATGAACTTGAACGTCGGGTTCGTGATTATTATGAAACCCGATCTCTGTCAGAGACAAGCTCTCTACGTAGCGAATTAACGGGTACCGGTATGCGAGCAGACAAGGTAAGGACCTATCGCTTTCAGGATGACCAAGTGAAAGACCACCAGACTGGCAAATCTGCAAAATGTAGCAAAGTGATGAAGGGGCGTTTTGATTTGTTGCACTAAAGCAACATTTTGAAATCATTGCCAAGATAAGTCATCAGATAATAGACAAAAAGTGATAACTAATGTAAGTTATTGAAACATAACAATAAAAGGATTAATTATTATGAAAACACTTGTTATTTCAGCCGCTATGGCTCTTGGTCTATCATCTGTCGCTTCAGCAGGTGATTTTGACACAAATCGTCTCACTACAACCGTCACCGACGGAACTCTTGAATTCACCGCTACAACAAATGTAGGAAGTGATTTTAACGGCATTGGTGATGTTTGGACACTTGGTGCTGGTGCTTATGTTCTAGAATACGAACTCGGAGCAGGCACAAGCGAAGTTTTTGTTTTTGGTGAATACACTGAAGTAAACGATCAGGGTGTCGGAACACTAGGTGCAGAATACATCTACACAGAAACCCGTGAAGGCGCTACCCTTGAACTTGCTGGACAAGTTGCATATACTGCCGACACAAGCGACTTTGGTAACGGCGATGTATTTGTCACGCCACGTGTTGGTCTTGAGTTCATGGTAACTGATCAACTTGACATGTTCGGTGAAGTTGGCTACTCGTGGAATGCGAGTGAAGATTTTACCGCAACAGGCGGATACGGAGAATTGGGTGTTGATGTGTCACTAAATGACAATCTTGCAATTCGTCCAAGCGTTGTTAAGCCATTTGACACTGCAAATGATGATGCTTATGCAAATATCGAACTCGAGTTTCAGTTCTAAAAATAGATCAATCAATCTATAATTATAAAAAGCAAGCCTTTTGGCTTGCTTTTTTCTATGGGTATTGCTATTATAGCCATATGAAAAAACGATATCTTGAACACACAGAACCAGTGGATTTCCCATTTGTCCCCTTTCTCAATTTGAGACGGCCAACGCCTCTCTTCTGGTTAGATCGTGATCGTTATAGCAAATATTTCAAACCCACTCTTGATCGTGGCGGGAAGCCTTTGCATGAACGTTGGTTTAAAGTAAAGACAGAGTTACAAAAAATGTATCAGCGTGAGTGTGAAGCCCAAGGTGCAATATTGCGTGATATTTTTCTTGAACGAGAAGCCACAGAAGACACAAAAGTGATAGACTATTTGCTCTGGGTAAACTATCAATGGGAACTTTACCAGCGGTTCCTAGGCGATGGTGGTGAAGATGAAGGGTTTGTTCGATTTGTCCAGAGTGACCTTTCACGCAATGAAGAATTGTTTCAAAATTATGACTGATCGTTACAAATATCCAAGAACTCCACATTTGAATTGGAGTCCGGGTCTGACCAATGATGATCGTGTCATGAAGGTCTATCACCAACTTTTTATAGGTGAAGTTGTTATCACTGAAAAAATGGATGGCGAAAATACCACACTGTATCCTGATGGTTATACTCATGCTCGCAGCACTGATAGCAAATATCATGAGAGCAGAACATGGATAAAAGCCGACTGGGCTAGCAAAGCACATAACCTCCCTGACAATATGCGTATTGTAGGCGAGAATTTGTTTGCACAGCATTCTATTCATTACAAAAATTTGCTCAGCTATTTTTATGGGTTTGCTGTATTCCAAGACGACATGTGTCTTTCCTGGGATCGAACTGTTGAAATACTTGATCAATTTAATTATCCGACACCGCGTGTTCTATATCGCGGTCCATGGCTACTTCATACCACAAAAAGCGTTATAGACAAAATTGAACAGTCTGAAGAACCCGTGGAAGGTTATGTGGTTAGAACCACACGAGAATTTCCTATTGACAAATTTGAGTTACATGTTGCAAAATACGTAAGAGCTGACCACGTTCAGTCCAACCAACACTGGATGCATCAACAGATTATTCAGAACGAATTGGCTGCCGATAACACCAACAGTCAAGAGGTATAACATGGCACGTAAATTTGGACCTCGCTATTATACTCCTGAGGAAATCAATTTCAATGACCACTGGGCTGTAGGAACACAGTGGGTTGTTCCTGGAAGCAAAGACAATGTTTACACCGTGGAATTTACTAACCGCGGCTTTACCTGTGATTGCGTTGGGATGCAAATGCATGGCCGTTGCAAACACACTCGTTCAATTGGCGAAGGATTTATCAAGGAACCTGCATGATTAGTGGATTTCAGGGCGAGTATCGCTGGCTTTCGAATTTTTATCCAGCCAAAATTGACGCTTATGGTATCGTTTGGCCCACTGTCGAACATGCATACGTGGCGTCTAAAATGTATCCCATGGCATTGCAAGGACTTCTGTCTTCTGAAAACCTAACATGGTTTTTAGAGAGGACACCTGCTGAAATCAAGCGGGTGGGGAAAATGGTCGATTTGCGTCCAGACTGGGAAGACATCCGTATTGAGGTCATGAAAGATTTGACTAGATTTAAATATAGCCAGGATAACCCGGAGCTCAAGCAACGATTGATCGACACTGGTGATCAAGAGCTAATTGAAGAAAATACATGGGGTGATCGCTTCTGGGGAGTTACAACAGATGGCAATGGTTTAAATTGGCTCGGCAGGATAATTATGGAAATTCGTGAAGAAATTCGATAATGTGCTTGACAGACCAAGACACTTCGGTTATATTGGTCATGTAAGCAAAGGAAGACCACAATGACACGTTTCGCAACCCACAAGAGCTGTGCTGGATATTACATTGTTACTGATGGTATCAATGAAGTTGAAGTATATAGCGCCGACTATGGTTACGGCACTGAGTGGGTTGCGTCAGCTGTTGGTATACTTGACTTGCATAGTGATCCCCTGCCCACCAAGCGTGAAGCAAAGGTCAGTGCCGAATACATGCTTGATAACTGGGAAGAGCTCCGCCGCGCCTGAGCCGTTTAACACCTATACTGGAGGTATTCCACTATGTTTAAGGTTACTTGGAAAGTTTATGGTCGTATCCAGAAGGAAAAATCCTTTGAGACTGAAAAAGCTGCCAAAGGGTTCTTCTACGGATACTGCATGAAAGCTCGCCATATCACCTCTGCAAGGCTGGAGACAGTATAATGAAAGACCTTCTTGACAACCAATGGAAAGAAAATGAAAACGGGATGCTGGTTAATCCCAACGATGATGGCGGTATTATCGACCAGAATCTGGTCGACAAGACCTGGTTTGTTATCTTTGGCGATAACCGCCAGCCGCTTGATGGTTTTAACAGCCGCGATGCAGCTATCATGGCCTTCGTCCGCGCTAAAATGATGGAGACTGCGTGATGAAACGTTTTAGCGTTCTTGTTGAATGGCGTGCGGGCTACTTTGGTGGCAAACAATACATCATCGAAGCTGAAACCCGCGCCCAAGCTATCCAACAAGGCGTTGAGCGAGCCAAGCAATACATCCTCAAAAACGACAATATTCCTGATTGGGTTGCCAACAGTGCCACCCTCAAGGGATACGCAAGCGAAATCAAATAGAAAGACTCCGCAATGAAATTCAACGACTTTATGGGCAAGCTTTACAGCAACGGTGTTGGCAAAGCTGTAGTTGGCACTTATTGGGATTCGCCCTTTACCGGTGTCATTGCTGAAGTTCGCAGTCGTTACGGCAACGACCTTGCTGTAACTGTTATGCTGGACCAACCGATTGAAGTCCGCGGTCATCGGCGTGATAGTGTTCTGCTGGATGGTAGCGAACTTTACAAAGGCGGTGCTGGAGTTACCAAGGATCTCCAAATTAACCTCTAATTTTGGTTGACAGACCAAGACACTTCGGTTATATTGGTCATGTAAGCAAGGAGATACGGCATGAATCCCAAGACTGAACAATGTATGAACGACATGGTTGAATTTGCCCGTGAAGGTAACGACATTATTCCTATGTTTTTCCAGAGTCACGGTTGTGCTACTGTTAGCGCGGCGGTTCGTGCTGCCAAGCGGCGAGGACTCATTGTTCAAAATGGTGTAGATGGAGCGGGCCAGCCCAAATACGCGGCTGTGATGCCCGAGCCCACTCACCAGTCCACCGCGGTAATCCAGTAAAGGAGAATCAGATGAAATCCAAACTCGAAAAAGGACGTGATGTTCTTGATGAAGCCATAAGTAGGCTTCAAGACATCAAGGAAAATTCAGATAGCACGTGGGAACGTCGCGAACTTGATGATCTTATTGATGGTGTTCGCGACCTGCAATGGGAAATTGATAGGGTTCTTGAACCGTGAAAAATCTTCTAGAACAACTCAATCAAGAAATTGCCGAAGTTCACAAGAGTGTTCTTGATTCAGCTGAATCTCAGCTTCTTGGACAAGATGTGATTTTGAATTATGGAAAATTCAAAGGTCGGCGGGCGCGTATTACTTTGGTAAATGTTATCGGAAACGAAGTGATGTTTCTTGCTCAGCCGTATCGTCTTGATGGTCAAAAGGTAGGGCCAGGTGATAATCCTGATCTTCTATGGGATCATCCCCAGGCGAGAGAATATCGCAAAGCGCGACATGTCACTTTCATTGATGAGAGGTGAAACAATGACACTCTTCCGCTACAGAAAAAACGGTTTGCTGTATACCATTTATCGCGTGACTCCACGTCAAATTTTGGGTCGCTGGTATGAAGCTCATCCGTATCGACACAATACACATATTGGGATGAAACGCCCGGGTGCAAATCTGCCCCGTGGTGTTGTGTTCTATCCGGAAATGAAACTTGAAGACTTTGAGGAGGTCGCTTATGTCTGAAAAAGCACAAGAACTCGAACAAAAGCTTGCTCGTGAGGCCGAAGAATTCCGCAAAGAGCAAGAACGCAAGCGCATCGCCGCACTTGCTGAAGCATTCCGCTCGTAAAGTAAGTTGTTTGGAGTTAAAAATGATCTTGGATATTCTTGCAATTGTAGGCGGTCTTGTTTGTGTTAAAGCAATCACTGCTGCATTTGTTCTTGTATTAGGAGGGTATCCCAGCCTCTAAATAAATATATCAGGGAGATGTGTAATGTTTAATCTTGAAGAACTAGGTGAATTTTGGCGGGGCCGCGTCGTGGCTGAACGAGACCAATACTGGGATCCGAACCCTGGACACGTGGTAGGATTTGTTAGAGAGCGTGATAGAATTCTCATACGAGTTGAATTCGCCAATGGCGATCGTTTTAATTTTGAACCACATGAATTAATCAGGCTTTAAAAGGAATACATGTCATGGCCAAAGTATCTCTGATTGATCGCAGGATGAACGAAGTTGTTCAAACTGTTGAAACCAACCGAGTCGAGTTCACTATTGATCAACTTATGCGAAATCGTGATCCTAGATTTTTTCTTGCACGTGAAGAGACAGATAGTGATTGACTCTATAACTAATTTAGCTTAATATAAAAATATGATGAAGCTCAACGCATACAATGATCCCGCCTCCAAAAACCTTGCTATTACAGCAACGGTTGCCTTTATCCAAGAAGCGCACCAGGGACAGAAATACGATGACATGCCGTATTTTATGCATCCTGTGGAAGTTGCACAGGAAGTTAACCACCTGATTCTTAAATCAGGACAAGGAACAAAGCTCACGGCGGCTGAACAAATCAACCTCACACTCGCTGCTCTGCTCCATGATGTTGTAGAAGACACTGCGTATACACGCAATGATCTAACGCAGCGATACAGCGACGAAGTTGTCGAGATGGTAATGCTTCTCACACTTAAAACAAGTGACGATTACCATGTTAATATCCAACGTATTATTGATAGCGACAACACTGGTGCTATGATGGTCAAGCTTGCTGATAACATTGTCAATCGTCGAGGCGATAAAAGCAAGATGCCCGGAAATAGAGCCGAGCGCCTAAATCGTCGTTACGACAAAAGCATCAGGATGCTGACAAAGGCACTGGAAAAGAAGGACATTGTCTTTGAAGAGGAATGAGCTAGACTGGTCACGAGTCAATAAAAACGACAAGAAATGGTTTGTGGCCAGTTTTTTAATATTTCTGGTCCTTTTATTGGTCACTGCGCTATCTTTGCCGGTTTCCTATTTGGTATATGGATATTGGACATGGTGGGTTGATTATACTGCTATTCCTGGAATACCAGTATTACTTGTGCATCTTTACTATCGCGGTAAGGTGTTGGATCAATTAGGCGTCAAGGAGGAAGATCTGCATGGATGAAAAGAAACTCCGTAAAGGGTATAATGGATACCTCCTTACGCCCCGTGGTCGGGAGCATCTACTTGCTCATATAGATCCTGTGCACCCGGATGTTATTGCACATCATGTCACTAACGAATTTGGGGTTTACGAGAGTCTCCCGCCCGAGACACACTCTGTTCGTGTAACTGCGGTAGCTAGTAATGACCGTGTTCAAGCAGCTATCGTAAAGGTTAATGGCACGACACAGCGAGACGATGGTAGTTTTTATCATATCACTGTGAGTATTGATCGTTCTGCAGGAGCAAAGCCTGTTGATAGTAATGATCTAATCAAAGATAGCCGTAATTGGCAAGCGGTCGATCCTTTTGATGTAGAAGTTGAACCAAAGTTCTTTCCCTTTGGTAAATAGTGTTTGACATACCGAAGTTTCTTGGCCATAATAAAGGTTGAGAAAGGGAGAACACATGCGCCTACATAATATCCTTAATGAAGCTACAATGAAGCTTGAACATGATCGTTTTGATCATCTTCTTACTCCGGCAGTGCGAACGTTGGATCGAGCTGCCCGTGCCGCTGGCTTTGAGGTTCGTATTGTGGGTGGTGCTGTGCGTGATCTTGTTCTTGGCAAAGATCCCAAGGACATTGACATGGCAACTGACGCTCGTCCTGAACAAATGATGGAAATATTAGATCGGGCAGGAATACGCCACGAGCCGACTGGTCTCGACCATGGGACTATCACGGCAATATTGGATGGCGAGCCTATTGAAATTACAACGTTGAGAATCGATTCTGAAACCGATGGCCGTCATGCCGATGTAGAGTTTACAAATGACTGGCGCAAAGATGCTGAACGTCGTGATTTGACTTTTAATGCAATGAGCATGGAAATGGATGGCACGTTGCATGATTACTTTGACGGTGTTGAAGATCTTGAAAACGGCGTTGCACGTTTTGTAGGCAATCCTGATGAACGTATGCAAGAAGATTACTTGCGCATTCTCCGGTTCTTTCGTTTCCAGGGACGTTTGAACGGTCCTTCATGGGATCAAGAAACCATGGATGCAGTTGCCCGCAATGCCCAAGGACTTGCTAATATAAGCGGAGAACGTGTTTGGATGGAAATGGAAAAGATTCTCAGCCGTCCTAACAGCCGTGCAGAAGTTCTCAAGCGCATGGATCAAACAGATGTTCTAGAAGCTATTGATATGCCGAATAATCGTGTTGGTATGGTGCGGCAGGTCACTGGTGACGATCCAGTAGCCGCTCTTGCTGCGGCACTAAATAACACCGCTGGACTCCAGACTCTCCGCAATAAATGGAAATTCTCCAACGAGGTCTTTAATCGCGCCAAATTTATTATCGATAATCGTGATCAAGATCTCACTGACGAAGACATCAAGCGTATGCTTGCCGACCCAAAAATCAAGTCAGAAAATGTCTTTGCATTGCTAAACAGTGTTGGTCAAGGGAACCGAATTCCTGCACTCAAGGCCTGGTCACCTCCTGAATTTCCTCTTAGCGGAAGCGATCTTATCTCTGCTGGACATTCGCCTGGTCCTGAGATGGGCCGCAAGCTGGCACAACTGAGGGCGGAGTGGGAAACTTCGGGATTCAAGCTCACGAAACAAGAGCTTCTCAAAATGGTTTAATAAAAAGATGACAAATATTCAAACGCCAGAAGACCTCGCACGAAATAAAAGATGGACATCATTACTCGAGTATATGTCCAGGAAATACGGTATCAATCCCGGTGATTTTTATGACGTCATTTATGGCGAGACGGTTCCTAAATGGAATTTTGCTTCCTACAATCGTGGATCACGAGCGGCAGGTGCATTTCAATTAATTCCATCTACGCTTGAATGGCTCAATCGAGTGTATGGTATGAATCTTGATACTGAGCTTGTTCTCAACATGAAACCAGAAGAGCAATTGGATGTATATCACAAATACCTTAAGGCTTGGAAATATGATGGTTCGGTTGCGCTGGGTTTCATGCAAGCTGCGCCAGGTAAATTTTTCCGACTCAAGACTAACGGACGACCAATTACAGACGAGCTCATCGTTTATCATAAAGGCTCTCGGGCGTGGAGAGCGAATCCGGGCTGGCGCGGTCCTGATGGTAATATTACGATTGGTTCGATTAACAGTTACTATCAAGACAAATCTGCATGGAGAGATTCATGAATAAATTTTTCACACCGTTCTATAAATCACAAGAATGGCAAAAATTACTCGAGAAAGAAGGGTATATGGGCCTTTCCGAACAAGACAAGATCAGGTTCGTTAATTGTGCTGTAGAAGACGGGCATAAAAAAGAATATTATCTTTCTTTAGAATTCTATCAACGAGAAGGTCCTGATTGGGAAGATTTGACAGAAGAACAACGAGAAAATATTCGTGAGATTAATCGTCAACATGCTCGTGAAATGCAAGAACTTGGAAAAAACATTGGGAGTATGTCACAATGATGTTTTTTGAATTTGGTACAGGATTGGTTTTAATTTGGGTCCTCAATTGGATGTGGATGTTTTGGCAGATCGTAAAGTTTACGCCCAATTGGCGAGAAAGCGATGTTGACAGTGATCAACTAGTTGAAAACTTTATTACAAACGCGCCGCCAAACCTTATTGAATTTTTTACCAAAGTCGCGCAAACCAATCCTGTTTTTGGTGTAACTGGTGTTGTTTTGCTGTTAATGAGCATGATTATTGCATAAGGAAAAAATATGAAAGCTGAAAAACCTGCACTTGGGATTTCAAGAAGTAATTCATGGCACGATGCTATGGTTTACAATGTAGATTGTGAATGTTCAGATCCAGATCATTCTATCACGGCGTGGATTGAGGTATCTCAAGATCCTGATATTGATGATGTTGAAGTAACATTCTATGTTCAAACAGACCTACAAGGTTGGAGGAAGTTTCACCAGCGTCTTGCAGATGCCTGGCGTGTTATTTGGGGCGGCAACAGCGTTCGCCACCATAGTCTGCTTTTACGCCGTCAAGCTGCGTTAAACTTTACTACTGCCGTTAACCAAGCAATCGAGGATCTTGAAAATGGAAATATCAAACCTGACTCTTGAACAAGTCGAGATGCTCGACATGATCTGGTCATTTGATACAAGAACCGAACTGGAAGAATTCCGTAGTCAATTACCACTATTCAGGCGCCAACAAATTGATACACTCATTGAGCTCATGCATTTGCAACATATTGATGATCAAGTTGCTGATCTTGACGATCATGAGTTGCTTATTGCGAAACTCATGCTAGCTCAATACATGTAAAGTCTTGATATTATATACAAATTTGTTATATTGATGAAATATCAAGTGCACAGGGAATGATCAACCCAGGCATTTGGAGATAGAACTTCTATGAAGGAGATGAGGACCTTCTTAACGGGGCCGTCAGAAAGCACATATTACTTATGAAAGCTCATACCTTTCATATCCAAACTGTAGAGGGGGTAATGTGTGCAGGCCAGAATTGCTGGCAAAGCCGATAAAAGAGCGTTTCACCTCGCCTCTTAGCAATAACCGAGAATGTTCTATCATATAAATAAACGACTACCAGGAAACATGTTGTGCGTAAGCCTTTTAAAAAGTTTTTTATCTGGATAGGTGAATGTCTAGAAACGTTTTTGGCAGTAGAAAAATCACCTCTACGTCATCTAGGATTTCACGAGTCACACACAGCGTTTCAAATGCTAGGCATCATGTGGGCAATAATTTTTGGTTGGATTACAGGAAGTTTTTTTGCTTTTGGTGCTGGGGTTGTGATTCATTTCTTGATTGTTGGTGGTATTTTTATTACATGCATTGTGTTTCGTCATGCAAGAAAACAACAAGAAGCGATGAACAAGGCAGCTCGCAATACACGTAAAAAACTTAGGCATGTTGATCACCCTAAAGATAAAAATTGACATGTGGGGATGTGGTGGAATAGGCAGACACGTCAGATTTAGGTTCTGATGCCGCAAGGCGTGGGGGTTCAAGTCCCTCCATCCCTACCAAATCTAAATAAATAAATGTATGTTGATAGAAGATATTATCCTGGAAAATACTCTCGAGGAAGGACCGAACGATCCTTCCATATATAAAGCTGTTTTCCTCGCAGGCGGTCCTGGAAGTGGAAAAAGCTACATTGTAGATCGTTCGGCATTGAGATCTCTTGGATTTAAAGTTGTCAATAACGATGCAGCATTTGAAAAATATTTAAAAGACGCTGGGTTAACCACTACTCCAGATGACATTTATAGCAGGCGTGGACAGGAAATACGTGTCCACGCCAAATCTATAACTAACAAGCAAATGCAGAATTATCTCAAAGGTGCGTTGGGTCTTGTAATCGATGGCACTGGTAAAGATTATGATAAGATCTCTCGTCAAGCCGAAAAGCTAGAAGAGTTGGGATACGATACCGCGATGATCTTTGTCAACACCAATCTAGAAACTGCATTGAAAAGAAACAGGATGCGCAACCGTCAGCTTCCAGACGAAGAAGTTGAAAAGATGTGGAATGCAGTTCAAGACAATATCGGCAAGTTTCAACATTATTTCGGCAATGACATGTATGTAATTGACAATAGTGAAGGCAGCGATACTGAAACACAAGTTACCCGTTTGTTCAAGCGTATGCGTGATTGGGCTAAAAAGATCGGTCATCGGCGCCCAAAAGATGATTGACAATCCAATCGTTTTTGCTTATATTGATAATGTAAGCAAAGGAGAGTGACATGATAAAAATTGCCGAATTGGGAAATGCTCAAGTAAAAGTTTCCAAAACAGAAAATGACAACACAGTTTCCATTGCTGATCTTGCAATGTATGTGGAATTTGATCCCGATAACGCTAAACGTTATGATACGTCTATTCCGGTAGTTGCGTATGAAGCACTTGAAGACGAATATGGTGCCTTCGAAAAAGTTGACGGAGGATGTGATTACTACATTGGAGCCTGGATGAGCTTCAAAGACGGTAGTGAGATCATTATACGGAACGAATAATGAAGATACTATATGTCCATGGATTCGGGAGTCGATTCGACCCCGAACATGAAAAAGTCAAACAACTAGAACAGTTGGGCAAGGTTTACGGTGTCGACGTAGAGTTTTGTAAAGGATACGAAAATGTTTTTAAAACTGTATCCTGGAGTGTTGAAGAACACGAAATTGATCTAATTATCGGAACGAGTATGGGCGGTTACATTGCTGCCTTTGTGAGTGAAAAATACGATATTCCTTTCGTTGCATTTAATCCTATCACTCAACCAAGTAAAACATTAGAGCGTTGGTTAGGTAGTTTTACCGATCGTGAAGGACGAGATCACTATCTTAGTGATAATATTGTCGAAAAATATCCTGACATGAGCATGGAAGGGAATGGTATCGTTATATCTGAAATGGGTGACGATATCGTAAGCGCTCATAAAACCGAGAGCATAGTTGAGGACAGTTACGAGTTTCACAAGTTTACTGGCGGCAGCCACTGCTTTGATCATATTGAAAAAGCTGTGCCGCTCATACAAAATTTCCTAAAAAAATAAAGGAACAATATGAAACATCAAGACTTTCAAATGGTAAATTGTCGATCGGCCAATCGCGATACCACTGATTTGTGGGATATCCTCGTTGGTGGTATGCTTTATACAACTATTCGCGGAAAAGAAAAAGCCGCAAAAGTTTGCATTGCACTCAACAAGGACCCATATTATCTTGAACGTGGTCAAGATCGCCGCTCGCGTGGCGGGGCTACCAATTACGAAAGAGCATGACATGACGGGTGAGCCGTGACGAAAGGTCGGCTATAGACGGGGTTCGAATCCCCACACCCGCCTAAATCAATACAGGAGGAAAAAATGGAGCCCGGAGCCCTTCTTGCACTTTGCGTTTTTCTGGCTATGTGTCCTTTTTTTGCATGGATGCTTGCAGAAGGTAAACGCCAATTTCGTGAGTCACAGGAAAAGAATCGTCCTAATGAAAAATAAATAGAGTATGGTAAAAATTAGTTTTGAAGCAACCCCCCGTAGTAGAGTATCCCAACAAGTTCTCGATAAGGTAGATGCTGTTAGTGTAACACATCTCCCGAATGATAGCTTTGCTGCTACTGTAGACGGCGTCAAGCGCATCAATGATGTTGCTGGACGCCGTATTGCTTTTCCGCATATTGCTGCTCGTAATCTACATTCTGTTTCAGAATTGATAGAAGGCATTCAAGACCTCAACAATGAATCTCAACAGGCTCTTCTTATCGGAGGTGCTGGTGATAATTGGATATATCGTGACAAACTAGATGTATATTATGATCTCCAGGAAAATTTAGCTTTGAACTGGAAATTTTATATTGGTGTAGACCCCAATCTCGACGAAACAAAACGTCTTAAATCGATAACCTATTTGAGAGTTGGGGATATATCTTACGGTATGAATCAGCTTTGCCTCAATCCAGAAAGGATGCGTTGGTGGAGAAATTTTATTATTCCATGTTTACCCACACAAACAACTGCCAAGGGATTGTGGAAATACATGAAATTGTGTGGTGTTACAACTTCTCTTAAAGGATTGTGGATAAACAAATCTGGTATAAATTATATTCACAACGGAAGAATCGACGTTAACCGTTTCTGGCGTGATACGGATTATGGATCAGAACGCGAACGAGTTCATTTCTTTAATTTTGGAAATCTAGAAAGGACTATTGATGGATTTCAACAAGAATTCGGAACATCTGCTTGATATTGACTGTTTAAAATCATTTGGAGCAGAGCCTGCATATTTTGGTTTAGGCTTTATTCAGCTAAAAACCAAAACCAATGCGCGAGTTCATTTTTACCACAAGGATCTTCCTGTTTTAGCTGAAGAACCACACGATCATCGTTATGATTTTATTAGCTATATCTTACAAGGAACATTTGACCAGACCATTTGGGGATGGCAACCAGGTCCTGACGGTGAGTATCAAAAATTTTGGGAAGATTGTAAGCCCGGAAATGAAAAAGAGGGTCATCCCCCTGAACGCGGTCATACCTGGCCGTTGATTGATACTGAACACCTTGCAGGATCATACTATCAAATTTATGCTAATACTTTACACACTGTGAGAGCACGTGACAATTGCATTACATATCTTGTTCGTCAAACACCATACAAAGATTTCGCTGGCGTAGTTCGTCGTGATGGCGAAGAAAAAGTGTGCCCGTTCAGTCAACCAATTCCAGCAGATAAGTGTTGGGAAATGATTAGAGAAATGCTTCCTGAGCAAAGAAAGCCCGGTTATCATTTGACAAACATTGATCGCGGAGAGGTTGGTGAACCCAGCAAAATTGTTGAAGAGGCACTGGAGTTAGCGGATGCTCATCGTCAAGGGGTGCGTATTATGTCTCAATTGGAAATGAGCGATGTATACGGTGCTCTAGATCGTTATCGTGAAAAGCATCACCCAGATCTTGACATAAAAGATATTCGAGCAATGTATAATGTTACTCGACGTGCATTTGAAAATGGTCAACGCAGTTAAGCGATATCGTCAATAATCTTGATTTGAAGACAGGTGTTGTTTGGGTAGGTTTCTATTGATCCGTCGGAATAAGTAACTTCAAATTCTCCATAAAATGTTCCAGATGTGTCTGTATCTGCTGCTTGCCATTCATACTCGACAAGTTTTTTTGTTTCATCTACGATATTTCCAGTGCCTCGAGATATTTTTACAGTGTCATCATCAGTTGGCTTCATATTAAAAACTACAGATACGCCAGTCAAATCGCTAAATCCACTGAGTATAGCTTTAATAGAAGGTGCCGTATCATTTTGTTTTATTATGAACATGTTATAAATTCCGATCTTACTCACATATTTAAAATATGATAATTTATAATAAGTATAATAAAGACATGATTAGATAAATGAAAAATATTAATTGGAAATTAATCAGTAATGCGGTAGAATTCTACCAGGACCATGGTTTCAAATACATTGAAACACCGTGGTTTGTGTCTCTTGAAGCACTGGAAATTACCTGTGAAAAGAGATCAAATATCTATCGTGTAGCAGGAAAAGGCGGATTGGTTGGTAGTGCTGAACAAGCTTTCTTGCAATTATCCATAGACAACCAACTAGAAGGTGTAAATTTTGTAAGTGCTGGTCCGTGTTTTAGAAATGAACGGGTGGACGACCTACACCAAAATCAATTTTTCAAAGTCGAATTGTTCACACGTTGCGTGAACTCTGAAGAGTCAAAATTTGCTGCATGGGAAGTTCTCAAACGTGCCGAAAAATTCATGGGAGATTCAGCAACTGTTGTTGAAACCCAGGCCGGTTGGGATATAGAAATTAATGGAATCGAAGTAGGCAGCTACGGACGTAGATACCACGATGCAGTTGGTTGGTGGGTATATGGGACTGGAATAGCCGAACCTAGGTATACGCAGGCATTGCAGAATACATCTGTTTGAAAGAACAGACGCTCAGATAAATAACCGCGCGGTTAATTACACTGTGCGGTTTTCAGTAAGTGCCTGATTCCGGATAAATAGATACACCAGAGGATAAATCATGGCCACTAAAAAAGATCTTAATGATTACATTACTACAGTGAGTAAACTCAAGCCCAGTGCTGAAGTTAAATTTCGCAGCACTGACGAATCGGGCGAAGTTACTGAATCTGTAGCAAGTAAAGAATACGTTGCAAAACATGCCGACAAGGAATTCGATGCTGCTAGTCAGATCAAAAGCCTCAACGAACGTCTTGCACGAGTAACCGAAAAAGCTGCTCAACAAGCTGTTGAAGAGAATGATGAAGCTGTTGAAGAGAATGATGAAATTGACGAGCTAGAGCAAGAAGTTGAAGATGAAGAACAATTGGCTGAAAATGCCGACGTTTCTTTCCGCAATGCTCGTCAACCGCAAGAAGAGGAAGAAAGCCCTCTAACATATGTTCCAAATGCCAGCACAGAGGATCCGGGTGATACTCAGGAAATGAGTGAAACTGCTCTTCTTATTCAATTGGTAGGAAAGCTAATCGACAAAATCGACGAAATGCAAAATTTCAATCCTGTTATTCATGTTCCTGCTCCGGTTATCCATGTGACATTACCCGAAACAAAACGCACGGTAACCAAAGCAGTAGAGCGTGATGAAAATAACTGGATCAAAACTGTTCGCGAGCATGTTGAGGAGGCTCCTGAGGGTGAACCGTTAATCGAAGTTAAACAGGAAGAACCTCGAACCGAAAAAACACAGACACGCAAGAAAAGAAAACCAAAGGATAACGAATGACCTTACTCGTCCCAAATAGCTCTGAAGCCATTATTTTGGAAAACTTCCTCAATAAAACAGCACCTGAAGATCTTGTTCTGAAACTTTATAGTTCAGATACTACACCAAGCGAGAGCGATACAGAACTAACTTATACAGAAACATCAGGAGGTGGTTATGCTGATGTTCCTTTGACTGCGGCAAGCTGGACAGTAACACCAGGAAGCCCATCAACCGCAGCGTATCCAGAAGTTACATTTACATTTACCGGTGCTGCTGGTAATGTATATGGATATTACGTAGTGCAAGCAACTAGCGGGGCGCTTATGTGGGCAGAACGGTTTACTAATGCGCCACTAAACATTCAAAACAACGGCGATGAAATTCGTATTACATTACAGATTACATTGGAGTAAAATATGACAGTAAAAGTAGTCGGACATTGGGAATTGGGCTGGCGGTCTCCAATTAATGAATTTGATGTGTGGATACATCCATTAAAGGAATTTGGACTTGATGAATTTTATATGGTTCCAGTTTCAGGTATTAGCAAAAGTCGTTGTTTAGAAAAAACAAACCTACAAGAGGTTTTTGCAGAAACCGATCAACAAAATTTTGAAAGAGTTTTTGTTGATGAAAATGCAACTGTTGAACTTCCTGATTTTAACCATCCAACAAATGCGCTCTACGTTATTGGTAGAACTGGTTTTTCTCCATATATGACCGAATTTCGTGAAGGTATAGACCATGCTGTTAAAATTCCAAGTATGGTTAATAATGGAGGATTTTGGGGAGAGCAGGCCGCTATAATGATTCTTTATGACCGGTTCCTCAAGGAGAGATAATGGCAGTAACTATTTTGGATAACAGGACTGTTGTTGACGAAGCTGACGCCAACACTGGATGGACTAGTTCTTCAGGTAGTCCAACTGTTTTTACTAGTGCACCAGATCCTGTTGAGGCAAATGCTTGTTTGGGTATCCAGGTCTCAACTGCTACTGAAGATGTTTATCATACATTGCCGGCAGGAGTTGATCTAACAGATACCTTAGTTTATGTGTGGATGCTCCCGGGTGGAGTTCTTGACACAACAGTAAATGGAGGAATTCAAGTTTATTTGGGTGATGGAACCAATGCTGCTGGATATCACGTTGGCGGCTCTGATGGTGCGGGTTTCCGCCACGACGATGGACCAGTTGTCTGGCAATGTTTTACTATCGATACTGGTAATTTACCTGCAAATACAACAACACTTGCCGGCGGTGGTGCTGGTTCATTGGTTCTAACAAGTATTGATGATATTGGTGCAGTTTTTAAAACGCTTGCTAAGAGTGTTGGTAACCAGGAAAACTGTTTTGTTGACATCATATTCTACGGCAACGGCGGATTGACCATTACAGGTGGCGGAACAGGAACAGAGGGTAAATTTTTAGAAATTGCTCAAAGAGATCGTTCTACCGCTGACCATGTTACCACAGCAAGTGCGACTTCAGGTGCATATGGTATTTGCAGAGAGCTGGGTGCTGACTTGATTGGTCTCCAAGGACCTCTAACATTTGGTGATAGTGCTGGGACCGGAAGTCTTGATTTTGAGGATACAGGACAAACCGTTGTTTTCGAAGATCGAAATTTCAGCACTAACAAATATGGATATACTATAACAGGAAACGCAACTGGCACGACCAGTTTTATTCTTGGTGTTCGTGATGGTATTGGTTCGGGGTCAGAAGGATGTTCTCTTATCACCCCTGCTGGCGTTGGTGCATTTTTTACTGCATCAAGTGCAAATATAGATACGCTAGGACTATATGGTTGCACCTTTGGTGGCTTTACTCAAGGAGTCACATTTACTACAGATGCCACAGCTGGTCCAAATCATGAAATTTTTGCTACTAGCTTTAGTGGATGTTCACAAATTGTTATTGGACAAACAGAATTCCGCAATAATGATATATCAGCGACAACATCTACTGGAACAGCGGAAGCGGCTGTATTGATTGAAGATACTACCAATTTGAGTGATCTCAGTTTTACATCAGGTGGCACAGGCCATGCTATTGAAATAGCTGATGCTACTAATTCTCCATTTACATTTTCAAATTTTACATACGATGGGTATGCAGCTACAGATGGCGGAACAGGAAATGAAGTTTTAGTTAATACGAGTGGAAGTCCTATAACAATTAATGTTACAGGTGGAGATACTCCCACTGTTGACACTACAAACTCGACCGGGACTGTAACTATCAATAACAACGTGAGTGTCACGATTACCGTTGTTGATTCGACTACTAACCCAGTAACTGGTGCAGTTGTTGCAGTATATGATGTTGGAACGGATACAGAATTAGCGAATGATGAGACGGATGTTAATGGAGATGTTACATTTTCAACATCGGCAAACAATGATGTTTATATTAGGGTGCGCAGAAGCACTACCGGCAGCACACGATATGTGCCTGTCGAAACCACGGCTAATACGGGTTCAGGACTTCTCCTAACCGTAACACTTAACGAGGATATTATAGCAGCGGCATGAGTGTTTCAGTTCTTGGTGGTGATATTACCATCTACTTTACAGATGATACTGGCGGAGACAAGCAGATCAAATGGACTGGGTCTGCGGCAAATACTGCTACGAGAACCGTTAATGAAGTATATTCAGCTGTGATGGACGTTTTTGATAATGTCACAGCTGGCGCCGGAGATTATATGAATGAAGGTGTTCCGTTTCGTGCGGTAACGCCAACACAGTATACAATAGGTGAAATTGAAACAAACGATAACGAGCCTTGGTTTATTGATCCTTTTACTATTCAACATTTTACAGGTGGTGGTATCACAACGACAGGATGGACAAGAACCGAAACAACCAATATCGGAATTATACGTGTTCAGTGTTCAAGCACGGCGTTTAATCTGGTAACAAGCGATGAGGGTGATACAGTAACTCACACTGATGGAGATAGTGGTAAAATACTTTATGTTGATACTACGAATTTCCAAGTTTGGATTCGACCGGATTCAAGCGCCGCGACGGATAGCTTTACAAGTACAGGAACACTAACCGCATCTACATCATCAAACACAGCAACCCAAAATGATGCTACTCCTGAGTCAGGTAACTGGGAATGGGCAAACTTGTATACAATTGGTACGATTGTTCCTGGAACACAAATTTATGTTGCTAGGAATCAAACGACATTTGATACTTTCTTTCCAACAGGATCTATAGATAGACTGTTCCCAATAAATGAATTTGGTACACTTATTGATAACGGTTACTTGACTGTATATGCACGTTTAGCAAATACCACATATGATAACTTTGTTTCGGATGCAAGTAACGGTGGTCGTATTGCTATTCCACTTGCTACACAGGATGATTTGAATAACGAGACAACAGGTGTTATTGCTGCGAATGGGATAACAATAAATTATACAGGTCCATATACAGCCGATGTTAACAGTGATACAACAAATGAGAATTATTCAATACAATTGGATTGTGCAAATAACTCACTAAGTTATGTCTATGAATACGTGAAGTATATTACACGTAGAGGTTCTACTACCCAACTTAATGGTCTTGACGGAGAACAATATATTGGTATCGACTATAGAATAGATTATACATCAGAAACTGGCACAGTCAATATTGGTGACGAGGTTACGGGCTCGGTGTCAGGAGCAACCGGGTACGTTACAAATAAGAACTCATCAGACACTTATGTTACGCTGAATAATTCACAAGGGACGTTTGTAACTGGTGAAAACTTGGTTATAGGAGGTAATAGTCTTAATACGACGACAACTGTTACTCCATTTACGCCAACCAAAGCAAGTCCTCTTGGCACATTCGCTGGTGGAAGATTTTTTGGAGCACCAGGAGTGTATTTGATAAATGTCACTGGTGATGATCTTAACAATTACCAAGTTATTGCTGATGATGGTGTGACATATGAAGAACCACTTCAGGTTACATTTACTCTAACCGGTATCCAGACAGATTCGGAAATCAGGCTTTTCAATTCAGATCTATCTACTACAAAAGGTATAGAAATCGCCGGAACAGAAAGTAGTGAAAGTACATTAAGAAGTGCTAACATTATTTCAGGTGGATCAGGATACTCAGTAAACGATACACTTACATTACAAGGTGGCACTTTTACAACCGCAGCACAATTGAATGTTGATAGTGTTGATGGCGGTGGCAGTATTACTTCTGTAAGTGTTGCAGATCCTGGATCAGGATACACTGAAAACCCATCTGCTCCGATAAGTGTGACTGGAGGAACCGGAACCGGAGCAACTTTTTCAGCCACCTTCCTTGGAGATTTTAGCTATACATATACATATACGACAGACATTAACTTAATCGTTGTGATTTTCAACCTGTTCGCTAAAGATATTCGACTAACAGGACTACAGTTAACCAATACAAATCAGAGTATTCCAGTTCAGCAAATTACTGAACGAAATTACCTCGTTGGATCCATATAATTGCCGGTTTTGCATAAATAACTCTAGCATATGCAATAATTAACCAGGAGGGATACTAAGACATGGCAATTATTACCGATCCAGATCTAATCGGTCGCTATGACGTTATTTTCGGTACAGCTAGCCAGGAAATCTCAATTTATCCGGTTGGTGATACACAGCGTGGCGCAACACTAGCAAACTGCTACGTGTCAACTACAAGCGAAATCACCAATACAGATGGAACAGGATGGACAGGCATTACTGAAGGTGACGTTGCAGCGGTTTTAACAGGACCAGACGCAGGTCATTATTTCGTCGACACAACACCATCAACATCAGCATTCACAGCAGTGGATATTGATAATGGTTCAACAGGTGCAGCAACTACATCACTGACTGTTGCACAAACAACGGTTGATTTGACTACCGTTGCTTCAAACCAAATTACAATCAACGCACACGGATATGTTACTGGCGATGCCATTGTTTACACCAGTGCAGGTGGTGGTGGCGCTGATACAGCACTCACAGTGGGTAATGTTTATTACATTATCTGGGTTGATGCAAACACTATCAGTCTTGCAACAACATACGCAAATGCATTGGCTGGAACCGTTCTCACACTAAACAGTGATGCAACCGGAACAACACACACGTTTGATGATCGTATTCTTGTCGGTGTGTTTAACAACGGTGCAAGTGCAGTTGTCGCATCAACAACACCAACTGGTGAATTTATTAATGGAAATGAAACCACAGGTGATGATGATGGCGACGTTAAAGACGGTATTACCCTCCAGGCTATATACTCCTTTGGTAAGGATGAATGGCGTGTTGACTCACTAATCACTGACTTGTCAGGTGATTACAACGACGACCTTATCCGAACAGAATTTCCTTTCGAGGCTATTACCAGTGAGCAGTTCGAAGTTGGCGGCGGTTCAGCACACGATAACTGGAATTGGTTCAACGATTATACCCGTAAAAAGGTTAGAACTGGAGGATGGGCTGAAAAGACACGTAACCAGGTTGGTGACCAAGACCTAGCACGTTGGACCGGTGTTGTTACACTTGGTTCTCTTGATATTGACACTCAAGTTTATTACCAGCAGGTCAGCGCAACAACAGCCAAAAACGACTTTACCTTTACCGGTGTTGTTAACGAATCAGTTCAGATTCTTGATGACCCTAACCAGGATGGTGCATATGGTGATGGCTTTGACCGAACAACCTACCTCAAACTATTCGCTCGTAAAAAGGGTCGAACATACGCTCAGTCAGAGATTGCAGACATCGGTGTTAGCACACTACAAACTATTGTTAACCGATTCCCGCTTACTGCTACAGCAGACGCAGCTATTACAATCACCGACGCACAAATTTTCGGCACAAGCCCATACAAGTTCTCTGCAGATCCTAATGGAACCAGCGCAGAACTATCAACAGGCACAACCGGAACCAAGAGCTCAACATTGACATTTACAGATTCTGGCGCAACTTTCCAGAGTGACGGTGTCGCCGTTGGTGATGTGTTGCGTATTACAGCAGATCCAACATCATCAACAAGCGACGTTGGATATTATTTGATCGCTTCAGTTACAAGTGAAACAGAGCTCGTAGTTGATGATGTTGAATATGTAAATGCTGATGGCGACTTCGTGTTTAATGGAGATTGGCAGTCAGTTGATGACACCACAGACGTTGAATATGATGTTTACTCAAGTGTTATTGTTTCAAGCACAACAGATGGTGGTACTGCTGGTGAAGGTATTATTAATGTTGCACCAGGAACAGTTGCTTCGGGTGCACTTGGTGAAATAACCGACACGACTAACTCACCGTTTGGAAGTGTTGAAGCAGGAGATATACTTGTTATTACAGGCGGAACAACCGACACAACTGATGTTGGTGTTTATAAGATTGTTGACAGTAATTATGACAGTAATGCCGTATTACCAACAGCTACAACTGTTTATGTCAACACTCTAGATGAAGAATGGCCGGCATCACGTGATGGTGGAGTTACATATGAAATCCGTGAACCAGGAATGTTCCTACAGTTCAAGGACGAATTAACACAAACCACAGCAGCCACAAACTACAACTTTGATGGATCAGCAAGAACTATTACGCTAACAGGTGATACATGGGATGCAAGTGTTGGGCCAGGTACAATGATTGTTATAAGTGGTTCTGAAAACGGTGGTGAAAATGATGGCCGTTATACAGTTCTAACACGTGACAGCAGTTCACAAATCACACTTGTTACAACAGATACTCTAACAACAAATGCAACTGACACTGCCGCAACAATTGAAGTCCGTGAAGGATTCAAGCGTCAAATTGGTACAGGAACATTTGCATATCGTTGGAGACTGTTTGGTAATAACGGAACCTTGCAGGAGTGTTTCCAGTTTATTCAGAACCAGCTACGTGATGACGCAGACATCGACTTTGGTAACGGAACATCAATTGGTAACATTACAGACCTCTTGATGAGCTTTGCTACTCCAACAGGAACAGGTATTGACTTGTTCATTGATGATCTTAACACTAGCGACATCAACAACGCTACATTCCAAGACCATAGTGAAACAAGCCGTAACTTCCCGTTCACTGCATCCGGAAGCTTGGTTTTCAACTCAAACCTCGAAGGCGATACAAATGCAAAATATTGGTTGTTCTTTACGAATGACAATGCAGGTGATAACCTTGGTCGTGATTACGGAACCAAAGATGCTATCCTAGTTGAAGATGCAGATGATATCCAGATTTTCGGTGATATTAACGGCACAGGAACACATACAGGAGCAGCTGGATCTGTCGACGCTGCTGGTAACATTAGTATTCCATTCACATACGACTACGATGTTAACACCCAAAGAGGTTCAGCAAGTGCTCAAACAGACGCACCGGTTACGTTGGTTGCTATCGGACTCAATAACGCTCAGTTCGTTATTGCATCCGGTACGATTACAAGATCAACTGGTATTACAATTTCCGCCGTTGCGGCACTTGAACGAAATTACCTTGAAGGTTCAGTATAATATCAAGATAAATAAAAGCGTGGTAATTTACCACGCTTTTATTCTGAGGTCTTGATGAAAGAGTTTATAAAACAACACCTTCTAAAATCTTCTGGTGCATTTAATTCGAATATAACTACATCGTGGTTTGATAAGAACGATTTGAAGGACAAATATGAGAAGATAATCAACCTAACTGATTTCCTGCCAGCAGATGTTTCATTTTCTCATCGCTGTCATTACATATTAAATGATATGTATGATGTTAAAAAATGCCTAACATGCAACAACCCAATGCCGTATGCAAGAATACACGGGAAAGGAAGGGTTGAATTTTGTTCTAATTCCTGCTCTCAGAAGCACAAAAATACAAGAGAAAAAATAGAAAAAACCACTATGAAAAAACACGGAACACGGTGTGTTTTAACTGATTCAAAAAAATATATGAATAAAAAATATGGAGTATTGAATGCTTCTCAATTGCCAGAAGTTCAGGAAAGAAAAAAGAAGAATGCATTAGACAAATACGGCGTTTATTATCAGCAAGCACACTTAAAGCCTGGTGCTATAGAGCTTTTATCTGATATTGATTACTTGTCTAATACGGAAAAAAGACAAATATACAATGATACAGGTATTTCTCAAAGTCATCTTTCAAAAATCTTCAAAAGAGTTGGATTAGATATCAGCCAACACCGTTCAGAAAAAGAGATAGTGAAATATATTAAATCACTAGATAACAATATTGAAATTTTGGAAAATAGGCGTAAACCTTTAGATAATAAATATGAACTGGATATATTTTTACCAGATTATAGTATTGCAATAGAATACCATGGACTGTATTGGCATTCAGAAGCTAGAAATTTACCTAAAAATTATCATTATAAAAAATATGAATCGTCAGTTAAGAAAAATATAAAACTTTTTCAGATTTTTGAAAATGAATGGATTTCTGATAGGTCTAATGATATTTGGAAATCGATGATTGCCAATCATATTGGAGTCAATAAGCAAATACAAGCAAGGAAATGCGTTGTAAAAGAAATTAATACATCTGAAGCAAGAGAATTTTTAAATCAGAATCACTTACAAGGATATGCCAATTCATCTATAAAGCTAGGTTTGTATCATGACAATGAACTAACACAAGTCATGACATTTAGAAAGCCTCGTTTTGATAGAAGATTTCAATTTGAAATTATTCGATTAGCAACAAAAAAATATCATTATGTAGTGGGTGGAGCGAATAAAATTTTCAAAACTTTTAAACAACTGTATGACGATCCAGCCATAATAAGTTATGCAGACCTTCGTTATGCCTCTGGCAACGTATATAAAAACATGGGATTTGAATATGAACGCCGTTCAAATCCAAATTTTTGGGTAATAGAAGATTGGAAAACATTGCACAATCGTATGAAATTTCAGAAGCACAAACTAGTAAATAAACTAGAGATATTTGATGAAAAATTATCTGCCTGGGATAACATGAAAATAAACGGTTATAATCGTATATGGGATGCAGGTAATGATATATACATTTATAAAAGGAATAATCAATGACAGAATCGGATATGGATAAACTACTCAACGTCGCGCGAGGTGTTGATAAATTTGACGATGTTTTAACAGAAGAACAATTCGTGGAAGCAGCCAAAATAGAATGGCAGACACTTCCAGATGGAAGCAAATCAAAAATTTTGCACCGGCGTAGGCTGCGTGAAGCGATGTTTAAGATACTCAAATATGATGCCCGTGATCTTGAACATCTGATGACACCAGAGTTAAAAGCTCTCTATGAAATTATTGATGAACAACTTGATTCAAACATGGGAATGAACTGGGAGGGATTCACGTTTGTTTGGGACATACATCCTAAGGGAATGCCAGTTGTTGTGCGTAAAGAAGCATGGGTTAAAGAAGGGGGCGGATTTGATCCAGAGTTAGGAACACATTTTCCGTCGGCATTTACAGAACAGGAAATTAGTTAATGAAAATCCTATATGGTGAAGGTGACTTTTTAGAAAAAGGACATCAGATTCTTGCTTACCCGGCAAGCGTAGGCAGTGATTCGCATCTGCCTATTGAAAAAACAGTTATGAAAAAGAACCCAGATGTTCGTCAGAGTCTTTATAATATGTTTGCAACAAATGAAAATTATGAAGTAGAACCACCCAAGTTGGGTGATGTTATATGGACACAAACATCTGGAAGCAAATGGATTGCACACTGCATTGTTTTTGAAGAAAGTGGATTCCTCAATTATGATGCATTAGAATTGTGTCTAAAATCACTCAAGAAAAAAGCGGACGAATTGGAGCAAGAACAGATAGGCATACCGTTACGTTGGTTTCCAGATCGTGAAATGAAGATGAACTGGTTAAGAACTTACGAAATGATCGAAGATGTCATGAGTGAAGATGATGACGGAGTACACGGTCATTATCAGGTATTTGCTTATGATCCAGACAGTAAATTTGTTCGTGATCTAGTTGAAAGCTTGCCCGGAGACAAACGAGCATTTTATGCGGACGTTCAAATTCGTTTCAGAAATTTCTGAAGCCAGTTGGTTTTTGGCTCAGGTAATTCATAGTAACGATGTGCTGCACGCCACAATTCAAAATCACGCTCGTGTAATTCAAGAACATATCGTTTATAAGAATAGTGAGTTTCAAAATATTCATCAGTTTCAACTTGATAAGCACGTTTACGAACATTTGCCTCGTGTTTTCGATCGTTACGACTGATTTCAAGATCTACTCCTTTTTCTCTAAGCCAGTGATTGGTTAGCTCTTCGGTTGAATGTCTTGAATCAATGGGAATGAAATGAACTCGATCGACAACTTCGCTAAATTGCATACTGATAGGCATGATGTGTGGATTAAAAAAGATCATCTTAAAAAATGGACCTTTTCTGACCGCAGTGAAATTGCGCTCATTATTAATCCAAGCAAGCTGAGCCATGCCTTTCTTGAATCTCTTCCAGGGATCCTGAATATGACTAAACAAATCTACATGTTTATCAAACTCATCCTCTCTCGTCCAGCCGTTTTTTTGAAAAAAGGCACTATGAGTAGAACTTGCATTTTTTGGAACGGGCATGTAGCCCAAGCGGTTATTGGGGTCACGGTAAAACATCAATTATATTTACCGGATAAATAACTCGAATGATATAAAAAGGATTAATCAATGAGTCATGGAGCATCATTTGTAAGAGTGCCACCACAAAGCACAGGTAAAAGAATTTCAACTGTTGCTAGAGTTCTCATACAGTATGACAATAAAACCGGAAGTTTTGGAATAGGAAGTACTGTTACTGGAGCAACTTCTGGAGCATCAGGCATTATCACATCTGAAGTTACGGAAGGGTTTGCACCAAATACCGGACTCATATGGCTTAAAGAAGTTAATGGAACTTTTGAAAATAACGAAAATCTAGAAATAAACAATGTTACACAAGCATCTGTTAATATCACAACTGCTTATCCCGGACATGAATATGATTACCAAAACATGGTTATAACAGATCCGGAGAATCCAAGTTTCCAACAAAGAATTGACCGTTTTGGTGCAACATTAAATACCTTCACTGATGGTTCTCCTGTTTTTGGTTCGTTTGGAACAATGTCTGTTGGTGAGCCACAGAGTATTAAAGATTATCGTTTTGCATACGATAGCAGGCCAGATTTATTTTATGATCAAGAAGTTGGCGGAGCAACGGTGGGCTATGAAACTGCTTCCGGTACAGTATTGTTATCAAACGGAACCGCATCTGGTGATCTTGCAAAAAGAACAAGCCATTTTAATCACCCATATGTTCCTGGCGTAGGGCATGTAGCAGAATTCTCAATACGTTGTGGAGATTCTGGTAAGAACGGTGTCCGCCGCCGTTGGGGATATTATAATGACAATGATGGTGTTTATTGGGAGTTAGACGGAACACAATTAAATATTGTTTTACGTTCAAGTGTTTCTGGCTCAATTATTGAAACAAGAATTCCTCAAGATCAATGGAATAAAGATTCTCTAGATGGACGTGATAGTATTGGTTTTGAGTTAGATCCCACCGCGCCGAATATCTATTGGATCGATTTACAGTGGTTGGGTTCAGGACGTATTCGTTTTGGTATTGTTGAACCTGGTGGCTCTAGGATTACTGCCCACATAATCGAAAATGCAAACGATCCCACTGCTGAATTTCCATATATGAGAACAGCAACTCTACCTATAAGAGTGGAACAAGAGAATACATCAGCCGCAGCCAGTTCTAGTGAAATAAGATTTGTATGTGCAAGCGTGAAACATTCTTCTGGTGTTAAAATAGGAGGTGACAAACATTCATCATCCAATAATACAGTTCAAACAATACAGACATCTTCTGGTGAGGTACCACTCATATCTATACGACCAAAAGTCACAATGAATGGAATTTTAAACAGCTCACTAATCAGAGGAACAAGTATTTCATTGGCAAATATAACAAATACAGGAGGGGCACCTGTAGCATTTAGGCTGCGGGCGGGAACAACGGATGGCTTAACTGGTCATAATTTTACGAGTCATAAACCGAACAGTATTGCTGAGTTAGATACATCATCAACTTCGATTGATCCAAATAAATTACATCAAATAGTAACACTTTTTGTTTCTGCTGATAAAACTGAATTTGTGCAAGACATTGCACCAAGAGATCTGCATAGTTTTGAAGCATTTCTTAAAGGCGATAATGCTACAGGTATAGTGTTTACTATAACGGTAGAAGTCTTGGGGGGGACCAATGCAGATGTAATAGCTGCGATCAATTGGGAAGAAATACTATTATAAGCGAGTAACGACGTGTTATCACTATATTTTGCAAATTGGACCTTCTGGGAAGCTTATGATCCTGAAAGTGGTACATACGGTGGCCAGAAAGTTACCTTTGACGGTCCCAACAAGCTTATTTTGATTAATGATGGTGAAACAGAAATCGATTTCCGTGTAGATGTATATTCTAACTGGAAAGAATGGTTGCTTTCTGCTGAAAATGCAAAATATGAAGAAGCTATAAGTGTTATTGGTGGTGACCCGTTGCCAGGTAATCGAATCCTAGGTTCAACATTCTTCTTGGAAAATGGATGGAGGATTCGTAGTTGGGAAGGTGACCACATTCTTACAATCACTGGCAACGTGTTCACACGTGAAGGTGATGACCCTGTTCTGCCCAGCGAAGGCGAACACAAGATCACCGTTAACTTCAATACATCTACACTCGTTGAAGGTGGCCGTCAGATTGGTGCTGAACTTGGTATTGACAGTGTTCTTCAAATTGACGAAGTTTGGAAAATACATGGCTTGGATGTAAACAACCCCCTCAATGTTACATCTACTTCACGTAATGCAGCTGATATTCAACAAACAATTACTGATAATGGTGATGGTGATGTTACCGTAACAAGGACCAATTAAATGGTCGACGGAAAGAAGGGAACTTCCAGAGATATTGCAACACAGGGTATATCTAGTCCTGACGGACTGGGTATATCCACGCAAGGTTTTATTGAGCCTATTCTTGGCGATCTTGTTTTTGGTGGCGAAGCTATTATTGTGCAAGGCGTTAATGCTGGTGTAGAGGGTGGTGGCCTTGTTATTGGCGGTGTTGCAGATGCATATTATGCATTCCGATTCTCAGGAACAGGCGGATTAATTACTGACGGTTCTGGACTGATCACATTTAGTCCATTGTTTGCTGGCACAGGCGGTGTGTTAATTGGCGGCCAGGCTGATATTGATTACAGCGTAACACCTGTTGTTGATTCTAATATATCACTTGGTGGTTCAGCAAGTGTCAATACAATTAGATATCATATAGGTTCTGGCGGCCCAATTATTGATGGCGATGCATTCGAAGTTATATCATTCAATTACATTTCAACTGGCGGAATTGTAACAGACGGACAAGGAAATATAAACGTCACATTTACAACTGGTGACGGTACACAAGGCGGCCTAATTATTGATGGTGAGGCCGGTCTTGAAACAAAAGGATTGGAATTTGGACGTGGCGGGGCACGTATTCCACGACGTCGTCCTGCTCAAACCACTACGTTTGAACCACCTAAATTTGACCCGGATGACTATTTCCAGCCCATGGACTACCTTAAAAAAGTCCAGGACATGCTGGATCGAGTTGAGCAAGAAAAACTCAACAAGCTTGATCACCTTTCAAAAGGCACGATTGGAATTGACGGTCGTGGACATGTAACAGTTGTTTATAGAGATAAACCAGATGGCGAAATTGTTGTTGCAAACAATCCACCACTAGAACCTATCGAACTTGAACTTCCAAATGTATTCGATCAAGGAACAACAGCAAGAGAAATTGCCGAGTTGGAAGATCATTTGTTCCTAAATGACATGCTAGGTTTAGGCAATTACAAGATAAAACCCGGACCCAAAGCAAGATATGTTCATCAGAAAAAGAAATCAACTGGTGGATCAGCGGATGTCAAATTTATGTCGGGTTCCGGTGCAGTCAAACATTTTGACATGCGCGAACACAGGCAACGCAAAGAAGACGAGGAATTCTTGTTGGAGGTAAACATGCGAACCAGACAAGAACAAGAGGAAGAAGAATTGCGTTTGCTTGGAATAATTGATTGACTTTGCACGTAATATTTGTTATTAATTAATCATGCTTGAAATTTTAATCCTATTCTTAATATTCATCGTTCCCACAGTTTGGGGCGGTTATTATTGTTTTGTAAGACAACCAATTGTTGCTGCACTATTTCTTATATTCTTCCTCCCAGCACTATGGGTATGGGGATGTTTTGAACTCTGGTTAAGAATTATCGATACTTTTCTAGGATAAGCCGCTCTAAGAAAAAAACATCAGGCTCGGAGTTGGACGAAGACCTGATTAACGAGCAATGGCGCGGGGCTTTTATAATACCGACGTCTAATCCAACTCACCACCCGTGATAGGATCTGCCAGGGTGTAAATCTGGCGCCGGATCAGTAACCGGTAACAAAGGCCGCGGATTAGAAGGGGCTTGACTGGTGAGGTCATCAAGCACAGTGGGGCGCTGCCTTTCCCAGGCAGTATCAGAAAGATTCCGCAAATGCCGCGAACTGCGTCGCCTATAAGAACGTGTTGGATGGCACAAAAAATTATTTGATTTTTAGTGAAGGCCATTAAAGTAAAAGGGACGCGCACACACCTCCCAAGCTGCCAGAGGCGAAACGTCTGGCGCCGGCAGCAGCAACCGGCACTATTATTTTAAGAGGACTATTATGGAACTAGCTTTTTTGTCTACCCTATTTAATCCAGGAGTAATGTTTTTTATTCTGGGTGTTTTGGCCATGTTAGTCCATTCTAACTTAGAAATACCCGAAAGTATTGTAAAATTTATTACACTCTATTTGATGATGGCTATTGGTTTCAAGGGTGGTGTTGCATTGTATACATCACCACTGTTTGGTAGTGGGTTTGCCGCAGTGGCAATAGTTATTGTAATGAGTGCCGTTGTTCCTTTATATGCATTCTTTTTACTCAAATCAAAATTTGGAATTTTTGATGCCGCAGCTATTGGTGCAACATACGGATCAAATTCCACACTTACCTTTATTACTGCCGCTGCATTCCTATCTAGCATTGGGGTTGCTTATGGAGGTTATATGACGGTAGCTCTTGTATTGATGGAAACACCTGCTATTATTTTTGCAATCTTGCTTGCAAGACGATATGAAAACAACCAAGGAACCAGCACTTGGGCATTGACCAAAAGAGCTCTTAGTGATGGGACATTGCTAACTCTGGTAGGCAGTATGGTGATCGGTTACTTGCTTATGGTCATGGGCAATCCAGAAAACATGCTCACAGCCTGGATCGCAGGCGATGTTTTTACTGGAATGCTGATCTTTTTCTTGTTCTATATGGGCACTGTTATTGGTCAAAAATTGCGTGAGATTGATGGTTTTGATCCCGCTCTCGTGTTGTTTGCAATTGTTGCGCCTATTGTAAACGGTCTCTTGGGCCTAGCTGGTGCTGTGTTGTTCGGTCTTACACCCGGCAGTGCTTTGCTTTTGACTATTCTTTGTGCTAGCTCTAGTTATATTGTAGCGCCTGCTTTGCTCAAAGACGCAATGCCTGAAGCAAATCCAGCAAAGTATCTAACAATGAGCATGGCAATTACTTTTCCTCTTAATATCGTGTTGGGCATTCCAGCATACTGGTGGTTGATTGTAATTTTACTATGAAAATTGATGAAGAAAGATTTGCAAACTTCTTTTTAATTGCAATAATGACAATGACCTTTGTTGTTTGTATGTATGTAGCATATGAAACATACGATTCAATTTATAACCAAGAACCTGGTGGCATGGAAGAAGCTCGAGATAACCATACTCGTAGCGTAGTCAAAAATATTCGATATTATCATGACGCTCGAACTGATATATGCTATGCTGTTGGAGGGCAACCTTTTCGTGGTTACTTTGTAGTTGTTGACTGTGAGAAAATTCCTGCTAATATAAAGAAAACTTATCAAGCCCCATTAGCTCAGCGGTAGAGCCAGGATCTCTAAAATCTTGAGTGCGTGGGTTCAAATCCCACATGGGGCACCAAAGGACAATATATGAAAAACTTCATGTTTATTGACATCGATGGACCTCTCCTTCCAGGAAAATCTTACCTTTTTCCGGAAAACAGGCGGTTCATTGATCGATTCAGCGACATGGGTCCTCTTGAAGAAATATTGGATGAAGTGCAGCCAATATTTGACCCATTCTCGGTCCGTGCACACAACCTCTTAGCAAAATATGGCGATGCAGAAATTGTTCTCGTTACCAATTGGAGGTCCTGGGTTAGTATTGAACGTATTCAACAAATGTTTGATGATCAAGGATTGGAATTCAAATATGCAGATCAGCCAACTTGTGTTAAGAGAGGTCTTACTTCGGAAAGAGTTCACGACGTTGCTACACATGTTGAAGACTATTTGCCAGAAAACAGTCGTGCACTAATTATTGATGATGATCCAGGATTGACTTGGCTAAACGAATTCTGGGGGCCAGATAGCAACAGTGACGGCAACCGCAATCGCCTAGAACGCAATGTTGAATGGAAGCTGTTGCATGTGGATTACCAGGAAGGCCTCACATATGATCATTTCAAGCAAGGTGTGAAGTTCTTTGATATTGATACCGACCAACTTAATCACTATGAATTTGGCGCTCCTCTTTTGACTGAAGAAGAAAAACAAAAAAAGCGCGATGAATACAACCAAGCACTTGACATTCTCAAGTATAGCATTTAGATTTATATAAATAAACTAACATTGCCGGATTAGCTCAGAGGCCAGAGCAGCGCTCTTGTAAAGCGAAGGTCCGGGGTTCGAATCCCTGATCCGGCACCATAACTTCCAGGAAAATTATGATTACAAAATGGGATAGAAGATTTCTTGACCTCGCAGACCATATTGCTGCATGGTCAAAAGATCCAAGCACCAAAGTCGGATGTGTTATTGTAAACCATAATCGGATCGTAGTCAGTGTAGGCTATAATGGTTTTCCCCGTGGTGTAAATGATAATAGTGAACGGTATAATGACCGCTCTCTTAAATATTTGCTCGTCCAACATGCTGAAGCAAATGCCATTTCCAGCGCACGAGAGCCTCTTGAAGGGTTTACAGCATACGTTACACAACACCCATGCAGTTCATGCGCAGGACTTCTTATTCAAGCTGGCATCAAGCGTATTGTTACAACAGAGCCAGGAGAAGGACTCAAGGAACGTTTTGGTGATAGCTTCGATGCAACACGTATGATGTGTAAGGAAGCTGGAATCGAATTGGAATTGTTTTAATGAAAGAAACCAGACAAACCGAACGAGGATTTATCATTACAGAGTTTGACGATTTATATGGTAATAAGTGTAGTCTACAAAAATCCAGTTTAGCTACGTTGGATGCTGTTTGGTTGGGGATAAGAGATCCGGAAATCAACGTGATGATAGATGGAGGATGGAGGAGCGTTACATTGCCTGAAGGTGCAGTCATTCATTCACGAATGCACCTTAGTCAAAAGATGGTTAAAGAGTTATTGCCCGCACTACAGTATTTTGCCGATACCGGAGAATTGCCTGAACCAGATAATCAGGATAACCAAGACACTCTGAATGAAGATTGATGATTGAAACAACAGTGAATTGGTGCTAAGTTATAAATAGAAACACGTTATGGGGACTTGGTGCTAACGGGAACACGTCGCCTTTGCACGGCGAAGTTAAGGGTTCGATTCCCTTAGTCTCCACCATATATTCGGTTTGATCGTTTATTATATCATACAGGTAAAACAGTAAACATCAGATGTCCACGCCGGCGATCAAACTTAGAAATACAAACGGTAGTGGTTACAATCAGAGATTAGACTTAGTATAGAATAAAATAGAAAATATCATCAACCTCAAGTATTAGGATTTAACAATGCGACGATGATGAATCGATAAATAGATTTAGGATACGTATAATATTAGGGCCACAGAATACATGTTAGAAGCTCTCATCGCCAGGGGCATAATAGAGTAAGATATAGAATTAAAAGAAGCCGTTATCCAATCAGGGTAACGGTTTCTTTATGACGATAAATATTTGTATGACACGCGAATTTATGAGAAAATATCTTGATATTTTGAATGAGGGTCAGTATGATCATCTGGAGCCTGATCAACAGGAACAACAGATTGAATCAGAACGTATGCTCAGTCTTGAAATGACACCTTATGAACTTACCAAGCTCATGCGTGAATTTCGTTCAGGAACCAATAGCTACAATGAAGTAAATGATAATGCTATGGTGAGTTTTTACTCGAATGAAGAACAACAAGAGTTTGAAAAATATCTCAATTCCAAAGGCATTAGTTACAAGAAAGTTGGCGGGCGCAGTTGATTTAATCCTCTGCGTATAATATCAAAATCTCTTGCCAGTATTTCAAACACATCACTTCCAGTAACACTCGCAGCCATACCATAACTTCCACGACCGATTTCTATATAATAATCATCTGGCATTCCACGATAACCAGGAAAAATACCTACAAGAACAAGACAATTGTCACCCAATTCTTTTGCATGTGTTGATGTTTGGAGATCCATGTAACGAAGTCCGACAGGTTCAGTAAAAAATCCTGTTCGTTCTACATGATCAGCTAAAAGACACGAAACATATATTTTTGTTCTTGGACAATCCTTGAACGTATGGATCTCGTCTAGCACCGCTGAAAATTTTTCAACGTATATGTCTTTCATAATATTATTTAGTTGACATACCAAGACATATTGCTATTATAACATAAAACACACACCAGTTATGGAGAGAAGAGCATAGATATGAACAAAGCGAATGATCAAAGACCCAGCGTAGTCGTTCTCGTTGGACTTCCGGCGAGCGGCAAAAGCACTGCTCGTGCAAATGCCATTGCTACGGGATCAGCACGTGATAGCCACATTTACAGCACAGACGATCGTATCGATGCTTATGCTGCTGAAATGGGCAAAACTTACAGCGAGGTTTTTCAAGAATACGCCAAAGTTGCAACTCAAATTGCAAACCAGGAAGTAGATGATGCGATCGCTCGCAAGCAGAATGTGTTGTGGGACCAAACCAACATGACTGTTAAGAAGCGTCGCAAGATTATCAACCGGTTTCCCAAGGAATATCGGTTGGAATGTGTTTGCATTCTCCCCCCATTCAATCAAGAACAAGAGGACGAACTACAGCGACGTCTTGAAGGGCGTTCTGGAAAGGACATTCCGGATTTTGTTATGAAGTCCATGCGCAATAGCTTTGATTTGCCTAGCCAGAATGAGGGCTTTAATCGCGTGATGTATTTCGACATCTACGGCAATATGGTTGATCGCAATCAGGCCGCTGCGATGTTCGGAAAAGGTTAATTTTTTAAAAAAGTTTCTGTTTTCTATTGACTGACCAAGGCACTTTGCTTATATTGTATATGTAAGCAACGAAGGAGACACGACATGGCCAACATCACCCACAACGACATCACTGAAGTTTACTCGGGCCGTTCGGGCTGCATGTGCGGTTGCAATGGCACTTACCGTGATTCGCAGCGTTCCAAAAAGAACATGCTCACCCGAATCCTCAAGCAAGATTATGGAGTTGATTTTTTTGGTCGCCCTGACAGCGACGGTGTTGCTGGTTGCATTTACGTGGACAATGGTGAACGCACCCAGGTTGCCTACTTCAAAGTTGGCACCAAGATCTTCGAGGATGTTGACCAGGAAACGCTGGACGAAGAGATCAACGGCGAGATGGTGACCCGCAAGAACCTCATGACGGGCAAAGAATACCAGGAGCGTTACGACACTCCTGCTTACATGAGCCCGGCTCGTGAATCCTTCTGGAGCATGTAATGGAGTTCAAGCGTTCGCTAGAAGCGGTCTTGGCGCGTCCTGGCAACGATGCTGAACAAGCGTTTGCTCACGGCTACAAGGTTGTGAGCAAAGGCCTGCGTGAAAGTGTGCGTTATAATAACCCACGTCATGTGAATAACAAGCATTATAGGTCTGGAAAACAGGCGGCTTGTAACGCAAAAGGAAAGAAGGACAAATGAATGATCTTGTAACCCGCTTGTATGAAAGTGATGAAGCAAGCAAACTGACTAATGAAGCTGCAAGAGAAATCGAACGTCTGCGAGAAACTTTGATGTTTCTTGACAATGTAATCGAAAAGAATCTGACAGAAAACCATTTGGAAGGCCATCGTCTTGTTCTTGAGGACGGCGTTTACACTGGTCCACCTGTTGATTTCCTGCATACCATTTTGCGAGAATTCCAACGCTTGAGTCGTAATACATTGAACGAAAAATGAAGTAATGATTATCGATTTACTCATAGCATCGAGTGGAATTTTTTGTATGGTTCTTGCAGCTATTTGCTTGCGAATTGCACTGGATGTTTGGAGTAATAAGGATAAATGGAAAAAATAAGGAAAACCGATGATTGCTGATATGAACAACTTTGAACGCATGGTTCTCAAAGACATTGCTAAATGGCTTGTTGAAGTTCGCGACTATGACTATTATCTTAATGTTTCACGCGCATATGAAATCGCAGAGCAACATGCTTTTAACCGTTCCATCATGCGTGAATATTGGGATGAAAAGTTCAAGAACTATGGCAAGATCAAACATATTACTTATGACAGGCATGGAAAACCTTCCAGTGAAGTGTATATTGAGTCAGAGAATACCCGTCCTTTTGATCTCATTTACTAAGAGGTAATACTATGAACTCCAATACTGCAATGAAAATTGGGCGCCGCGCCGCCGGCAGCTATGGCCGTCCTGGAAGCAAGGCACAGAAGCGCGCCGCTTCCAAAGCCGTTCGTCAAAACCAGAAAAAAACCTAAAATTGTTCTTGACAAACCAAGACACTTTGCTTATATTGGTCATGTAAGCAATGGAGATGTTAATGACCATCCAAAAACTTATTGAGCGGCTGCAAGAAGAAGTCGAACTTCATGCTCAAGGGGCTGTAAAAAAACCCATGACTTTGGATTCTCAAGTTATCTTTCAGGATCCTGATGGAAATGAGCTCAATGTCGGTATTGACACTGCCGGCGGGAATGCCTTTGATCCTGCAATCATTATCACTGTTTACTAAGATACAGAAGGAGAAATAACATGAGACCCGAAAACCAAAGTCTACTTGCTGTTCTCAACGAAGGACGCATTGAAGCAGTTTCGCGTCAAATGAATGACAGCAACGAGCCCGGGTTTGAAGGACGAATGGCTGTTCGTCTCCAATGGGCAATTGATCGTATTCGCGAACTGGAAAGCCAAGCCGCTCAGGACAGTTGGCAAGGAGATGTAGATCGCCAAGGCGGTGCATTGACTGTTGAAGAAATCGAACGTAGCCGTCGAGGCGGCGAAGGATGGTGAAATGGGACGTATATCGAAAGAACGACGTGAAGTAGAAGATCGCCTGCTTGGAGGCGCGGATTTTGATGGTCTTTCGCTAGCCGAAATTCGTGAATGGTTGGATTATTATGAGTCACTGGCTATCGACAAAGGAGCAATTCCGGGTCGTGTGTATTTTGATTACGATTACTATGGTTACGATGGAGCATTTGATATCAAAATCAAGTTCTATCGTTTGGAGGACGATCGCGAATATCAGTCTCGAATCGATCTAGAAGAAAAAGAGGCGGCACGTAAGCGTGAACAGCGCCAGAAGAAAGAAGATCGTGAGCGTCGAGAATACGAGCGCCTCAAGAAAAAGTTTGGAGGCAAATAATGAACGGATATCACGGACTCGGACAAGAGGCTTGGGATGAACTCCCAGGCCTTTTTGTCAACCCAGAACTTGCAGACACGCTGGACGAGGACACTGAATGGTGGGTTTATACCTACATGTTTCCCAGCACTGCACAACCAGGCAAGACTGCGGGATTTGACTGTGTTGTTAAATTCCGCAAGAATGATCACACATTTAAAAAGGTTCTACGCCCTGTTGGAGGTGAATAATGTCAGGTGGTAACGTCTTTGTTTTTTCGTTCTCGAATGAAGGATTCGAGGCCATTGTCAATCTCACTGAAATTGACCAACGAAACATCATGGAGAAAATGGCTGGTGAGAAGACTACTGAAACCGTGTCTTCTATTCTGAGCATGATGCAACTACGTGCACGTTACAATGAAGCTCGCCGCATGGAAGTCTGGCTTTTGAAACTCAGTGAAGAGTTCACTGCTGAAGACCTAGAGTCGTGGGCTGAGGAAGATCCTCAAGCTGTTGCTGATTTTGCTCGACAAGGGGAGCCACTATATCCGGACCGCCGCATTCTCAATAAGAAGCCGGTGATTACATAATGTTTTTGAAACACAATACAATTTGTTTTATTAATTATGTTGATTATCATGAAAATATTGGTGTATTAGAAGACTACGGGATTAATCTCAAATTAGGTGATATGAGACTCATACATGGATACTACACTTTCCCTTTGGATTTCGAACAATTAACCATGGCAAAATTAATCTTCTCTGTCAATAATAGCGGTTGACATCTCTACCAAGACGTCTTACTGTGAATATATGACAACAATGCTTGAACATATCCACGAACGCCACGTTGATACCAGTCTACACTATGTCTGGGTTGACGATGTTGAACATGTGGCTTGTTTTCCTCTCTGGAACCTTAGTGGACAGATGGTAGGATATCAGGCATATCGTCCCGAAGCAAGCAAAGTTCAAAAAAACGATAAACGTGGCCGCTATTACACGTTTCGTGGTGAAAAACTGATACCCAAACACAGCAAGAGCGTGACTGTATGGGGCCTTGAAAGCTGGTATCGTTCAACAGTTCTGTTTGTTACTGAAGGCATCTTTGACGCTGCTCGTTTAACTGAACTCGGAGTGAGTGCTATCGCTGTTCTCAGCAACGACCCAAGCACAAGCACCCGTAACTGGCTAATGTGTGTGCGGCAAATGCGCCCAGTCGTTGCTGTGTGTGACCCTGGGAGAGCTGGTCACAAGCTTGCACGGGTAGGAACAACGTCACACGTCGTGAACGTTCCAGGAATGCCCGACGGGGATCTTGGAGATGCTCCCGAATGGTATGTTGAAAAACTATTGCAAGAATACGTTGACTGATCTGTATTCTTGCAATATCGTTGTTACAATAGATCGGAGAAACCATGGTTCCTTATACTCGTTATTACTGGAAAGAACTCACTCAAGACGGGCGTTTTGTCGACGCTGAGTGGGCCAATCCAAAAGGTTATGAACATTCCGACCAAGCAATTTGTCATTTCCATATGAAATTTTCAGTCGGTGCATACGAAGACAAGATTCCTGATTCTGCCTGTTGGCATCTCATGAAGTTCTATGGAGTTCGAATGGATGACTGATAATAGAATCACAATAGAGGAAATGGAGGAGTTGTTCGGAGAGCATATGCCATTAGAGGCAGCTATTGTTCTCTGGCGTCCTCCTGACGGATGGACTGTTGAACAAATTCGTGGTAAGCTACAAGAAATCGCTCAGGAACAAAGAACAGATATTCAAGTCAAAAGACGCAGTAAACTAGAGGACAATTCAGATGGGGCGTAAGCGCAAGCCTGAACCCAAACTTGCCGATTGGCATTTTGTGACGTGGACGTCTAAACGCGGCGATCAAATCAAAGAAGATTTTAACCTCGAATACGGTGGTATGACTTTCAATGACCTCCGAGAGGAAATGGATCGTATTGAGAAAGAATACGGTGACCAATATTCTGACTTCAAAATTGAAGTTGATACAGACTATGATATTGTAGGTGATGAAATTATCACTACATTCGTATTGGGGTATCGTGAAGAAACTGACGAAGAATACCAGGAGCGCATGGAAATATATCGCCAGGCTGCTGAACAAAAAAGACAACGTGAACTTGCTCTTCTTGAAACTCTCAAAGAGAGATACGGAGACGAGTGAAAAATCTGTTGACATACCAAGACACTTCGGTTATATTTAAAGGGTAGCAACGGAGAAACGGAAAATGTATAAACTCACTTATAAATCCATGTTCAGCCATCTCACTGGCACCGCGCGCAATGAACTGATGCGCGGCACACGTCGTGAGTGTCTTGAACGAATGGAAGTTGTCCAGGATAAATTTTACGATCTCAAAGTGGAGAAAGCTTAATGGCATCTATCTTTAAACAACAGCACGAACAAGCCGTCATGGATGCTGCCCAGGCAGGGCAGGATTATCTGGACAAGTATTTTAATGGCCAGGATGGTGGCGCATGTGGGTTTGCTTGGGTCATGGTTTTCCCGCCCAACAAAGGTAATACTCGCGCCGGCCGTGATGAGCGGCGAATGCTGGAAAGCATTGGCTTCCGTAAAGACGTTTATGGTAAAGCTTGGCGGTTGAATAACCCGGGCCAGATCCGTGCTCAAAATATCGACGCCAAATCAGCAAGTGCACAGGCATATGCTGATACCATGAACGAACTGGCTGTTTTCGATTTCCAAGTATCTGAGCGTCTTGATTGATGGAAGTTTTTCTTCTACTTCTAATCATCTTTTTTGCTGCTGACTCAGAATGGCTGGGTCAGCATCTCTCTAATATTAAGCAATGGTATGACTATTACAACCGTCAACCCAATCCCAAGGTTCGTTGTGCGATTGCTAAAAGACGTGCCAAAAATATTCGAAAGATCCGTAATGAACGATACCGCAAAACCAAAACGTGATTCTCATCAAGAGCGCCTCGATCTAATTCAAGATCTGCGTTCTCTTGTTCTTGAACATCGTGGTCCTGTTGAAGAGAGTCCGTATTACGATCAGCTCGCCCGCTTGCTCGTTAGCGAATGTATGATCGGTAATTATCCCAGATAAATATTCGTATGAGAATACGTGATATTACCGAGGCGAACGTCTATCCGGACAAGGAATATTTAGAAACTCTAGAGCAGGGCGTTGATGAAGCCCTGGAAGAGTATGATGAGTATTTACAATCACATGACGACGTTGATAACATTGACGTGTTGTCAGATCTTCTCAATTCAAGCGTAGACGAGGATCTACGCATGGATTTTGCCGTGGATCATGATGAACCTACCGTGGATTGGTGGATGAGTGCCGAAGCGACAACCGGAACGACCGAGGATGGTGATGTTGTTACAGACATCACCGTAATACTCAAGGCCAAGAACATGGAAGGTGTTTATGGCCCAAAAACATTTAAAAAGATTTTAAATCGTCTTGTGAGTCATGAACTAGTGCACAAAGGGCAGCATGGGCGAATTCCTCCAAAAAATCTCGATAAAATGGCGAGTGGATATCAAAAAGCCGCCACTGCAACATCTGCGCGTGAATGGGCTCGCAAGTATCTACGTGATCCACATGAACTCATGGCTTATGGCGAAACTCTAGCACAGGAAATTTCGGATACGGAAGATCCGCAAAAAACACTTCGCAATCCAGAAGCATACATGGCTTCGCTACCGACTTATGCAAGATTCCGTTCAATCTTCCCGCGCGCCAGCAAGCAGATCAAAGCACTGCTGAAATATTCCTCAAATTATCTAAAAAATAGTTGACTTACCAAGACACTTTGCTTATATTGAACATGTAAGCAAAGGAGATAAGGTATGGAAAAGGTCATCGTCCACGACAGCGTTAACTGGTATGACGGCCAGACGGCCCTTGTCAAGGACCGCCAGGAAATTGGCGGTGTTGTTGTCCTTTGGGTTGCTGTTGGCAACACCGAATTTGCTATCCGCGAAGACAAAGTGGAGCGCGTCTAATGTCTAAAATGCCACTTCCTTCGGTGTTTAACGAACGACCTACCCGCGTATCGATTCGTAAGATACCGGGTATTGAACGTTCTGGTATCGCGACCAAAGTTGCTCGAAACATTTATGTTCGCTGCCGCCTCGCTGAGGCACAGAACTGGCGGTGCTGCTGGTGCGGAATGGATTGCCGTCCTGAATCAAATTATGCAAACAGCGCCACTATTGAGCACGTTCAACCGCGTAGTCAGGGCGGTTCGGATGATTGGGATAACCTTGCGATGGCCTGTGCTAGTTGCAACCATCGTCGTGGCGTGATCAGCGTGGAGGACATGCTGGCTGGCCGGTTCCCCAAGCCCAAGCCTGCAAACATAAAGTCTCGCAAAAAAGCCAAATCAATCGAAAAATACATCAAGAAAGCAATCCGTATGCACGAAAAGGGCTGGGTCAAAGCGGATGGTTCCCCGCTTTGCAAGCATGAATGGTTTGCTACCCTGCACATTTATCATGACAGCCATCGTGAACGACTGAAAGCAGTCGTATTTGATCATGACTGATGAAATTGTCTTTGAAGCCGGGTGGTTTGACTATGAAGCCCATGGTCATATCACGATTTATTCTCGGCCAGACCACACTCTTTATTACATTGAAGAAGGTTCTTGTCCGATGGCTGAAGAACAGAATTTTGAGTATGGGCCTTGTGATATCACTCTTGATGAAGCTATTGATCTCATGATAGAATGGGAGGAAGAAGAAATGAAAAACCAGGAACTGTGGGAACAGAGAGGGAGTCTTTTCTAATGAAAATGCCAGGATATACATCAGGAGTTGTTATTGCAATCGGTGCTGTCGCGCTGTCTGTTTATGCAGGTGTGCAATACGGACGTGCCACAGCACCCGAGCCGTGTATCGCAAACTATCACAGCACAACTCACCCCTGGTTTGCAGACCGTGAACAGGAATGGCTTGAAGATACGACTCCTTATAGCAGCGACAACACTGTTGCTGATTCACCGCGGGACTTTGTCTACCACCTTGTAGATATGATGCAAGACGAAGCTCAGCCCGGAGAACAGACGCTTCGTGTCCATGTTTCGCATTACGATGACAAGGAATACATTGTGCCAGCAAATTGCTATGTTGGCGAAATCACCTATTTTGGTGAACCCGTCCTGTATTGGGGCAACGAACCCGACGCAACCGAATTCAAACAGTCTTTGTTCTAAGGAGAACCTTTATGGAAAACTACTACATCAAAAACGAATACTCGTTGCTTAACCTCGTTAATATCAGTGCTGAAATTGAATCTCAGCTGCGAGAGGTAGGATCGCTCTATGAAGGAGAAATTCCTGAACAGCCTACCGATTACCAAAAGCAGTGCATGAAACTGAACAGCGAAGGTCATAGCTATGATGACCAGATCTTTTCATGCTATACCGAGCTAGGCGGAATTCAACAGGCGATGCTAGAACTTTCCAGTTGACAAACCAAGGCATTTTGCTTATATTATACATGTAAGCAAAGGAGATGTGAAATGAAACAAGCCAAAATTTATGATGGAGATCAGAACAACTATTACGTCGAGGTTGAAAACGACAACGGCCAGCGTATGAGAATTCTTGTTCCGAAAGACGAGATGTATTGGGGCGATAATATGGAAGAATACGGTCTCAATATGGTTACGAGAGGACACTACGAATGACCCACGCCGGAATTGTAATCTTTTTCATGTCAATTCTGTTTTATGCGATAATTCCAAACCGAGAAGGTGCGTGGATGACCACTTTCTTTGCAGCGTTGGGCATCCTGATAATGCTGTCTTCTGTTCTTGGTTGACATACCAAGACATATCGCTTACAGTGATAGAGTAAGCAAGAAGGAATAGAGATGCATTATAAATTTCCTATCATCGAGCGCATTGAAGATGTGCTGCCGGCTATCCAAGACCGCGACGAGTTCGTCGTAGCCGAGCGTGATCGTTATACTGTGATCAACTACAATGTTGGTTATGCAGACACGTTTGACATCGATGAAAACGATCTCATGGAAAATCATGGTGAAATGATCCCCAAGGGAATCATGCGTCGTGAGTGCCGCGGCCTGATTTTTGATGTAAACGGCGACATCATGAGCCGTCCCTTCCACAAGTTTTTCAATGTTAGTGAGCGCGAGGAAACTCAGCTTCACAACCTTGACATGTCCAAGCCGCATGTGATCATGGAAAAGATGGACGGGTCAATGGTGCGTCCGCTTTATCTCGACGGTCGTATCCAGCTTGCTACTAAAATGGGCGTCACTGACGTTGCCGAGGAAGCACTGGAATATCTCCTGTCTCGGTCAGATGCTGCCGAAATTACTGTTTGGATGCAGCGCATGATCGCAGCTGGTATCACGCCGCTGTTTGAATACGTGTCGCCAAAAAACCAAATTGTAATCGAGTATGAAGAACCGGACCTGGTTCTTCTTGCACTGCGCAATAATCGCAATGGTCTTTATATTCCGTTTCCGGAGTATCGCGAAGATTCAATTACGAGCATTCCCCGGGGCATTACTCAAGTTCCCGAGTATGGCTCAGTCGACGGCGGGCTAGAAGAATACGTTGCTCGCCAGCGTGAATCGGAAGGTCGTGAGGGTGACATCATACGCTTTGCTGACGGTCACGCTGTCAAAGTCAAGAATGACTGGTATGTGCGTATCCACAAGGTCAAGGACAAGATTCGCACGGATCGTCACATCCTTGCTCTCTTGCTCGAGAACGAGTTGGACGACGTTTATCCGCACCTCGACGAACGTGACTACGAGCGTGTCAAGCAATACGAGCGTGACTTCCATCGCTTGTATCACGAGAAGCTGGTTGAACTTGACCAAGTAGTCAACGACTTGATCACGGATGCAGAGGGTGACCGCAAGCGTCTTGCTACGGAAGTTCTTCCTGCATCGGACCTCGACCAGCGCCAGTGGCGCTTCGTGTTTGCACATGCTGATGGCAAGGACTTGAATGACTTGCTCATGGAGCATGTTCGCAAGAACCTGGGTAACACCAGGAAATACCTGGAGTTGGCCGAGTTTCTTGGCCTTCCTCAAATCAATGATGACCAAGGAGAACTGGAATGAAACTACTCTCAATTATTGCCGTTGCTGTTATTTTCATGGCAACCGCAGCACATGCTGATCTCTGGACCTGGAGCAAAAATGCCGGTCTTGAACCCAAAGAACCCGATGCGGCTTATCGAGTTGAAACCAAAGGTCTCGATGTTCGTGTTTATGAATGGACGCCAGTAACAGCACAAGGTATGACTTGTGTTATGGCTTGGGGACAGACACATCCGGCTGGAATGCAATGCTTTCCAAAAACCGGTGCAGTTGAATCCGACTAACAACTTTTGATGTCGGCATGATTATCATGCCGACATTTTTCTAAGAACAATTTGACAAGACAGACATACAAACATAGACTAAATATTGACGCTAGAGGAGTTCTAGCGTTATACAAAACTAAGGAGATTAGTTATGATCGAGACAATTCTCGCATACTTTGCGGGTCCCCTAGGCAAAGTTGAATTATTTGGGACCATTTTTTCCGCAATCTGCGTCTACCTTGCTATAAGGCACAATATTTGGACGTGGTTTTTTGGCGCTCTAGGTGTCATTCTTTTCGGATATCTTTTCTTTCAATTCGGACTTTATTCAGATGCAGGATTGCAAATCCTGTTCTATCTACCCATGCAGCTAATCGGCTTTGTCATGTGGCGTAGGGCCGCGCGACAAGCTGAGAACGACAGCGTTGTGAGATCACTTACTGTGGTTCAATTTCTACTAATCGGTCTGGGTATACTCGGCGCCGCCGGTGTAAACGGCTATCTTGTAGCGAACTACACTGTGGGTGCTAGTTTCCCTTATATAGATGCTCTGACTACTTGGATGAGTATTGCTGCACAATTGCTCATGATTGCGAAATATCGTGAAAGCTGGGTTCTCTGGGTCACCATGGATGTGATTGCTATCGGAGTATACTATGCAAAAGGACTGGTTGTTACAAGCGGTCTATATGTCTTATTCCTAGTTCTTGCTACCATCGGCGGAATCGCGTGGTATCGTGATTATGCAAAACAAGAATCTGAACCAGCACTGGAGATCGTGTAATGGTCAAGAAAACTGTCGGAATAACAATTGGAAAATTCATGCCCCTACACAAGGGGCATGAACTCATGATCGAAATGGCTGCACATGAACTAGATCAACTCGTAGTCATTGTGAGTGCTGATGATCATTTTGTCATGTCTAGTCCAGACCATTTTCGGACTATAGCAAAGAAGTATGCCAATCATGACAATATCACTTTTCTACATCATGGTGATAGATATGGCCCAGCCCGTGCATACGATGAGAACGGGACTGCACTGGATGAAGATTTCTGGGATTATTGGGTTAGTGTGTTTAAAAAATATGCTCCCAATGCAGATTATGTTGTGTCGTCCGATATGTATGGTCAAGAAATGGCAAAACGCCTGGGAATCGAATGGTTCCCGGTAGATCCAAATCGTGAGCTATTTGACATCAGCGGGACACAGATACGTGAAAACCCTCTTGAAAACTGGAAATATATCAGTAAAGAAATGCGTCCACTTTGGGCCAAAAAGGTAGTGGTAGTTGGTCCTGAGAGTTCTGGCAAAACCACACTTGTCAGTGACCTTGCTAGGACTTTCAATAGCCCGGCAGTTTATGAATATGGACGTGTTCTCAGCGAAGCCCAGTTGAATAATTTATCGCAAGATGATTTTTTCAAAATCGCTTACCGCCACAACTTTATGATCAAAAAAGCCACTGAAGAAACCGAGACAGGTCTAGTTTTCGTTGATACTGAAATGATCACGACGTGGCTCTATGCACAGTATTATATTAATAAAGATATCAAAGAGCTAGGACCCGATATGGCAATGTATACACAGTTTTTTGATCTCTGGGTATACGTTCCTCCCCTTCTGGAATGGGTTGATGATGGATCAAGAGTGATGTCATCATATACGGAAAGAATGGAATTTTATGGCAAGATATTGCAAAATACCAAATTTATCAATCAACCATTGTTTAATTCAGAACAGGTCGTGATCACCGAGACTAATCGTAAACGTCGCGTTGATCAAGTAAGTATTGCAATTGATCACATGCTTGGAACTCAAAAAGATCACAGCATTGAAAGTCTTCTTGACACGGCATGACACATCGGTTATAGTGTAAGTGTAATAGAGGAGATGATCATGCTTGTGATTTTTGATCTTGACGGAACGCTGGCTGACGTGCGTCATCGTATGCATCATATCCGGCCAGATCCGGCTGTTGATCCTGAGACAGGTAAAAAGGTCAAGCGCCGTTTTGACCTGTTCCATGCTGCATGTGTGGATGACGGACTGATTGACGAAGTCGCATACTTTTACCACAAATTTGTAAATGACCCAGATGTGACTGTGGTTGTTCTCAGCGGGCGTGATCATGCAGTGTATGACATGACTGTGGATTGGTTCCAGCGTAATGGTCTGCCACTGCCTGACGAACTTCTTCTCAAGCAAGGTGACCAGCACACGCCGGATGTAGAACAAAAACGTCTTCATGCTGATCGTCTCGAGAAAAAATACAACAAGCCGATCAGTATGGTGTTCGAAGACCGTGACCGTGTTGTTCGTATGTGGAAGGAGCGAGGCACGTTCGTGTTCAACGTGGAACAACAACCTTGATACTTGATTTTTTGATCGCCAGCCTTATAGTGGCTGGCGTGTCCTTCAGTCTTGCTGTGTTACTCGATTCCAAAGAATTTCTCTGGTTATTTAAACAGATCTTTAGACGGTTCAAAACAAAAAATATTGTTGACAGTGTTGTTAATAACCATCAAAATGTCAATATTATAAAATTAACCAGAGCGAAAATGCTCAATGAAAAGAAAAAGTATTTACCTCCAGACAGTTTGAAATCTCATATGAGTGCATTGAAATTATCTTTGCAAGAGGTTCAATCCAAGACAGCTGAATTGAATTTTGAACATTGTAAATATCTTGGCACAGAACCCAAAGATGAAATTCTCAAACACCTAAAAAACAATACTTACAAATTTCAATTTGATCATATTGAATGGTTATATGATCCTGTTAGTCAAAAATTCGAGTCTTGTTATATGTTAATCAACGACACTGAACATTATCCCATGTCTCGTAAACAAAGAAAACGAATTATGAAAATTTCAGATGAGACATATACGCTGTGGAAATTAGCAAATGGGTAAAGTATTTTTACAGACGTTTGTTTTCGATCCCAAGAAGGGTAGCAAATGACACGCAAGAACATGGCTACAATTAATATGAGCGACATTATCCGACAAGTAGAGTCGGATAATGTCTTTCTAGAAAACATGTCAGATGGATTTCGATACCACAGTGGTATGAACAAACCCGAAAATAAAAAATTTATACTGCTTTTCCGAAACATAAACAATCCAAAATCCAATCCTAAATTTAATTGGTATTATATGTATGTGTGGTTTCTCCCCGACAGCTACACTGGGTATCTCCGTGATACCATCTGTCCTTACCTACTTAACAAAGACAAGTCATACCATGATTTGCAGGAAGTTCTAAATGAACGATATGTAATGGCTAAAATCAGCGGTGACAGCCTTATCACCGATGGTTATAATTATGAAGAAGGCGACCCGTTTCGATATCATTTTCGAGACATTATGAATTTCCATTATGATAAAAGATGTCCAGAAGATGGATATTTTATGCACGATAGACACCTATATAAAACTCCTGAAGAACGGGAAAATTTGAGGATGATTTAATGTTTACTACACTACTAGTTTTGCTTGGTCTTGTTTTTGCAGTATATGCAACCATATGGGTTCTGGTGATCAAAGGGTATCATCAACAAAGAAACCACATGTATCAGGCATTTTTAAAAGCTTGGGATGATAATTCCTATGATACCGAAATTTACACTGATTGGTCATCTGGATCATCACAGCTCATGGTTGAATTTCGTGACGGCTTGGGTCGTTGTTACGGTTTTACAATCGACAAAGATGGTGATCTTGCTCGCGATTTCCATCAGCGTAGCAGCCCAGCCAGTGTGCGCAAGGTGAAATCTCAAGCTCTCAAGAATCGTTTTCGTCCTTATACTGAGCAAATTCTTACCATGGCCAAGCTCGAGGGTAAATTTGTCCATGACGATAACGATGACATGTCTGTAACTTCAATATGAATCAAGACAACCCATACCAACAATCCACTATAAACGATTTCAAAGACACTGACAGTTTTGTCCGCTGTGCTGTTAATCGTGCCATGAAAGATAATACTATCGATTTTTATCGGCTTGATGACAATCGATGGATGGCATTGGTTGACAGAGTTGTTCCGTATGCTGATACCCAATTTCTAAGAACTGAAGAAATTGCAAGAATTATTTTTACACCCAACAAGATTAATTATAGACCTCATACTATCATAGTCCACGGCGGTGTAGCAGTTACAGTGAGTTTTAAAACTCATAAGTGGCTGGTTAAAACCCTGAGTGAATATCAGATAATGCAAAAGCTTGGCAATGATTAAATTTATCGAAGACATTCGTTATGATCGCATGTTCCTAAACAGGGTTCTTCAGAATTCAGACAAGTTGCAAGTGTTTAATCATGGACAAATAGAACTGGGTCCCGAGCATGATGTAAGAACATACACAGGCGTTATCGGATTTTTTGTTAATGATATGTTTAGTAAATATGGAGCAGATCTATATTGGCATTGTCGTGATGATGGAAACATTTGGACTGAATGGTTCGTAGCTACAGATGTAAATAGTCACGTAACCAGAAAAGACTGTGTAATAGATGGGTTCTCACAATGGAATTTAAGAAGTGTTCCTATGAGCCATACCTCTATTGGTTATGTTAATAAACTCAGTCACGAGCTCTGGGTAATGCACAAGATGACGATTTGATATGCAAAGTTATGATCATACAGGTGTTCGTTCTCAATCGGTGGCGCGGGCAATCAAGAAATCTTTTCAGGACAACAAGGTTCTGATTTCTGACAGGGGAGCGTATTATTCCTATTTTGTTAGATTTGCAGAAATTGAATACTGGAGACTTGATTGGATTATCTACAACACAAGTGATCGTGTTCTTAATAATCGTATGAGAATTAATCTTAAAACAGAAGATATAACCGATGAAGCCAGCAAACATATTGCTGATATCAGTTCTGAATATACAGTAATGTTCAAGATGGGAATGTATGATGGGGAAGAAAAAAGGACGACAAACTAAAATCTTGCGTCCTATTATCGAAAGATCAATCGCCAATGGTGATGTCTTTGTGCGAGAATTGAAACAAGACGAAGAAAACCGTATCAAAACACATACAATTTATGAAATCAGCTTTGGAGATGATATCAATTGGTATACTCCTACTGATAAAGATCATTGTGCTGTTGTTGCGAGGGTTTCTCGGACCGGGGCAGTGGATGTTCGTTTTCGAGGCCGCCAGGGCTTAAAGCGTGGTGAAATGATGTGGTTAAAAGAACAAATATCCGAAATACTCGTGATGTTCAAAATGGGTGCATTCCAAAGCGGATTGACTTCTTTTAACACGGTTGATGATCTTGGATATTATGTTTCACATCGCGGCCCGGTAAGTGTTGGATTTTAATGTCTGTTTTCGAAATCGTTCTATTTGGATTCCTGGCAAAGAACCCGAAAGAATATCCAAGACGTTATGGGTGAAAAATTCGTAATGACTAAACTGAATCAATAATGTAGTATGATAAATAAGGACGCAAGCGGAGAGTTTGCAAGATATAGATAACAAGGAGTTTGTTATGACAAAGGTAAGCACAGCCTTTCTGATCGGCCGGTTCCAGCCATTTCATATGGGACACAAACACTTAATTGACTTTGGACTTGAACACGCTGAACGAGTGGTCGTCCTAGTCGGAGGGAGCAATAAAGCTCGCTCATTCAAAAATCCCTGGACATTCGAAGAACGTGAGCGCATGATCGAGGAAGCATTCCGACACGATCACAATGCACGAGACGGTGATATCTCTCGTGTATACGTTGAACCGTTGCCCGATGTTCCTGGAAATGACGATGAATGGCTCGGCAATGTCTATGCAGCCGTTGACAAACACTTGTCAAAAGATGACACTCTTGGTATCATTGGATACAAGAAAGATGCCAGTAGCTATTACCTAGATCTTTTCCCGAATGCCGAACAAATCATGATGGAGCGAGGGTTCGCTACTCTTAGCGCGACTGAAATTCGTGAAAATTATTTCCAGAGAGCTCCGCACTTTCCGGTTAGATTGGTTCCTGAGCCAGTCCTAGAATACCTCGTGGAATTCTATGAAAAAGAAGAATTCCGTTATGTTTTGGAAGAAAAAGAATGGATGGATGCATATAAAGAAAGCTGGGCGAACAGCCCGTTCCCACCTACGTTCATTACGTGTGACGCTGTTTGCACCCAAATGGGTCACATTCTTCTTGTTACACGGGGCGGATTCCCAGGTAAGGGACAGTTGGCTTTACCTGGTGGTTTTGTTGATCCTCACAAAGGAGACAGTTTCGAAAACGTTCTCTATGAACTCTGGGAAGAAGCAGGCATCCAGGATGAAAGAGGTCGAATTCCACGTGGTAAGCTTCGCGGTTTTTACACGGGTGAAGAGCGAAGATTTGATGATCCGAGTCGTTCTGTCAGAGGGTTTACTCTTACAACAGCGTTTAGATTCAAATTCCCTGATGGGAAATCACTTTTTCGAGTAAAAGGCGGAGACGATGCGATCGACGCTGCATGGTATCCGATCAGCTTTGTGAAAGAAAATCCACAATTGCTTTTCGAGGACCACTATTCAATTATTATGGAGATGCTCTGATGTCCGACAATATTTGGGAGGCAACTCTTGACGGCAAATACCTGTGCACAGTCACACGTATTGATGAATATACCGGACAACTCAAAGTTCAGGATGGCGATAACTTAATGTTAGATGAAACTGTTGGACTTAGTTTCGGAGCAATTTTTGGTCCGGACACGGGAGATGTTCAAGACTGGCAGGAAAAATGTATAAACGTAATCGATAGAGATGATTAATGGTCTTTGAAAAGGCAAATCAAACAGGGGTTCATGCATCACATTGTTGTGTTTATCATGGATGCAAGTATTTTGATGATGATTGTCCAGTAATTTCTGGAGAGACTCATCAACAATACCCCTGTGAAGAATGCATGTATGATCCTATGTTAGAAGTTGTTGATCATTTGAACGAACTTATCGATCAAACTCCAGTCGATAAAATAGAATTGCTTAATGAGAGAATTAAGCTTAAAGGATTCGTGGTCGAAACAATTAGAAAAAACCACGGATGCGGCGTCGTGGAGAACGAATGACCGCAAACACAAAAACTAAGGAGATTAGTTATGACAAAATACAATTCAATTCTACTAGATACAGACTCATACAAAGTGAGTATGTGGAAGCAATACCCACCCGGCACAGAATATGTGTCAAGTTATGTAGAAGCTAGAAAGAACCCTTGGAAGCAGGTTACATTCTTTGGCTTGCAACAAATATTAGAAGAGCTGGCAACTCCTATCACTGCGGAAGATGTTGATTATGCCGATAAGATTTGGACTGCTCAGGGTCTGCCGTTCAACCGAAAGGGTTGGATGAGGATTGTGGAAAAGCATGAGGGGCGACTACCGCTCCGAATCCAGGCAGCGCCCGAGGGAACTCGCATGAAACACGGTAACGTGCTAGTTCAAGTGGTAAACACTGATCCAGAATTCTTTTGGCTTACTACTTGGGTTGAAACAAAACTCATGCGTGTATGGTATCCTACTACCGTCGCGTCACTCAGCGGCACGATTCGCGACAAGATCTACCAGCGTCTTAAAGAAACCGCAGATGATGCAGATGCTGAAATTGCATTCAAACTGCATGATTTCGGTGCAAGGGGTGTCAGTAGCTCTGAGAGCTCCTCGATCGGGGGTGCAGCACATCTGGTTAATTTCATGGGCACCGATACAGGCACTGCATTGATGTATGCTATGAAATACTACGATGCACCTGCACAAGGCACTGCCGCAAGTATTCCAGCAAGCGAACACTCCACTATTACTAGCTGGGGTCGTGAAAATGAGGTCCGTGCATTTGAGAACATGATTGACCAATTTGGTGGCGGGATGCTTTTGGCTTGTGTGAGTGACAGTTATGATATCTGGAATGCAACCGAAAACCTCTGGGGCAAAGAGCTACGCGATCGAGTGGAAAAAATGGATGCCATGCTGGTTGTGAGACCCGATAGTGGCGATCCAACCACTGTCCCGGTTAAAGTTGTAAAAAGACTGGACAAAGCATTCGGTAGCACACTCAATACAAAAGGATATCGTGTTCTAAATAATGTCCGTGTTATTCAGGGTGATGGTATCAATCATGACAGTGTTGTAGAAATCATGAACAACCTGGTTGATGAAGGTTACTCGATTAGTAATATTGCATTTGGAATGGGAGGTGCTCTATTACAGGCAAGTGACCGTGATACCATGGGATTTGCAATGAAATGTTCTGCTATCCAGATTAATGGAGAATGGCAAGATGTTTATAAAGATCCTGTTACTGATTCAGGAAAGCGTAGTAAACGTGGTCGACTAGCCCTTGTTAAAAAGGATGGAGAATTTGAAACTATCCGTGAGGATGAACTCAAGGGCGACATGCGTTATCCTGGTGTGAATCGTCTGGAAACTGTGTTCGAGAATGGTAAAGTTCTTTCACAACCAGACTGGCAGGATGTAGTTACTAGAGCACGTTCATAACAAACAAGAGGAGGGTGGAACCGCCCTCCTCTTGACACCATATCAAAACATGCTATTCTGTTTTAATGGAAATTCTCGTTGTAATAATTTTATCTATCATTATATCAGCGAACCATTCATTATGTTTAAAATGTCACCAGATTATAATAAGGATCCGATATATAGATATGTTTAGTCTTTTTAAATGCAAACACAAATGGCACACAGTTGCAATTGATTCTGGTATTGAGTGGTATTACAAACGAGATCCCCAAACAAGTTTTTCTCACATACTTCTATATCAAGTCTGTTCTTGTTGTGGTGAGCGTCGGATGGAATATGATGATCCAACAGAGGGGGGCCGCAGCTATGCAAAAGAAGGAAATACCACGGTTGCAAAGCTGAGGAGTAAATGGATACATGCGAGTTATATCCGTTCACCAAAAGATCCAAAAGAAATCACATATGTAGATCCTGAGTATGCTCCGCTACGTGGATTCGAGGAATGGGCTAAAGCCTTCAAGAAAGATGACGAAATGTCAGAGCTATTAAAACACAAGATGGTCGAAGACGCTCTTGGCCAATTGGAAGTGGCTGTTAAGCTACATCTGAACAATCAATCACAGGATAAAAAATAATGCTTGGGTTGTTCAGTAAAGAAAAAAAGTGCAAACATGACTGGAAAAATGTTGCTTATGATTGTGGGTTTAACACAACATATACAGACACTCAAAGAACTGAATATCATGATGTATATTGGACAAAATGCAAATTATGCGGTGAGCGAGGTTTCGACAGACCACGCGACTCCCTTAATCACAAAAGCCTCACAAAAGCCAAGATGCGTTGGATTGAACTCGACATGATTACTGGAACGAAGGAAATTGAAGTTTATGATGAAAATTATCAACTTTATAATCAATCCTCGAACATCTATAAATTTCAACCTATGACTGGCACTCAGCGTATTTTAAAATATCTCAAAAATGATTCTGAATTTAAAGATCTTTGCAATAATCATAAAATGATCAAGGATGCGTTTGGAGAGCTAGAAACTGCTGTCAAATTACATGAAAACATTGACAATGGCAAATAACCAATGTATATTGGTTTTGTAATAACACGGAGACACACATGACTGTTATCACGAAAGATCGTGCTGATCCAGAATTTCCCTTGATGGAGCAGGGTTCTCGGCTTTATCTTCTTGGTCGTTCTGATCTTTACCAGATGAATCCAGGGAAACTGGCAGCACAGGCCGCCCACGCTGCTACTCAGTTCGTGTTTGACACGTTCGCACTTGAAGGCGATCACGGTCTCCGAGTGACCGAACTGATGAACGATTGGCGGGCACAGGGTGGCGGTGGATTTGGAACTAAAATCACGCTTTATGCTACGAAGGATGAGATTGAACAAACCGTTGAATATATGAACGAGAACTTTGGTCTCCAGACTGGCCTGGTAGTTGATCCGAGCTATCCGTTTACTAACTATTACGGTGATTTCTTCACAGCCGAAGAGCTCACGTTTGGTTATGTGTTCGTTACTTCTCATACAAGTGCTACGGCTCTGGAATACCTGAAGCAATTCCCGCTTTATCCATAATCGTTGCAAAAGATGCAACGCATTTTGAGCGACTCTGCAATGAGTAGCTCATACTGTATAATGAAAGAATATCATGAATGAAAATGATTTTTTGCCCGAGGAAAAGAAAAACATTAGTGTGATTTATAATCCCGTGACACAAGGTTATTTGAGAGAATTTTGCGAGCAAAACGGATTCGACCTGTCATACAAGTGGGACGGAACACGACAAGATCCAGAAAATTTTGAATTTCACACAACTGTTTGGTTTACTACAACTGACCACCGTATCAAAAATGATACCTATGATTGCAATATCGAAGTTCGTCCAACCAACTTTGAGCTTTTTGGCAAAAACAAAGATATACTCGTAATGGAAGTCGAGGGCAAGGGATTGTATGAAATCCGCGAGTCATACGGCCGCGCATATAATATGCAAGACGAATGGCCAGACTATCGACCTCATATCACAGTGTGTTACAATTGGAAAGGTGAACTGCCGGATTTTGATCCTAACGAACAACTGCTCGAGCCCCTTGTAGCTGACAGCTACACCATTAAGAAACAGAAGACAAAAGATGACTGAAATACTATTCATTGGTGACATCCACGGGAAGTGGAAAGATTATCAGGATATTCTCGAGAAAGAACAGCCTGAGCGCAGCATTCAAGTTGGTGACTTTGGTTGGGGGTTTCTTGGTCAAGAAAGTGAATATATGCAACGAGTCGTTCATACCCTTGAGCACGTTATGGAAACTCAAGGTGGGGGTGATAACCGTTATATCCGGGGCAATCATGACAACCCAGGCGAGTGCGCAGAGCATCGATTCTTTATACCTGACATCTCTTATGAGCAAGACACTGGAATGATGTTTATTGGAGGTGCTGATAGCATCGACAAGGAATGGAGAGTTCGTGATCAAGACTGGTGGCCTGATGAAGAACTCAGTTACAATGATCTTCATTGTGCTATTGATGTCTATGAGAGCGTTAAACCGCGCATCATGGTCACACATGAATGTCCTGAGGATGTTGTCTGGAAGCTATTTCCTTGGTATAGGAAAGAATATCCAAGTCGGACTCGTGAAGCTCTAGGATCAATGTGGTCCATGCACAAGCCAGACATCTGGATTTTTGGACATTGGCATCATAGCCGCGACCAAGTAATAGATGGAACCAGGTTTATATGTCTTGCTGAATTGGAGACTATCAAAATTGACACCTAATGGAAAATATATTTTATCCATGCCATCCTCCGTTGTCTATGTTGGTAACGGAGGATGTCTGCCAACTTCTGCACAATATGGTACAGTAATGTATGATGAAAATTCTGGCAGTATGGTCGTTTATACAACTACCGGATGGGAGCCAGTTTCATCTCCTGGGTTCGCATTGGATATCGACGCCGAGATGGCTATTGATAAAATGATTGAATCCATAAATCAGTCCGAAAAACTTTTTGAAATGGCAGATAAATATCCTCTAGTTGCTGAGGCTTTAGGACAACTTGAAGTTGCATTAAAGCTTTGTCAAAATATTGAGGATCAAAATGGAGAATCCGAGACAATCTGATAACTCATTAACGGTGCGGGTGTTTGGAAAAGCACTTGTGATTGCTCTCATGGTTATTCCGACCACCGTGTCTATTTTTCTAGCACTAAAGGTTAAGTCACTTAGTGAAATGGTTCCAGAAGATTTAATTGACCAACCACAAATCATTTGCTTTTCAGACAACGTCTGTGCTATTGAAGTGAAAAATAAATGGTATCGCATCAGTGGTATAATTTCAATGGACGAAACTGTGCCCGAGGAATATCGCTTGAATGATATTGACTCAGAAGAGCTAGGCGAACCACGATCACGACCACTAAGACAGCAAGTTGAACAAGACCAGTAATTAGGATTTTCTCATGGAAGAACTCATGGAAGGTGTCCACAGGACTCTTGACCGTCTACCTCCGAAAAACCACAAGAAAAAATAAAGAAAAGGCAATAATAATGACCTATGTTGTAACCGATGCTTGTATTAGATGCAAACACATGGATTGTGTGAGCGTGTGCCCTGTGGATTGTTTCTATGAGGGGGAGAACATGCTTGTGATTAAATCTGATGAATGCATTGATTGTGGGGTTTGTGAGCCTGAATGTCCTGCAGACGCTATCTTTCCAGATACAGAGCCAGGCATGGAACAATGGGCCGAGTTTAATGACAGATGGGCTGAAGTCTGGCCAAATATCACACAAGTAAGACCTGAAGACGTGCCGTCTGATGCCGAGGACTGGCATGCCGTTGAAGGTAAAATGAAATATTTTAGCGAAAACCCAGGCAAGGGTGATTAACTGTTGTTTATTGACAACTGAATACAGTATTGCTATAAGTAAAAAGAATAAAACAAGGGACCAGTATGGCTAAAGAAGAATTTCAGATTATGAGTGCCCGTGAGCATGTCAGAAAAAGAACTGGCATGTATTTGGGAAGTACATCTCTAGAGAGCGTTGATCGTTTTGTCTTGGGAGTGTGGCGCACAGTTGAATATGTGCCTGCCCTACTCAAAATGGTAGATGAAATCCTGGATAACAGTATTGATGAGGCTATTCGCACAGAATTCAAACACGCGAATGAAATTACAGTCAATGTTCAAAAAAACCGCGTCACAGTAAGCGATAATGGACGCGGTATTCCACTCGACGAAGTCACTGACACAGAAACAGGCGAAAAAATGCTCCGTCCTGTTGCTGCATGGACTCGTGTTCGTGCTGGCACCAGTTTTGATGATGATCGTGTCACAATCGGCGCAAACGGCGTTGGCAGCGCATGTGTAAACTTCATGAGCAAGACCTTTATTGGCAAAACCTGGAGTAAGGGACGACTGGTTGAAGTTCGTAGCACGAACGGTGCTGAAGAAAATGCAGTGATTGATGGCAAAGAAAAAGGGAATGGAACCAGTGTCGAGTTTCGCCCTGACTTCAGCCTTCTTGGAGTGGACAGCCTTGATGAAGGGGATCATTTTGATCTCATCCATGATCGCCTCAACAGTTTGCAGATTGCATTTCCTGAAATCAAGTTCAAACTAAATGGAAAATTGGTTCGGGCAACCAACCTCAAGAAATATGCTGAACTTTTTGCCAATGACGGAAGCTATGTTACACAGCAACGCGACAATGTAGCTTTTCTAATCACAAGTAGTTCAGATGGCTACAGGCAGAATGGATATGTGAATGGTGTTAATACTCGCTTGGGAGGGACGTATAATGATTATGTGATCAACGGGATCACCGACGAAATGCAGCGCATGATCAAGCGCAAGTATAAAGTAGAAGTCAACCGAAGCACTATCAAAGGCGGGCTTACCTTTGTTCTGTTCGCACGTAACTTTGTCGACCCACAGTATGATGCACAAACCAAAGAGCGACTGACAAGCTCTCAGAGCCGCGTTCGCGAGCACTATGAGAATAGCGGCGTGCTGGGCTTTGAACAGATTGCCAAGAAGGTCATGGCATGTGAAGACATAATCGAGCCTATTGTTGAAGCACAGGTTGCCAAGAAAGCGGCTGCGGATAAAAGAGCAGCCACCCTAGCACAGAAAAAGCTTCGTCGTGCAAAAGTTCAAAAGCATGTTGCAGCGAGCGGAGGTGACGCAACATTGTTCCTTTGTGAAGGCGACAGTGCTATGGGCTTTTTGCTCAAGGTGCGTGACCCCAAGACTGTTGGCGGTTTTCCGTTGCGTGGTGTTGTTATGAACACATTCGATAAAAAACCTGCTGATGTTCTCAAGAACAAAGAACTTAGTGAACTCATTGCAGTGTTGGGTCTTGATATTAATGACCCCAACAGTGTAGATAACATGGATTATGCAAAGATTGCCACCCTTGCCGATGCTGACCATGATGGTAACCATATCAGCGGACTGTTGCTGGCATTCTTTTACAAGTATTGGCCGAGGTTGTTCGAAGAGGAGCGCATTGCAATTACTCGCACTCCTATCATGATTTCGACCAAAGGAAAAGAAACCAAATGGTTCTACAGTTATGATGAGGCACGTAAATTCAAAAACACAACAAGTGGATGGCACCATCGTTACATCAAAGGACTTGCAAGTCTTACCGAGGAAGAGTATGATGTGATCATTAATCAGCCTCGATTTGACGTAATTCAAATCGATAAGCCCAAGTGGTTTGATGTTATGTTTGGTAAAGATAGCGAGCCGCGTAAACAATGGCTCAAGGATGAAACTCCAGAATTGGTGAAATAATGACTACGATTTACATTGCATTTTACGACGAGGAAGACGGTTGCGACCGTGAAAGCTGGAGTGTATTCTATACTCCGTTTGTAGCTGCCACTACACAGCAAAAGGCGTATGATCTTGCAGAAGCAGCTATCAAAAAGATGATTGTTGAAATGTATGGCGAAGATGATTATGAAGACATGAAAGACCAATATCATATTGAGTTACAGGAAGTCGAACTAGTAAAATAATTTCTAAAGTGCTTGACAAACCAAAGCATTTTGCTTATATTATACATGTAAGCAAAGGAGATACGCAATGACTGTTACTGTTGAAAAGATCGCTCCGTTTTCCATTGGTGGCGCAGGCGCTGGCAACAGCTATCGTTATCGTGTTACTTACCCGACCAGCTCGGGTTCGCGTGTTAGTGTTGTTGCAGGCAACGAGCGCGATGTTGCGTATAGTTTCCGTCAGTTTGGACTTGCTGTGCCCGCCGAGTTTGAAGGACCGTATGACGGCTTCGGTCGCAAGCAGGAGGCTGCGTGATGAACACGAACAAATTTGACCATATCGATATTGAAGCCTATGTTGTCGGTGGGCGCGACGGTGTAAAACTTGTCGACGACTATGATCTGGTTTACGGACAAGACGAAGGGCCTAGCCCGTTATATGGTGATCACGCACCATATAGCGATGAAGGGATTGCAATCTTCAAAGAATTCTGCAAGGAGAAAGGCATCTCTTATTACGCTGCCCCCAAGGAAAAATTCTTCCTTTCGGCGGGCTATGAACGGGCTATTTATGAGGGCAATACTTACCTCATTGCAGAGGACCTGTCATGATATGAACCTAGAACGAAAAGGATAACACTATGAAAGATGTTGTTCTCTTAATCTCAGTTGCAGTTAAACCCTAAGGGAGAAAAAAATGATGGACGTTGCTGGACCATTCTTGCTGTTTGTGTTTGTCGGTAGAGATCTCGAAATTCAGGAAATGGACAGTTTCGATGATTGTCAGTTTGTAAAAGCGCAACTTGAAGATATCCATAGTTCGAATTACATGTATTCTTATTGTATAGCTGAAAAGCAGTTAGAAGAATGACCCTCGCTTTAATTGCCGCTGTGATTGTTGGATTGATATGGGGATTTCCCGCTGCTCTTCTCACCTTTCTTATTATAATATTATTAAATGAACATGATTGACCTGATCAAATTCGTCATTGTCTTCTTTGCTATCGTGTTGGTTCATCTACCGATCGTTTTGCTGTTACAATATTTTATGGCTTTCATGGGTTTGCCTGGAGGCATGTCGCTTGTTATTGCAGTTGTTGTAATGTTCATTATAATGCACAAGGTAATGAACAAGTTCTTTGACTACATCTTGCAAGAAAAGTAAATATGTCGACCACACCCGAACAAGAAAAACAAGTAAAGGATTTCTTACAGTCGTTCATTGATGAGATCAACTGGTTAAAAGAACCAGAGGGTTTAGACATGCTAGACGATAAAGCTAGACTGGACGACGGAACAATCAGCGAAGCTTATCTGTGTCAATTGATGATTATGTATGCCATGGACAAAATGAGTGCTCTAGGGCTAAGAGAAAAATCTTTGCATGACAACGTGGCAGGAGCCGTGTTACAATGGTCTATGCAAAGCCTTGATCAACAAGACCGCGACGCATTGCGGCCAATTTATGAAAAATTTCTGAACGGATGAAAACAAAAACTTACTCACTGACTGAAGTCGCGCAAAACGAAATGTTGGATTTTGCGCAATACACTGTTGCAAGCCGTGCTATTCCCAACATGGTGGATGGAATGAAGCCGGTGCAGCGATTCTATCTGTATTCTAGTCTACAGAACTCACGTCGTGACTTTAAAAAGGTCTCGGCAGTGAGTGGTGTTGTTAGTGACTACGGATACAACCATGGGGAAGTTAGTGCTGCCGGTGCTGGACAACTCATGGCTGCTACTTGGAGAAATAACGTTTGCCTTGTCGAAGGTCGCGGTAGCTTTGGCACCAGGCAAGTTCAGGAAGCTGGCGCTGCTCGATACGTGTATACAAAAGTCAGCCCTAACTTTGAAAAATATATCAAGGATATCGAACTCAGTCCTGAACACGAGGACCCTGAACACGAACCTCCCAAGTTTTATTTGCCAGTGTTGCCTCTCGTGCTTCTCAACGGCGCAAGCGGTATCGCTACTGGATTTGCAACAAATATCCTGCCGCGTGACGAACAGGATGTGACTCGTGCCATTCGAGAGTATCTCAAGAATGGTAAGATTCGAACCGATATTGGTGTGAACTTTCCTGATTTCCGTGGCACTACTGAATATGACAAGCCAAGCAATAGGTATGTTTGCAAGGGTTCTTGGCGCAAGGTCGGCAAGACAACTTTGCTAATCGAAGAAATTCCGTATGGCTTTGATCGCGAGAATTATATCAAGGTTCTCGATGATCTAGAAGATGATGGTTTGATTGTTGGATACGACGACCAAACTGACAATCGTGGTTTTCGATTTGAAGTTAAACTTAAACAAAATACATCTGCTAAATGGAATGATACAGACATTGCCAAGAAGTTCAAGCTAATCAAAAACCATGCCGAAAATCTCACTGTGATCGGACCACAAGACGATCTACGTGAGTATGATGAACCCAAACAACTAATCAAGGATTTTGTTGATTTTCGTTTGGGCATTTTGCAAGATCGAATCGACCTGCGTATTCGTGAACATGATGAATTGCTGCGCTGGCTGACAGTAAAAATTGAATTTATTGAAGCGGTTCTTGATGAAAGAATCGTATTCAAAGATCGCCGACGCAAAGATGTTGAGGGGCAAATCCAGTCTGAAACCTCTGCTCTTGATCGCGATCTCAATCGGTTGCTGGCTCTAAACATTCTAAGCCTTACGAAGGAGCAAGTAACAGCCCTGCGCAAGGAAATTCGTGAAGCAAAGTCCAGTCTCAAATACTGGAAAACCACAACACCAGCAGCTCAATACCAGGAAGATCTGGATAATCTAGAGGCCTAATATGAAGACGTTCAAGTTTCTCGACGCCGATCATTGCCCCATGCGAAGCACTGGCGGCTGGGCAGTGCCAAACGTATCGAGAGAAGGAAAATTGTTTGGCTCAGGAGAACTTGAAATTTCAGGACAAGAGGCGAGGCGCCGCCTTACAGAAGCTGGTTTTGTCGAAGGTCAAGATTTTAAAATTCACGAACATCCTTATACGTTTTCACCAAATACCGATCTCAAGCCTTTAAAACGAGTTGTATTTTATGATGATGAAACCTTCATCATGGCTAAAATGGTGCTATAATGGCCAAAATGCGTCTTAAATTCGAAAGCTTCAAAGATTCAAATGGGAACATTCGCAGTGCAGAGCTATGGGATTCGTGGCCCAATGGAAGACCGATAAAAAATGGCGCAGTAGCATTGCGACTCAATTTTCCAGATCAGCCCGAAGCTGTTATCATTAGTGAAATTCAAGATTTCATGGAAGATCGTGATTTATTCTTAAATGAAGATTATACCATTCCGCCGTATAATTTTATGCGGTGGAAGACATCAAGAATGCCTATAATAGTAACATTCACAAGTGAAGAAAAATTTGTGATGGCAAAACTCGGTTGGGATCTAGAAGACAATGGTGACTAGTGACTCACAATGAATCAGATTAACAATTTTACAGAGCAAGATATAATAGACAGTGTTCGTGTTTATGTTTGTTGTGATTATAATCGTCCTGAGATGGTTTATTTTGTGTGGCATGACGTTGATTCAATGCATAAAAAATGGGAATGTTTTAACTTTATTACAAACTGGCTTGAAGAAAACAATTTGTGGTTTACAGTTTCAACTTTTCAACATAACCAATGCGAGATATTTGTTCACAGCCAAGAAGCCAGAACAATGCTTAAACTCATGTTTCAACCTCTAATAGATTATCAAATAAGTGTTTGACATGCATGGGCATTTTGTATATATTAAACAAAAGGATAAACAATGACTACATGGGCAATGGTAGACCTTGAAACTCTTGACACAGAACCCGAAGGTCAAATTTTGACAATCGGTGGTGTTAAATTTAATCCATTCGATTGGTCAGAACCACACAGTGAATTCTATTATCGATTTGATATCGACGAACAAGAGGAAATGGGTCGAACCACTAGCCAGTCTACGCTAGAATGGTGGGGTAACCAGTCTGACGACGTTATCCAAGAAGCTTTCGGAGACCAGGATCGAACAGATTGTCGCACAATCATGCAGGCACTTAAAAAGTGGTATGTAGGTTGTGATGAAATTTGGTCACAAGGTAGCATGGATATCAACATGCTGGAAAACATGTGTCTGGAATTAGGAGAGCCTGTCCCTTGGGCCTTCTGGTCTGTGAGTGATTTGAGGACTCTTCTTAAGCGTATGCCACGTGATCCACGCAAAGATATGAACTTTGCAGCTCACAACGCACTTGAAGACTGTAAAGCACAGGTATTTGCACTTCGCAAAACCTTTGAATATTTTAATATGAACAAATAATGAAAATACGCGGAGTAACTACATCAAAGAATTATGTTAGTGTTTATTTTTATGAGCCGATTGAATTTTACTTTGATACAGATTGCAAAAAAATTGTCTGTCAGTCGTTATCTGAATGGCTCAGTTCTCTAGGAATATATCCAAAGAATTATGAAATATCAGATATATACTCAATTCAGTATCTACACGGTTCAGAATATGATTATGCATATGCAATACTTAAGGTATTTGATGATCAACATATAATTTACCTTAAGACAATGTATCCAGAACCCTCATTTAATTTTCATTGCTATAAAGGAACAGATTAATGACACTAGTCCCAATGGTAGTTGAACGCACGTCGCAAGGCGAACGTGCCTATGATATTTACAGTCGCCTTCTTAAAGAGCGTATTATTATGCTCAATGGGCCGGTTGAAGACAACATGGCAAACCTTATTGTGAGTCAACTTCTTTACCTTGAAGCTGAAGGAGAGCAAGACATTACCATGTATATTAATAGTCCTGGTGGTCTTGTTACCGCAGGATTATCGATTTATGATACGATGCAATACGTCAAACCAGATGTAGCAACAGTCGTCGTTGGCCAGGCGGCCAGCATGGGAAGCTTTCTAGCACAGGCTGGCGCGGCGGGCAAACGCTTTGTGCTGCCCAATAGCCGCACAATGATCCACCGGGTGAGCTCGGGAACACCAGGAACGAGCGGCAGTGTTTATGTTCAAGAGCTTGAATTTGAAGATGCACGAAGACATTTCGAGGAAAGCAAGAAGATTAATGATCGCCTCACCGAGTTGTATGTAAAGCACAACAGCAAGAAAAAGACCTTCAAGACAATGTCTGAGACAATGAAACACGATACGTTCCTAGATGCAGAACAAGCAATTGAATGGGGTCTTGCAGATGACATCCTCACCGAAAGAACCTAAGAGTTTATTTTCTGGATTTAGGTTATGGGATTGGCTTGTAATCTGGATTGTTTCTGATCTTGGATCAACCGGTCTTGTATCCTTAGTCACAACAGGACTCACTCCTGCAATCTGGATTCTCATCGTGGCGGTGGGTGGTTGGATGCTACACGAATGGAATGTTCGTTACGATATTGAACGAGGCATTCGCTAAATAAGCGCAAGTGGACTCGCTCGACCCACTTTAAACACTCCGCGCACAAGATGGAGATAGAGATGAATAATTCTTACACAACAGATTATGATGAATGGAATGAAAAAAGGACTGCAGGGCGGTCTCATACTGCATTTCATGGCCCAAACTATGGCATTGCGCAACTACCATTGCCATCACAACTCGAATGCAAGGGCTATGCGTTGTCGCCTGTTATGACAGACGATGAAGGTAATCAGTTTGAATGCAAAACAAGAGTGGTGGAAGATGGCGAAAGCCTTATGGACTATGATTTTAGCAACTGTTACATACATGATTATATGCTAATTTTCAGCGAATTGCCTCAAATCAATGAAAACTTTGAGATTGAAGAAAACAAGCCTTGGCGTGTTGTCATCGGTCGAAAAATACGTTTTGCCGGGGAGGCACTAAAGAAATGAACCAACCAGTAACATACAAATACGTTAGCACTAAAGAATACCACGACGAGTTTCCGTGTGCGTATCGTCAATGGAGAGCCGATAGTCACTGTAATCTAATCCATGGCTATAGTTTTAGCATGAAGTTTCACTTTGGCACAAACGACTTGGATATTCGAAACTGGGTAGCCGATTACGGAGGTCTTAAAGAGCTTAAAAGTGTTCTCAAAGATCAATTCGATCATACTCTACTTGTAGCAGAAGATGATCCAGAATTTGAAACTTTCCAACTACTCGAACAAAAAAAGCTAGCAAAACTCACAGTGTTGCCTAAACTCGGCTGCGAAGGTCTTGCTGATATGCTTTACAAGTATGTCAACGGCGTATATATTCCCGACTATTGGGGTCCTAGCGAAGCCGAGCGTCTATGGTGCTTCCGTGTTGAAGTTCGCGAAACACAGAGTAACATGGCCTATCGCGAAGGTCATAGAGAATGGAAGGAAAATCTTTTTGAGTGATGATGAAAACAGATTGACTGCAAACTTTGAACTTCTAGATACTAATAAAACAAATCGTTATTTGGAAGAGAATCAAGTTTCAATCAGAATCACGAGTATGTTTCTCTCAAAAGACTTCTTAACTTCTGAAATTGACGAAGAAATTATTGCAAAAATTGGCAATCAATACAAGGACAAGGAACAATTGCGTGTTCCTTGTCTAATTGAAAAACAACTTAAAGAGCAGCTCGGCATCTTGGTAAGTGTGAGACCAAATCTGTTAAATAGCATTGAATATATTATTTGCTTTCCAGACCAGGAAAGCTTGACGCTATTTAAGATTGCCTATGAGGGACAGGAATTTTCTTATAACCAACCATAACAGGTATGATACGACCTTGCGTGGCAAGTATGATGAGTATTCAATGTTGGTTCTATGCAATGCAATATTTCCATACCATTCACTGGATCAGAAAAAATTTATATTAGATACATTAGAAGAAGACATAGGACATGATGTTGCAAAATATGTGCAATTAACTATACCTGCCTATTTTGAAATTTCTTTCCTTAAACTTTCATTTGGGCTATTTGTATTTGATGCTGAAAGATCAGCAATTATTAAGATGATTTATAGTTGACATCCGAATACGAAAAAATTGATTTAAAAATCGAGAGTACATGGATCGAAAAATCTGGAGAGGGATTCGATCGTGTAATTGTTTTTGAATATTTTTGTTCCGAGATGTTATCAAGTAGTGCTAATGACTTATTTTCTACAATGGGATTTGTTCTTAGGGAACGAATTGCAGAAAAACTATCCACTGAATTAGGACTAACACACAGAATAGATTATATATTCAGTGATTATGAAGGATACCCAAAATTTGAAAATAACAGGTGGATACACCCTCCGTCTAGCACGGACAACAGAACTAAAATCAGAATAAAGGATGAAGAGCATTATACCATGCTCAAATTACATTATCATGGTGACTAAAGACGATCTCATAAATAGACTTAAGGAAGTATACGATCCTGAAATCAGCGTCAATATCTATGATCTTGGATTGATCTATGATATCACCGTTAAAGAAGGGGACAACGTAGAAATCCTTATGACTTTGACCAGTCCGTTCTGTCCTGCTGCTGATATGATTATTAGCGATGTCACGTCAGTTTGTGAAGCGGCCGGAGCGGAAGATGTCGAAGTTGAAATAACATTCCAACCGGAATGGGGCCCGGACAAGATATCCGAAGAAGGAAAGTTAGAGTTGGGCCTTTTGTAAGCGGGGCAGGAACAGTGGTATTTGAACAACTCGAGAAGGCGTTCATGGTCATTGGTGATAAGGTAATTATGGCAAGTGGTAGTCAAAACGAACTTGACGATCTTGAAATGATTGAAGAAAAGACGAGCGAACTAATTGTTAAACCTCGTCCTCGAACAATCAACAAGAAACCTCTTGAATCAAGAAGAACTTTGAATAACATGACCAAGAAAAAAATCTGTGAAAAAGCAGTTGAAATATTCGGTGTCGATCTTGACATCAAAACCGAAAAGAAAGAATTGATTACTCAATATTTAGAGCTGCAACAAGAATACACAGGGGAGTAGAAATATAAATGACAGACTTCACGATGCCCGCCGATAGCCAACCGGTGGTGATGAGTGACGCGGCAATACAGCACTTTGCAAATATTGCCAAAGGAAAAATTGTAAAATTTGGTGTAGAAGGGGGCGGTTGTGCTGGTTTCCAATATGCTTGGGATATACTAGACGATCGAGATGCACTATACCAAGACGATGAAATCACTGAATATGATGATTTCACATTCGCCGTGGACGGCGCGAGTCTAATGTTCCTTGTAGGATCGCATGTAGACTATCTAACAGACATCACAGGTAGCCACATTGAAGTTAATAATCCAATGGCCAAAGCAGGCTGTGGATGTGGTGTTTCAATAAATTTTTAATAAGAGGAAAACATGACGGCAGATTTATCACTTTACGACCATTTCGTAGATAGCGTTACGAGCGAAACAAGTAAAAACCTAGATATTTGGGTTAATCGTTTAAACGAACTCCAAAATGAAGGCATAAATCCCGCACTTTTTAATACCGCAGCAACCGGTCTTGCTGGAGAGGCTGGTGAATTTGCAGAGCTCAATAAAAAATTAAACTGGCACGGCAAGCCCATGACAGACGAAATAAGAGAACATCTCAAGAAAGAATTAGGTGATATTGTATTTTATTGGATTATGGGCTGTCAGAGCCTGGGCCTTGACCCTAATGAAGTGATCAAAGCAAATGTCGAAAAATTGCAAGCTAGATATCCCGGAGGGTTTTCTGTAGAACGCAGTGAAAATCGAGCTGAAGATGACGTTTAGTCTTGATTCGCTTTGAGATTTAGCTTGAGAAGCTTGTGCTGCAATTTGATCATCTTCTTTTCGTCTTGACGAACACATGCTTTAAGAAGCTTCCTGCGTGTTTTTACAATCTTCTCAGCTAAGTCATTGACTTTCTTAGCCATATCTTGACTCCTTGTTATTTTTATTGTATAAGTATATATCAGATTATGGTAAAAAAACAGCCCAAAAAGACACACTTACAAGAGTTGCAAGAAAAACTCGAAATGCTCAACAAGAAGCGACTCGCAGCATACAATGCAGGTGTCGGTATGCATATTATTGATCAGCTAGAGCGTATGATTGAAGAAGTTCAGGTTGATTTGTATACTGAGACAGAACTTAAAAGATATCGTGAGAGCGATGAGCAAGATGGAGAAGACTGGATCGTATGAAGACCAATGAATTACATCAGGTCGTTATTACAGAAGACGACATGATCGATATTCTATATAAAGGTGATGAAGTGAATAATCTCGTAGTAGACGAGTCGGGCTGGGTCGACCAATTCAATAAGAATTGTAAAGAGTTTGGACTTCCATTTGTAATAGAATGGTCGACCGAAAGCCACAAAGAGCAAGAACAATTTATACGCGATAACTTATCAGACTGGCGTTTGCCAGAAGAATATCAAAATTTAGATGTCAAGAGTTATCTGCTAAGTAAATGCAAAACAGATCAACAGAAAAACAGAGTTTTATATGAGCTAGATGAATTTAATAACCGCGACATGCTCATTGTTCTCAAATGGCTTACATATTTTGTGGATACAATGCGGGAGCATAATAAAATATGGGGAGTAGGTCGTGGGAGTAGTGTTAGTTCATATGTGTTGTATTTAATTGGGATACACAAAGTAGACTCACTGTTGTATGATTTAGACATCAAGGAATTTCTTAAATGAAGCAAGTAAAAACAGCAAAAGGCAGAGTAATCGATATGTCTGCGCTCGCAAAAGCAAACGAAGAACGTCAAGCAGTATCTCCTGGCAATATCAAAATGAATGCCCGCGGAGACCGCCTTGATAGCAGCGGAAATGTAAAGGAAACTGTGCAGGCAAGGTCACGACAAGTGCATGACACCAAAACAGCACCAGAAAAAAAGAAGCTAAGTGAAGCACCTGGTGCACCACGAGAAGATAAAGAAGAAAAGAAAAAAGCAGAACGTCGTGAGCAGGTTGAAGCGTCTGGGCTCGAACCCAAGGAAATTCGTCGCGATACCAAAGTTCGTGATAATGGAACAAAATATATCGAAATCGAATACGATGATGGAAGCATGGATGTAAAGGATCTCTAATGACACTTAAACCACTACGTGATAAAGTTATTGGCCGTATGTTAGAACCCGTGGGCATGGAACGCAAGTCACAAGGCGGCGTGATCATGAAAGAAGATGATTTTGGTGAATCAGCAATTCGCCCACGTTGGTTTGAAGTAACACATGTTGGTCCAGACCAAGACCAAATTAGTGTGGGACAATATATCTTGTTGCCACACGGACGTTGGAGTCGTGGTATCGACATGGATGGCTCAATGCGTGAAGAAGACAAACTTTTCCTGGTAGATCACGATGACATCCTGGGAACAAGTGATGACAGCCCAATTAAATAAACCTCCCCGCACACGAGAAGACATTATTACTTCTATGTGTTATACATGGCGGCACGATTTTGGAGCACCCGTTAATAATGATTTTTCCGGGTTTGGCATGACAGACGAGCAGCGTCAGTCTCTCTGGAATCAAATGGCACAAATATACGATAATGACATCGCACCCTTTCATAAACTCATGGAAAAATAAAATTCTTGACTGGCTCAAGACCAAACGTGTATTCTGGAAACTATATTTCTGGTGGGGTATTCGGCAGGCAAGAAAACGCCGTCTTGAAAATGAAGAACGCATAGCAAACATGACCAAGCTCACAAATGATGAGTTCTGGGAAAAGAAACACAGCAAGGAATAACATGGCAGCATCACACCTATGGGTTGAGAAGTATCGCCCTAAGACACTCTCAGAATACGTCTTCAAGGACGAGAGACAGCGCAAGCAAGTAGAGCAATGGATTTCAGACGGGAGTATCCCGCATCTGTTATTTCATGGTAGTGCTGGCACAGGCAAAACCACGCTCGCAAAAGTTTTGATTAACGACCTGGGTGTAGAAGACGCTGATGTTCTTTACATTAACGCAAGTAGGGACAATGGTGTTGAACTTATCCGTGATCGTATTACCCGCTTTGCCAGCACAATGCCCTGGGGTGAGTTCAAAATTATTTTGCTTGACGAGGCAGACTATATTACACCTAACGGCCAAGCAGCACTGCGTGGTGTTATGGAGGAATATCACAGTGTTGTGAGATTTATCCTTACATGCAATTATGTGAACAGAATCATTCCGGCCGTTAAGAGCCGTCTACAAGAATTTCATATTACTAACCAGGATCAAACAGATTTTACTACAAGAGTAGCAGAGATACTTCTCGAAGAGGGCGTGGAAGTCGATTTAGACACCATTGATAGCTATGTTCGAGCTACCTATCCAGACCTCCGCAAAACCATCAATAGTGTGCAACAGAATGTTACGGATGGTCGTTTGGCTCCTCCTGATGCCAGTGACGATCTTGCAAGTGACTGGCGTTTGCAAATGGTTGGTTTGTTTCGTGAAAACAAACTGCGCGAGGCACGGCAAGTTATTTGTGACAATGCTACTCCTGAAGATTTTGATGACATTTATAAATTCCTCTATCGTAACCTTGATTTTTTTGGTTCGAGTGACGAAGATCAAGATGCCGCAATTGTGATCATACGTAATGGCATGGTTAAACACACACAAGTTGCCGATCCTGAGATCAATCTAGCAGCAACGATGATTGAGTTGGAGAATATCTGATGCCTTATAGAATTTCCAGTTATGTGGATGGGCCCGAGAGGGAATATGAATTTGATTATGTAATCAGACATATACGAAATAAATTAGAACATCATAATATAACTGTTAAAGATATCTATATCAAAAATAGAAGCCAGGATGTTCGATTCGATCACTCATCATCATATGAAACATATTATGAATATGATTCTGAATGGATTTTACAAGTTGACCAGGACACGGCAGAATCTCTAGCGTCATCAAAGGATGAAATATCAAAACTAAATGATAAGGTAAAACATTTTTCGAATGCGTGTGATAAAATGTCATACAAATTAACGTCATTGGATTTAAAGACTGAACATGCAAGAAAAATTCTAGAAGAAAATCAGTCCTTGCGTGAACAGTATAATGAGTTTCTTACCATGATGAAGCTGGGTGGTATTGATACAAGCATGTTCGATGTATTTGACAAAGAGAAATAATCGTTTATTATAAGATTGGAAACCAGAGAGGAGATCTATGATGAGTGGTTCCGGTCTTGTATACATGTTGGTCTTGCTTGGCTATAATGCGGTAAGCCATGAGGTCACTAGCACTCGAGAAATGAGCTGGCATATTAGCCATAGTGAATGTTTGCGGGTTTTGAGCTGTGAACGTAACAACGGGCGCAGCGAAACATATAATCAAAAATATGTTTGCGTTCCAGTAGTTGATCATGAAATGAGAAGTATTGTTGAAAACAGTCCTCATCCTAACTATCCGAGAAGATATGGTAGCGGAAAGCTAACATTGAGGGGGTGTCGTTGAATCTAGCAAATTCAGTCAGAAAGAACGACACAAAGCCAAACATCAACCAATTGTGGAGTAGCTTGTTCGTATATTCCATGTCTGGTCAACGTATACATTATTCTCATCCAACAATTGAATTGGATGAACGAGGGAAGAAGCACGTTTCTACTATCTTTAAGATCAAACAACGCATACCCAAAACACTGGTTGAAGAAGTAGCCGCTGCTGAAATCGGAAAATCTCCCACAGTTCAGGAAACTGACAAATATATGGATCGTCTTTGCGAATCCATAAAAGACTACACAATGGATAAACAGCATGTTCCTATTGGACAACGTGTTTCTCATATGTGGCCGACTGGTCCGCATGAAGAATGGCTAGACAGTGTTCATGATAAACATTGGATGACCGGACAATGGTTTACTGGCAGCGACAATGGTCACTTGGATTATGCTCTACTTCTTACAGTAAAAGCCCCTATTGACAATATTTCGCCAGAAGAGTATGAAAAGGCTTGGGGTGAAGCATTTGTGCTTACAAAACTTGGAATGTATGAATGAAATTCTTAGGATCTCGATTATACAATGACCAATTGCTAATCGATCCATACAATACAAATAGATGTCATCTGTTTGTAAACCAAAATCATCTCGGCCATATCAATTGGGGAGAATACCAAGAATCTATAAATCCCTATAATATAAGTTCAATGCAGTATATTAAAAAACTAGTAGAACAAATGAATCAGGTTTATAGTAAATGTTCTTCTCATATTATGAATGATTTATTTCCAACTTGGCCAGATGATCCTATTGAAGAATGGGCAATAGAAAATAATGATTATTTCGAGTTAGAATTCGATTCTTTTTACGACAGTCAATCAATTAGTTTCATAATATACATTAGATGCTTTGGACACCATTCCATGGATCCTTATGAATACATGGATTCATACTACCAATCATTGACAATGAGAAAATTATCGAGTAATATATGACTGAAATGAAAGAAAAAATTCTTAAAGAACTTCATGAAGGTGTAACCACTGTGAGCTTTACCAAAGTGAATGGTGAGCGTAGAGACATGCGTTGCACACTTAACGAACAATATCTTCCACAAAAGGAAGAAAGCAACTACAAACAAACGCGCAAAGAAAATCCTGCCGTTCAAAGTGTCTGGGACGTTGATAAAGGTGCGTGGCGCAGTTTTCGTTGGGAGAACATTATTCAAGATGAGCAAGAATAGAAAGCACATTCATTATAACTGCATCGAAGATTTAGAGCCTTTAATTCGTGATTATGTTGAAACTGTGTCTGGTGAAAAAATTGAAAAGGTCGGAATTGATACAGTCAATGATTTTTTAAACGATCAGATCGACTTGGAATTGGGACAAATTGAAAAAGTTAATCTTAACTGACGTTGATGGTGTTCTTCTCGACTGGGAAAATCAATTTCATGCCTGGATGAAATCTCGTGGTCATGATAGAATCCAGAGCAACAGTTATTGGTTGAACGAACACTACCATGGCATGACTGAAGATGAAGCTAAACGACATGTAACTGAATATAATGGTTCAAGTTGGATGTTGGGTTTGCCGCCATTGCGCGATGCGCGGTCTGGCGTAGCTCGTCTGGTTGATCAAGGATATCGATTCCATGCTATTACATCCATGGGACAGGACCCTTATAGCGAAGAGCTCAGGATGTTAAATCTTGAACGTGTCTTTGGAACTGAAGCCTTTGTAGATCTCACGGTGCTGCCACTCACGGCAACAAAAGAAAAATCATTGCAGCCTTATGCTAACTCTGGTTTATATTGGATTGAAGACAAGGCATATAATGCACGAGTAGGACACGAGCTGGGCTTGAAATCAATTTTGATGAATCACCGTTATAACCAGGATAGTGACCGTGATAATTTAGTGTGTGTGGACAATTGGAATCAGATTTGCGAAATGATTCTTGGCTAACGATTAAGTCTCGCCACCATAAATTTCCAATACCTCCTTTACAGCGGGATGTCTTTCCACGTCGCCCTGTTCAAATTCCACGGCGCCGATTCTTTGGTTATCTTCGCTGATACGACGGACAAAATCTTTCAATCCGTTGTTATCATAACCACGATCATGCTGTGCAAGGTCGCCTGTAACAATAATACGGCTTCCTTCGCCAATGCGTGTAAGCAACATTTTCATTTGATTGGGTGTTGCATTTTGCATTTCATCAGCAATAATCCAAGCGTTTTTGAATGTGCGTCCTCGCATGAATGCAAGCGGCGCAATTTCAATAATGTTCTCCGCGATCATCGCTTCAATTTCACGAGGAGAATAATACTCTTCGAATACATCGAAAATAGGTCTTGTCCAAGGTGCCATTTTTTCTACCAATGACCCAGGAAGAAAACCGTGTTGTTCGTCGACGCTCACTGCGGGACGTGTCACCACGATTTTTTCCACAACGCCCTGTTTAAGAGCGCGTATTGCAGCAAGAACCGCTATCATGGTTTTTCCTGTTCCTGCAGGACCTGTTGCAAATACAATATCTTTTTGTGGGTTGTCAAGAAGCGCGAGATAATCTTCTTGTGCTATGTTTTTAGGTAGAATGTTTACCCTTGTTGCTCGCTTTTTGAACTGACTAAAATCAATCACTTGATTCTGTTGTTCGTTGTATTGAGCCTTACGAGCTCTTCTAGATTTTTTTGACACTTGTTATGTCTCCCTGTTGGTTGGCGCAAAGCCGTCCAACTGTCCACGCAAATATTTAGCGAGCTTTGTATAAATTTGCACAGATATATGATCTCGCTAGAGAGCATAAATAAGAGTAAGCATACAGGATTTTCGCATGATTGATATCAATGAAATTGCTTCTACTATTAGCAATATCAAGAAAAACAAAAATACTCTAGACGTCCTTATCGAATTCGAAGGTATCCTTGATGATCTTCATATCTATGCATATGAAAATTGGATCAAAGGAGAAGTGATCAAAGGACCTATAATCAGCAAATACTGGGTTGAGGTTTATCTAATGTATCCGGAAAAGCACATGCCCAATCCCATTGCTTCTGAGCGTTTGATTAAACATGGTTGCTATGTGTTCTTTCAGAAAGAAAAATTGACCAGTAATGTCAAAATTAAAACACCAGATGATCTTGTTCAAAGTCCAGAAAGAAACACTCGTGTTCCTGACACGTCTACTACCAATGTATACGTGGTCAAAATTGTAATGCCTCGCCACCTTCTTACTGATTACAATGTTAAGAAAATCAGTTCAATTGCTGATGAAATTGATCTTGATGATGTTATTGATGCGTATGATCAGGGGCTAGATGTAGATAGAAATGCAAGAGATGCCGAAGACGACCAAGATACAAACATTAGAGAAAGCAGAACCAGGATCAGTGAAGGTGTTTCTTTCGAAGATCTCAAAGGGCTAGTATCAAGCAATATCATGATCGATTTACACAAACCTAAAATTGGGTCTGAAGAGGACACTGTTGTTGTGGCATTTGACGTGACATATGAAGACCCTGCCAAAGACTTGGCAAATTTCATTGAAACAGGATCAGTAGAACATCTTGATGTTGAAGTAGCAGGTGCCCCGGATGAAGATGGTTCATGGAAAGTGTTTGTTGAATTTCAACGTGACACTGAACTATTTGAAAAGATCCAGGACATGCTAAATAGCGTTGATCAAATCACCAGTCGAGATGATGGCGAGTGGACATATCGAGCATTCAACGTCAAAAAAGAAGTTAAATTTGATAGAGAAAATTTCCGTCGTGACATCACAGACAGTCGTTACGAATATCGTAAACAGTATTTAGGAAAATAATAAAACATATGCCCAAAGAAGAATCAATTGTAATTCAAGGTGAAGTAATTGAATGCCTGCCCAACGCAACTTTTCGTATTAAGTTGGAAAACAACCACGAAATTCTAGGCATTATAAGCGGCAAGATTCGAAAATTTAATATCAACATCTTGCTTGGAGACCGAGTAGACGTAGAATTAACTCCATACGATCTCTCAAAAGGACGCATTACATATAGGCACAAAAAATGATTTCAACATTATCTGGCTTTTTCTCAGGTGGAATCAGATGGTTCCGTATCATTGCATTTCTTGCATTGTTTGCAGCAATAGGAGGTAGCATTTATGCGGCTTATCGTTATGTAGACAATCTACAACAAAGGAATGATTACCTTGTGCAGGAAAAAGCCACACTAGAAGCAAAT